TATCGACCGTCTCATCAAGGACCACAACCTCAATCCCGTCAAACTAATCCCCTCAAAGGCTAAAGTAAACCAACAAGACCTCAAGAAGGGTTATGAAATCGGTGTTAACTCAAATGCTGCTTTAGCTTAAATAAATTTTATTATGTTGTACGCTACCATGCTTTCTAAAATCAATAAAATCCCTACTTTGGCTGATATTACACCAGTGTGTTTGTTTTCCAGAACGTGGTAGATGGTGACTAGTACAATGGTATTGGTAATTCCAAACAAGAGCACCATTAGCGGTACTATCAACATGAGAATGTACAACCATGGATTTATTGGTACACCAAACACCTCAAGCCGACTTTGTGTTAATCCGTAGTTGATATGCCCTTGATTGATATTAGTCAACGGCTCAATTGCTTGATTCAATATATGAGGGTAGGTTGATTTCAGATTAGATGATTGGAAAACAGATACAGGTTGAAATATGAGACTTGGTTCGGCAGAGTATATATTCAACATCGACTTTCTTTCCGCTACATATGCGTCGATATGGTCATCTATCCCTTGTTCTTCAATCAATTTGCAGAGCTTGTTGGCCCCCTTGACAGAGATACAATAACCATGCATGTGTATCGGATAACCAGGTACATTTATGTGTTTTGTTTTTGACTTCGTCAACCACTCGTTAGATCTAAAGACGTCAAGAATTTTCGTAGACCAGTCGGGTGTTAAAGTACAGTTCATACAACCTAAATACAAAATATCAAAGTCGTCAGGACATTCTTTGACAACGGGTTTCACCTTCTCGTTGAAGTCATGCGCAAAAACAGCATCGTCTTCCAGGATCAATGCATTTCTTTTTGATTGCTGTATTTTTTTCCAAATTCTGTAATGACTGAACGCAACTGCTACAGTAGTTGGTGATAACTTCGTTTGCATACGCGGTGTTACCAATTGTCTCAACTGGTAATGTGTAAGTTGTGACCCACGTGTCGCATCAATTATCCGTGGACTCAATTGTACATCATCGCGTTTGCATTGCGTAAGTATTGTGTTACGTCGATCAATAGCTTCGGGAAGATTGATTACATACACATCGTTGATCAGTTTATATAGCTCCGACACCATTCACTTGTTTTTTCCAAGACAAATTTTTTTGTGCATATTTTGTGATATCCGACATATATCCCTGTTTCATATACAATTTTTTCAGAATAAACGGTATTTTACCAATGGAATCAACCGTAAAATCGGCTATCCTCCATCGTAATGAAAACCTATGTATGCGGACATTGTTCAGGTCAAGATAGTACCTGAGGAATCTCTCGGGCGTAATGTATCCATCTGACAAGCAACTCTGTTCGATGTATGCGTGATAAATATTAGAATAGATATCCATGATTGCACTGGGTCCGATAGCAATCTGATCCTGATATCCGGTGAACGAATCATGTATAAAACTCAACTGTGGCAACGTGAGTACGTCCTCACTCGAAATACGCTCAAAATCGAGTGGTTCTAACAATATAATATCAGGACGAAGACGTATGACGAAGTCGTACGTAAACCCGTTAGATCGTTCGTACGCGCATTTAAGATTATTTACCGCATGTATTCGATAAAACATCCGCGCCATGTTTGGATTCTGGCATATTTTAGCCAGCCGTTGATCGATCGTTCGTGGTATACCAAAATGCACTGCTATTGGGCTATATGTTTTGAGGATCTCCTCACGACCCGGTGGTGGCTGATCATCAACAGCCAGAAACAGATCGCAGTTCGCGTACGGAAGTATGAATTTTTGCAAAGATTCAAGACCGATCCTGTATTGCCTCAATTGACCCGATATAGTTATTGCAACGCGTTTGTTGATACGATTTACCTGTCGATAGATTGGCGTAGTATTCATTTTAACCAAGGGTACGATAAAGTACAGGCTGATTACGGCGAGTACCAGAAGGACAAAACAGAGAGTACGCATATTACAATGTCCTCTTCAAAATAAATTCTCCGATTGAAAGTACAATACATGACACCAACAGTTTTGATTTTATGCATCGCACATGTTGTGTTTTGGGCGGTTACAATATTAGGTCCTCTCTTTGGTCCAATACGTTTTGCGTATACCGTGGGCTTAATCGTAGTACCTTTCGTCTTTATTTCGTACGGCTTGTTCCCACATTGCCTACTTCAACACGGAAAGTACATTGCTGCGGGATCACAAGAACATGGTCATAAAATGTCCGAAGACTTCAATAACAAGAGCGTCATACTCTATTATTTTGCAAAGCTCCAGGACAAACTAGAAAAACACTGTTTTCAATCTCCCATATCACCACAAGGTCTTCTACTTATCGCTTCAATGATTTGTACGGTGAGAATTAGTGGTCAAACACCAGTTACAGCGTCTTAAAACATTTTCGAAGAAAATCAAAAATGATGATTAGCATTGTGTTTATACTTTGGGTTCCGGCCGTAATCACTTGGGGAAGGTTAGGGCATCAGTTAGTCGCCGATGTTGCACAATACAATGCTGAGATTGATGTTGTTGCAACCTGGGGGTTGAATGGTTCTTTGGCATCAATTGCCAATTGGCCAGACGAAATTAGGCGATACACGCACAAATACGACAGATTGCACTATGTCAACGTCAAAAATGGCACATGTTCATACGATGAAGTTCGTGATTGTAAGAAGCAAAAATGTGTTGTTGGTGCAGTTGAGAAATACGCACAACAGCTCGAAAACGCAACTGATCTCAGTTTCCTGACTCATTTTGTCGGTGACCTCCATCAACCGCTTCATGTTACAGATAAACTGCATATTGGGAACGCAATCGACGTGTACTTCGGTCACAAAATGACGTTCCATTCTTTGTGGGATACGGGACTTTTGATGCACGCACTCCATAAAAAATATAGAGGTGATGTATCAGCGTATCGTAGAATTTTACAAGAAAAATCTACTCTTCTACAAATCAATGAAACAAAAATTGCGGTATGGGCCAACGAAACAGCGAAATTGAGTTGTAACGTGTCCATTTGGCAAGGTATCAAAAACAATGTTACTATATCAGAGTCGTACTACACAACAGCGATAGAAATAATTGAACAACAAATAATGGTAGCCGGAAAACGTTTAGCGCAGTTGATTGATCGCAGCCGACCTTCTCGCGTTTCTCATGTGTATTCTTTTTCCTTTGTGTAATTCAATGGTGGACGACGAGATTTTACTCATCGATTTATTGGAAAGTACATATTGTAGAGACGTATTACAAAGCACCGACACATTGATCAATTTACTCGAAAACCTTCCTTTTGAAACTGCATTAGAACATTTTTCCTCATATGAAATCAATCAAATAATAGATGTGATCACGAACATGTCAGATTTGTACGCAAACAACATAGATGTTCAACATGTATTGAATTTATTTGAAGCGGAAATCAATGAACGAGAACAAATAAACTAGTATAATATTGAGCAGCGACTCATATTTTCAGGTATAATAAGTAACAGCGAGAATGCGCAAAGTGCCAAAAGAACACGAGGGCCCGATCGATAACCTTCTTTTAGACGGATGTGAGGTAATAGCACCATACGCACATGAAATAGGAATGGTGCCCAATGATATTACTTTGTTATCACTTATCGTGAGTTTTGTAAGCACCATCGCTTTGAAAAATAGGAACGTGCCGGTTTTTGCTTGCCTATACATGTTTTCATATTTCCTTGATTGCCTTGACGGCTTCACTGCCAGAAAATACGATCAATGTACTATAACCGGAGATATTTTGGATCACACAACAGACCTTGTTTCCAACTTATATCTTTTAGGGGTTATCTATACGGTGTATAAACCAAGACCACTGATATTCGGTTCGATTGTTGCGATTACTTTTATTTTGATGTACGCGTCGCTGGGATGTTCGCAAAAGCTCTTACCTCGTAGAGGTGAATTTTTGGATATAACACGAGGTACATGTCCGAACGGTTATGAAAGGATTTTGCGAGCGTTCAGTCCTGGTACATTTCATGTTGTAATTATTTTGCTTGTCTGTTATCTCAATGGTAACAAGTAAAAAAATATTTGCAAATTATAATGCTTTGTCAATATAGTGATATTGTGGGAAAACCTCATGAGGGATTTCACAAAACACGTATACCTTTGATCAACTGGGCTCTCTGGGACACAATCGGCACGTTGTTTTTAGCGATGATCACAAATCAATTGCTACCTTTTGGGTCCATTTGGTCTCATTTTATCATTTGGATATTACTTTCCATTGTAATTCACTACATATTTTGTGTAAAAAGTACACTTTCAATGTTCGTACATTCGATAGAGATTTTTCGTTAAATCATTGTACGAGAAAATTGGTAGAGAGCACATGCAGAACTTGATCGGTTTGTAAGGAACACGTGATGTGCGGTACTCATACAGCGTCCGTTCAAACGCCATGAGCGCAAAATCTTGTTCAATTTCAGGAAATTCGTGCCCATACGCATGTACATACAGCGCATGTACTCTTTGTATTTCAGCGATACATTCATTGAGGCTTTGATCGTCCTGTGCATTGATATAGGACAATGTATATGGGCATTCATAGTCAATGAGTAACCCTTTCGCTAACAAAGCGCTTTTGATATATGTAATTCGACGTGTCTTTGCTATTGATTGAAAATGATTACACCAAGCTTTCCAAGTACTTTTAAACAAATAAAGATGTAAAAACGAGACAATCGACTTAGTCTGCTGTAATATAGATATGCGTAGATCCGACTCTGTTCGAGGATAATACATGACGTCTTCTTTCGCTTGTTCATTAAAAATTGGTTGTGGGGAGTATATGCGTTTATACTTTCGTTGAGCTTCATATCTTTTGATTTTTTTGTGCTCGACCATATTGACCCATAGAACGATGATTTTGTAATGCGCATCCGTATCGATTGCCCAGCGCCGTCTCACTATGTCACGCCAAACGAACGCATCAGCATCGGCTATGAAACTATGTAGTTGCTTGTTTGTTCGTAAGAATCTGATTATATCACAGGGCGTCAAAAATTCACATATATGTAACAAAAGTTCTGGAGGTAGATCAAGTAGCATATAACTGTATTTTCACATTTTTTTAAGGCTGACTCCAATAGGTTGTTGATACATCTGGAGCGGTTGCGGTGGTACTTGTATGGGACACTATGCACATATACGTCAATCCGTTCCACGTCACCTGATTGTTCACAACATATGCAGTACCCGTCGTCCACACTGGTAAGGTAGAAGTGGTTGATGTAGAGACACCGGAAGCACAAAGCTGTATAAATAATGCTCCATTTGTTATGTTACAAGTACCAGACGCAGGCACAAACTCTAGAGCAATTTGAGAGGGTGTAGCGGACGTCGAAGAAAAGAAATCGAATGCAGTGAAGGTCGTAGCAGTGAACGTACCCGTACGAAGGATTGTACCGGACGTGACGTGACGTAGCCTATACGTACCCGCCACAGATGCAGTGAACGTCCAGTCAAACCTATATTGACCGATGACTGTTGTAAAATTTAGTGTGACAATAGTCACGTAAGTTTTCGTATTGTTATTACTTATAGTGGTTGCCGACTGATAAACGAATTGACTCGCAATTGCAGAAGAGACCGGAACCCATGCTAATCCAGTAGAACTATCAGCCGAGGCGACCAAAACTTGATTATCACTGCCTATCGGTTGTCGTGTAACACCTGCAGCTGTAGGTCTCGAGAATAAATCACCTTTGTTGACTAAAACAGTGTAATCAGCATATGTTGGAGAAAAATACTCAAGTCCCGATGACGCTGTACCGTTCACACGCAAAAGCATTCCGTTTGTTGATCCTCTAGGTAACGTAGTGAAAGCAGATCCGCCTGTGCTGACTATCAATTGACCTTGCGTACCGGTACTCGCAAATATTTGTGATATGATAGTAGAACCAGGCTGCCAAGAAAGTCGTGCGCTAGCAGATGTATCTGACATCAAAAATGTGTTGGCGCTACCTACAGGAAAAATGCTCGCAGTTCCAGCACCTGTACCAACTAGAAGATCACCTAGTGCTTTGTATTGATAATTTGCCGATGTCCATTTTAAACCCGTCGCGGTAGTCGTATCGACCTGTAAAAAGTACGAATTCAGGCCCAAGGGAAATGCAACATTGGTTGTTCCATTGTTTGTGAGAAATTGACCTTTGCCAATAGTAGGTGTTAAAGTATAAGTTCGGGTTGCATTCGAGGTTTTGAGTTGCCCGTCGGTGCTATCGATGAAAAGTTTGTTAGAAGTATCAAGATTAAGTACATTACCCAATATAGACATCGCTCCGATGTTGAGTACGCTGGAGGTATTACCATCATACGGATAGATCGTGTTGGCATATACTGATTTCACCCGCATCTGGCCATCATCATTACCTGAAGAGTTGGTAATGATTATTGGACCATCAAGGTAAACGTCTGTTTGTAATGAATCCATTAGTATTATGTGTAAATAACAAGTAAAATTTTTATGAAAATGAAACACAGTTCGATTTGATATAAATATTTTTATTGGAGGTTGAGTTAATAAATACAATTCTAGCTAATCCATCAAACTGACTGTCTCCTCCTCATATTCTGGATGAAATTTGGAAGTAGGTTGCCAGCACATTCGGCTAACATATTTATCACCGACTTTGTCAAGGAGGCGCATAATAAATAATTTTTGTTCCATTTGATTTGCTGTAGTAAGGTGACTATCGGGTTTTTCATTGGCCATCCAACTTTTGTACTGTTGATACACATGTTTGAATGAGACAGGTATTTCATCTTCCGTGCATTTTTTCAAATTATCATGAATAAACTTGTAACTAGGTACACTTGCTGACATTTCTCGAATTTTTGCTTTGATACATGAAGAGGCAACGCGGATTTCGCGTTTGGGTTGTTGGACAAATAGTTCATACCAGTGTTGCAAGATGATGTAGAAGAAAGCACCTGTATGTTGAGTGTAGAGGTATTCCATATTGGGAATGATCGGATAAACACCTTCGCGATGACCCTGTCCCGCAAGGTCAGAAGCATCTTCGAATCGAGCTTTGCAATCAAAGAAAAACAATCGACGCCAGATACCGTCATCGTCGCCTGTAATGGCCGGAATACTATTACAGAGAACCCAACCAACACCATCGATAGTCAGCTCCATCTGTTCAGATTGATACAAGTTTCGAGCAGTCAACTTTTCACCACCAGCAAGTCTTTTGATAGCGTTTTCATTGAATGATGATTCTTTGCCGTTGAGTCCGCGTGTGTCGGGTTCAGAGAGAAACCATTGTCTTGCATGGTGGAGGTCGGTAAGGTGTGGAGAAGCTGCATTGGATTGTCCGGCACTACTTGTAAGTAAACTAGGATGGACGATTTTGCATGTTTCGTGGAAAAGGGTTTGCATGAATTTCTGAAAAGCAGTTTTACCATTTTTACCGATACCAGTCATGATGTTGAGACAAGGTTTACCACCACGGTCGGTATCCAATGAGCATGCAATGTGATCCAACAGAGTTTGTTTCCAATCCTCGTCACCACAAGCGAACTCCAACAATCTCTGATGAACCCAAGCTACTTGTTCTTCTTGGTCCGGTGTAAGAATGGCATCAATATTGAAGAATTCGTTAACTTTGATTGACATTGTCAGAAAATCGTTGGTTTGAATCGGCCTGAAATTAGGTTTCATCCTCGGATTCTCCTTCCCTTCATCTTGTTCCCATGGTACCAAATTTTTCAGATCCAGTACACCCTTTTCGTATATCGACAACAAACTACGGTTTGTATCTTTGACAGTTTCAAACTGTTGGTATTCCTCATCAATGACTGACCCTCGGCATTGTTCTGATAAAATGATTTCAGCTTCCTTAATCGCTCTGGACACAGTTTGCGTCTTCATTTGCGAAACCCATATCTTCAACTTGGCGTCCTGCTCCAAAACATCATCTTGTGTGTACATTTGATGGATAAAGTATAGAAGAATTGACTCACAAGCAAAAGTCCTTCCGACCTCCACAGGGATATACTTGTGTAGTTTCCGGCACATTTTATATACTCGTTTTTCCTTTGCATGTACACGAAACAACTTGTTGAAGTAAGGGCGGCAAAACTTGGCAATGTCTGATGATTGTATGTCTTTACTACAACACGACTTGTAAATATTGATGAATTCCAACTTGCGTTCCTCATAGTCAATTTCCATTTCTGCACACATATCAAGTAGTCCTTTATCCATAGTTACCATGAAGCTCAGTGTTTCAAGTCTGGTGTTGGCATTCTCCACTTCTTCTTCGTCATTATCCCGTTTGCGTTTAGATGGATTGTTTTTACCGACGTATTTTAGGAATTGTTCTGATGGAGTTGGTTTTGATGGCCACGAGTCCGTGTCGCATTTTGGATTTTTAGATGAGAAACAACGTATAACAGCACCTTCCTTGGTTAAGACAATTCGTTTGCAATTACTTCCATGTGTTCGATTCACAAAGGGACAGAACCTATCACTGATCCTCAAGTGCCATTCAGGTCCATTCTTTTCCTTCGCGTCTCGCCGTTTTTTCAAGTCATTGAAATTGAGATCAGGATGATTGTAGTTAGGAAAACTCTGTTTGAATTCTGTCCATAGCCGATTCATCTCCATTTTGACAATGTCCACTTGTTCTTGGCTTTCTTCGCACGTTGTAAAGTCCCCCGTACTGCTGATCTTCTTCGTCGTGAAACTAATAGTGGGAATTTGGTACTCGAATTCGATTTGACACGGACACCAGATTGACGAATTTTGCATGTCTTTGACAGTTAACTCTCTTCCTTCTATGTCCGCTGGTAAATAAACAGTAGGCTTGGGTTCAGTACGAGATTGATTTCTTTTGAGCGCCGCGATAGGACGTAGATTGCCGTTTGACATGGGTTGTTTATCGATAATTTTGTTCAGGCACTGTAATGGAACTGATGGTAGTTGTTGTTGAACCAGGACGACGAGATCCTTGTAAAATTTGGCCACTTCGGTAACAGACATACATGCGTGAAATGTCACATGTAAATTACGATCGTTGGTGGTAGAGTAAGATCTGTAGTAATCGACATCATGTCCAGAATGTTCCTTAAGCCAATCACTCGCACATTTGAGTACAATGTCGTGGAAATCAGATATGGTCTTCGTTCCGTTTGTGTGGGTTGTGAACTGACGAAACTCTTCATCCTTGAAATCTAAATCGATGAAGGGACGTATACAAGTGCGCTCTTTGGATAATTTTTCGTTTATCCCAGCAATTCCAAAATTGACCCATTGCGGATGAAAAGTAAACTCCTCGTTGTCGTTGGGCTGGCGGATTTTGTTGAAAGCGTCCACGTGGTATTGATAGAAGATGGGTAGCTGAGCAACGGGTATTCGGCATTTTGATCGGTTCGCAAGGCATTTGTAAACATCGTGCCACCAAGGAATATAACTGATAGTATCTTCGTCTTCACTGTCTTTGAAAATTTCCACCATTTGCACCAAGGAAAGGAAGGCATTGCTGAAGTAGTCAAATGTTTTATAGAGTTTCCCGATGTAGATCAAGGGTTTGACAGCGTTGGTCAGGACCATTTCGGAGTGTGCATCTGTATAAGCTTGCCAGTACAATTTGATCTGTTGATGTAACTCTTCGCGGGTATCATCGTCTCGGATTTCGTAGTAACAAGGGTCATCATCACCTTCTTGTGAAACATGTGTGGCATTCGTGAGTGTAACAATACGATGAGGTAGCAATAGAGTATGTAAGTTGTCGATAGTTTGTTGAAGGTATTCTAGAGGCTCCGCGTTTGCAGCCATCTTATTATGTATAAATAATAAAAAAATGTCAGTTTCGACGGATATAACAAATTTTTGTACGTCAAAAGTCGATGAAAATGTTGCCTATGTCAAAATTACCACGATACACACCCTTTAGAATTCTTTTTAAGATCCAGAATTCCACCGCAGCTTACGCCAATAAATAAATAAATACGCAAAATTACTCGCACAATAACGATCCAAATGAAATATCACTTCTATTTATATATCTGTGTACCGATCCTCTGCGTGCAGATGATGTCATGTGATACAAATAGAACGCGCGACCGAATAATTCGACCGGCTTCGACCAACCCCGACCTGCTTAGGATCAGCAGGGCATCGATGAGGTGTATTTTTTTTAAATGACTTGAAGCGACATCGGAGTGTAATAATAACATATGCGCATGAGGTATAATTTGTCGAATATTCTCGTCTTCATGATAAAGTGTACAAAGTGCCATAAATTCTGTGTGTCCGACCTGTTCCATTGCAGATTTTGTCGCTAATTCGAGTCTTTGTTGTAACTCCAAAATATTGTGCTCGTATTTTTGCCTAACATGAATCAAGGTCCTTAAGTTTCGTATGAGTTCGCGACTTGTACTGTTTTCGAGGAAAAGTTCAATTAAACCACACACGGATTGTGATGTCTCAATATAATTCATGTTCTTGGACATGCGCGTTGCTTCAAAAAACCACTGAATCCGGTGAATATCCGCATTCACGATATAATTTTTGTCAAGTACACCTTCAAGTCGCCAAGATAACAAATCTACGTTGTCCAAGTTCGGGGTCTGATCGACACCTATGGTATTTAAAACATATCTTCTGTGTCGCAGTTGTTCCAAAGTGAGTGAATCGTAATAACTTTGAGTATAATGGTTTTTTGGACTCATTTGGATCACATTCCGCAAATCAAAAAAATAATTTTTATCGTTTTCATAGACGCCGAATATGAATTCGGATGGGATTTCATGAAGTTTATCTGCTGTTAGGCTCAGTTCGTTCACATACCGTTGCTGTAACACGTCTGGCTGCAAAACTATACTACAGATGATGTAATACAACGATTTGTGAGTCAATTTGTTGATGCGCGAGACACCCAATTTATGAGCTATCGTTTTCAAATAAAATGGATTCTTTTCTGTAAAGAATTTATGCGTTCTCACGTATTTCCGAAGTTGTGCCCAGAAAACCAAAGCTCGAACTCTGCGTATGTTTTTGAGTGGAGAGGTACATAGCGAATCTTCTAGTACGTCGTGTTTGTAAAATAACTTCACCACACGATATAAATTATAATCATTAACGGAGTACCTTGAGCAAAGAAAATTGAGCATTGTCGTACCATTGATGTCCACCTGCCAGAAATTGATTTGATCTCTATGCGATCTAACAATGTACTTGAGTGTCTGATAATCATTTGCATAAAAAAGCGGTGTCCGTTGAAAAATATCGGTCTTGTTTATCAATGTTCCGTTTTGCGTCAAAACGGTAATTAGATCTTGATTATTTGCTGCTATACAGAGGTGAAGCGCATTGAAACGATCTTTGTTGGTTGTTGTATGTAAAGAAATACCTTGTTCAACGAGGATTAGCGTATATTTTTGGTATATACGTCCCACGTTGATACAACACCTGTGTAGTGCGGTCAATGATTGGTAATCAAATCGATACAATGTTGAATGGTCCATCGTTTGAGCGATCAATCTGAAAATCGACGAAGGTATCTTGAGTTCTATGGCGCGGTGTAATAGGCTTCCCCCTTCACGATCATACCACTCGTCTACCATACATCCGAGCCCGATCAATTCATCAAAAGTGGCATATGACCAAAAGTTACTCAATGCAATACTGAGTACACATTCACCAGTTGGTGATAAGGCCCTGGTCAACTTGTGGAACTCAACGAACTGTACTAAGGATGCAAGTGACTTTTGCTGACCTGTTACAATCAATTCGTTCCAAAGGTCCATTGTATATCCATCAGATGTTTTGATGATACATTGAAACGCGATCACGCAATCAAAAATTTATCAGGGTAATGTTATATGGATCGTCTTATTTGCAATACAGTATATCCTCCTGACCTCAGACAAACTATTACCAATAGAGTAAGTGGACGTCCACTGAGACAAGAACAGCCAGATCAGATTCCTGCTACTCAATTGCGATCAACTATCGTGACGATTGATTCACGGGATAGAAATAAACAACTATACCCGAAAGCAAACCAGTTTGAATTGGACATCGGTACAACATTTGAGAACGTCTACAGTGTCGAGTTGTTATCTCTCGAATTTCCCATTTCGGATAACATTATAAAATCCAGTCCCAAGAATGTGCAAAATAATATTCTTCCGTGGTGTAACTTGGAGGATTATGATATGACCCCGCCATTCTCACCATATGTAGCGCAGATCAGACCCGGTATGTACAACGCTCTCACATTGAACAATGAGCTCACGATGCAGTGTAATTCAATCAAACGTAAACATGGTGCGGGCGACAATCATTTATGGGGAATCACCATCGATCTCGACACCAACATCGTTAATTTCGTTTCTCAGAAAACGTTTCCATTACAGATAGATCCCTTGATGTTCGAGGAGGGGAGTAATGTAGTCACTGTAACACACGAGAATCATGGGTTCAAAACAGGTAATCAAGTAACAATACTCAATTGTCCCCCGATATTTGGTCTTTTTCAAGACGTATTTATAAATCCTCTCCCAATCACAGTCGTCGATTCAAATACATATACAGTGGCAATCGGTCAAGAACCTGTGGAGTCTGGCGCCGGAGGAGGTAAAAACATACTTGTAGCTGTAGCTGCAAAGTTTAAATTGCTTTGGGGTGACATACCTAATTCATTACATTACATCCTTGGGTTTCCACAGGAAAATAGTTCCGAACCTGTTAATCTTCCAAATCCAATATCGACGATTGCGTACACAGTCAGTAGCTGTGAGCAGCTTAACGAGAATGAGGTTGAATTGTTATTTATGGTACCACATATCATCAAAGCAGGGGATTCGATCTACTTGCAAACGGAGGGATTGAAAACTGTGTTGTCGACGACGCTCACGACAATCACGATCTCTTCCAAAACAAGTAAATTGGCAGGGACCACCGTAGGAACCGACAGTTATCTGTTATCTTTTCCAGATCATGGCTTCAATGCAATATCATCTATCATTCATTCAAATGATGCATATTTTATCGTCACAACTATGTCACCACATGCTTACAACGCAGGTGATAGCGTGACCATGATTCATACGAATTCTTCACCAAATTTGGACGGTAAATACATCATCCACGAAATTCTGAGCGATACAATGTTTTCTATTTTTGCACCATCGATCAGTAGTTTCTCAGCGGAAGCGACAAGTGGTATACTGGCCGTATCAAATAAGTTCCAGTTGTATCGTTGCGAAGGTGTAGGTAATTGTATGGCAAATACGATCAACGGCAAAGACCTATACATTGACAAGGTAGAAGACAAAAATACGTTGAGGTTCAAAATTCCAGGTATGTACAACAATACAACAGGACTCTCAGGGGGTGGAGAAAACGTACACATATCCAGTGCGTTACATGGTTGGGCATATCAGCATAGCAATACTATTGACCGAGACAACATTTTCAGGCCTATCAAGCTCGATGGGGAAAACTATTGTTTCTTATGTTCACCACAGCTTGAAAGCTTGATCAATTCAGGTCCAACAAAGAATGTTTTCTCGAAAATACTTTTGACCGAGGGACCAGGATCAACGGTATTCAATACACATGTGCCTCCAGGCAAAATATTTGGAGACAACCTTTTGAGGCATCTCAATTCATTCAAATTCGAGGTACGAACGCCGTCAAACACTTTTTACGAGTTCAATGATATGGACTTCAGTTTTACCTTGGAGATCAAGGAATCTATACCAGTTTTCGATACAACTAACATACATATCCCGTTGAAACCACCAAACAAAATATCACAAAGTAGTAGTACCAGAAATGGACCATACACACAAAGAGTTCATCGCAATCAATAGTGGTGACCGTGACAATCAAATTTTCCCGTCTTCTAATAATTACAAGGTAGATTTGTTGAATATTGGGTTCGACCCAAGAAACATTGCATCTATCAGCTTACACAGTGCAATCATACCGGACATTCCTTGTATAACATCTCAACCTTATATATTGTTATACATAAATGAACTTGGTGGCCGGACCTTCAAAGGCACCAATTCGGCGCTAGATCGTGCATTTGCGTTTATTCAGATCGATCGTGCTATAGGTTCTGGATGGATCAACGCCAAACCGGATTTCACACGTGGCATTGTCCTTCAACACAAGGATTTCAGTTATGAGAAATTTAATTCACTTACCATTACTCTGACCAATCCAGAGGGCCAGAAATTACCCCTTCCCAACGAGGCAGATGCGATAAATGATAAGTATCAACATACTTTACTTTTTGAGGTTGTCAAACGCAATGTTTCGCCCTAATATATTTTGATTTATATAAGAAAAATGGATCTGGCATTGATTGCAGGTGCACTTTACTTCGGTGGAAAAATCATGGATCAAAAAACACAGACAGTCGAAAGTGTCCAACACGAAGAACAGGAGAATACGCACAAAGAAGAAGAGATTCAACCTATACAAGAACCTGACGAAGGACTTATGATCACATGTGCACCTAAGTCAAACATCCCTCGCAAACGCAAAATGTCATTTTACGAAACTCGACCTGATGCGTTCAGTTGGGGTACGTCCGTCTCCGATCAATGTCTAGCACCAGTCGAATTCGGCAAAAGGGAACGTGATCGTATGCGATCCACGCTAAACAATCGTGTGGCAACCCAAAACGAGTCCTTTATTGACACACCACTTCCCGAAGAAGCATTCCGAATTAAACCAAAATGCTCAGAACAACTCTATGGGAATAGCGCGAAAACCGCTGAAGAGTATGGTAGATTTGTCAATGGTCACGTCGTCGAAATTAAACGTCCTGAAATTGCCACGCCATTATTCAAGGCACCTAGAATAAATCAGGACCTATCGCATTTGACAACAAAGGTCTCACCAAAAGTCGGAGGTGGCGTTCTACGCAATACAGTCGATACATCCGAACTTGCACGAAAACTTCTATACCATGTTGAAGGAAAATCAACAGGGAACAAACACGTCCAGAGTTCAAACGGAGGACAAACAACAAGAACTGAACGTGAAATGATCTACAACGATATGTCAAACCGTTCCCGCCCTCAATCACATTATCACGCAATGACTGATTACAGCGGAATATACGAAAACCCACCAACCCAACCGGAAGAACTTGATAATTACACAACGTCATGGACTGCACATGATCAACGACAACGACAGGCTCTTGGTGAAGTAGTGAAGATTGCAGAGAAAGACAAAGGTATGAAGGCGAGGTATGGTAAAACACAAGGGCGACAAAGATTCACAGGTCACAAACTTGTTCAAAAGCAGTCAATTCCCACTACACGTAAAGAATCACTTGTACAATCTATTATGGGCAAAATTCAACATCTGGCAAAACCATCCACGTTGATCAAAACTCAACTCCGCGATACGAAAAAAGATGACACTCATCAAACACGTACTGGAATTAAAACACAAGGTATTACAGCGGGAACCATTGATAACCCACGGCGTTTACCTTTAAAGAAAACACGTAGAGATCACAAGGCACAAGATACTTCCAAACACTGTGGTACTCCGGTATCTCAAACAGTTTCACGTATCGGAACTCATTCATCTAAATCACGTGAAGTACGTAACCGTCCCTCAACTTTTCTCGGTTCAAACCTGTATAGCGGTGGTACATTTGAAAATTTGAAAAAGGCGAGTAAAAATGAAAAACAAGCACGACCCATGTTACCCGCGGCTCATATGACCGTTAAGCGACACTCTAATCGAAACTAATCTCAAATTTACCTCGTTGTATCGATAACACCTTGTAACCAGATTCCGAGTCGGGTGATAATGCTTTGGATTTGCTTAACCGATGTTGTTGTCTTAGAAAAGTTACATTTTTAACTATATATTGTAGAACGCCGCTGGTTATCGCCCATCTGAAGAAACACAGTTGCCTTACGGAAGTCACAATTTTCTCATTTTTGTCATTGTACTCGAATTCAAATTTTTCGTTTCGGTTGAAAGGATCTGAATATCGCTTGGTATGCTCTTTCAACTGTGCACAATACGCTTGCCACACATTGATCGTGGCTTTTGATTCGGGATGTTCAAATTCTACACAACGATAGCGTGCATAGGATGTTACGAACCAATCACAGAGTGTCAGTGTTACCTCGCTTTTTTGCTCCACTATATCCTTGATTTGTTTGATATGTTCTTCCTTCTTAAAAAACTCCATAAGTTTGATAGCTAAAAGGTGCGTTTGGTGATCCATATTTTCCCTTGTACATATAAAGAGTTTATTTCTTATGAACCGGCACATTGAAAGAGCAAGCAAGAAAAGGTTGAAAAAAAAGGAAGATGAACAGTTTGAATCCTTTGTCATTGATGGTGTGCGATATCCCATCAAATACGACGTTGATCACACGCACAAAAAGTACTTATCATACTTTGATAAGATGGATGAATTGATACAAAAGTCAGATGAAGTATCAAAGAAACAATATGAAAGAATGAGGGAAATGTATGGTACACGTGATGAATACCTGTTGAAAGTAGCTTTGTTAGTCAGTCAATATTATGAAACAGATGTGTACGATAGCGAAAGTAAAAAGGCGATCATTACCAAATATTTCAAGGAACTCGGCCAAGACGTACCATTATTCCAATTAGAATCGGTATCCTACGAGGAGTGTCAAGAATGTGGTGGGTCGTTGGTACCACTTCCTCCCGAAGACGCCTTGACGTGCGAAGAATGCGGGTTAGCAGTGACCTTCTCGGAGATGAACATAAACCATTTCACATACAAACAAGTCACAGAAATGGATTTCCGTGCCAAATATAGTTACGATCCCTTGAGTCATTTCAGTGATAAACTAGCGCAACTGCAAGGCAAAGAACGCACAAATGTTCCGGAAGAGGTATTGGATAAAATACGAGTCGAGATTCAAAAGGAGAATGTACCGGACCATGTTGTGATGACGAAGGATTTCATAGTCAAAATGTTAAGACGTGCAAATTTACCTCAGTGGTATGAACATAGTTGGTATATAATCAAGTTGTTGTACCCTCAATTTAAACCACTTCAATTAACCAATCAAGCTGAAGAAACTCTGAAAGAAATGTTCAAAGCCATCGAAATACCCTTCCAGAGACACAAGCATCTTATGAAAGAGACTGTTTCTATGTCAGCAAGACAATCACTGCTGAAATACGACTATGTTTTACATAAATGTTTTCAACTACTACAAATGCACGAGTTCGCGGATATTTGCCCGTTACTGAAAAGTCGTGCCAAAATCATCACGTATGACAAAGTTTGGCGCAAAATTTGCGAGGATCTGGGATTCGAATTTATACCAACTGATCCGTCTAAAACGTCACTTCAAATTTCTAGGCAATAGATATATATACCAACAATGTCTTGGGAAGATAAAGACCCTAATTGTGAATTTGAATGTGTTTTGATCAGTATGGTTGGTCCAGAAATGCCCCAGCGTGCATCAAAAAATGGGGTCAAAGTTCGAGGTGTTGGTACAGAAGAGCAATGTCGCCAAAGAGCAAAGTATTTACACGAATACGATACGGAAAATTCAGCTCCAATTGATACTTATATTGTTAAAATGGGACACTGGGTACCAATGTCACTCACAACAAGGCAAGCACGTGATGCAGGAATTGATGTGAAATTTCAGGAAAATGAGTTGAATGAGTTTTTTGCGGAACTACAAAGAAACAAAGAAAAATACGAAAGAAATGCAGAAAGGCGCAAACAAGCGGTTGCAGCCGGTAGAATTCCTCTGAATGAGCTGAAAGGTGAATTAGAACTAATGGAGAAGGACTATGCTTCGCTTAAGGATAGGATAGATGACCTTCGCAATCAAATTGAAACAAAAGAAGAAGAAGAAAAAGAAAAGGTGGAAGAGACCCCCCAGGAAGAATGAAATTTTTCATGTGCATAGTATTAAATATATAATGGGCAAAGGAAGCATTCCGAAAGAATCACCAAAAAATTTACCAGTATACACTGCGATGAGAGGGTCAGATGGGTTTATGTATTGCGTTCATAAACGTGGGAATAAAAAGGTTTGGATAAGATATTGTCCGAGTCAAAAATGGATCAAAGAGAATTTGAAGTAAAATAAATCTACTTTGCTTTGGAAAAAGTAAGCGCTTCTACGTGTGTTTCTTCGCGATCTTCATTGATTTTTTTCGTTACTTCGTCTACTAATTCTTCACAAATGGGAGCAGTAGTTTCGTTCTCTTTCAATTGTTCTTCCAAGGTTCCTAGTACTTCGTTGACTGTAGGTGGTTTGACTTTCTTTTTACTGGTAAGTTTGATTACAGTGTTGTGAAGAGTGATTTGGTTGGTTCCGGCTAATTTCATCATTTCTGTGAGCTTCTCCTTGTTTGCTGTTAGGGCGTCGTTTAGCAATTTGGTTTCGCTTTTTTGACGTTTGACTTCGGCGGTATCTTGCACGATCCGATCCATTAGCTGTGCCATTTCGTGGGAGATGTTGTCTTCGGACATGGTGGTTCAAACAAATAAATATGGGTTAAATATGATATGCAAAGTACAGAAGGATTGATCAAAAGACATACTTATTGCGCTTTTATTATATACTTGTCCTGATTGACCGATGATTAACCAAGCTCCGTTTAATCGCTCAACTTTTTTTTTCATCATTTTCTACAAGCATGACGACATCGCAACATTTTTCTCCCAATTTTAGTATTGCTGAAATCGAGCGTTCCATCATCAAGACGTTGGATGATAGCTTAGTACGATATCTCTATAAAGACTGTTACGGTCGCAGTAAGGGACGGGTCGATCGATTTTTACAGTACGTTGAAACTATACCCGATATGGGCAATTCTACTATGGATAAAATTTTTTATAGTGTAAATAAGGACGAATTCGAAGAATATTTGCGATTTTATTATGTTTTGTATTACAGAAGTCTTTCTCTCAGCAGCTCGGAATTAGTGTACAAGGTACCTGATTTTTACAAGTTTTTGCGCCACGTGATCAACCACACAGCACGTGAAATTATGGTGAATGGTCTAACTTTCACTAGACTTCGCGATGATCAATGGATACCAACCTTATATCAGATGGTAGACAAGGCCATCGAAAAATCATTCCGTACTTGTGCAAAAATGCGAGATGTATTAAGCAAAAATATGTCAATTCTAAGCACACCCGTTGCCCCACCTCCGCCTCCCCCCGAACATATCACCACCATGCCCGGCCCTGTGCTTCCTGAACTCAGCCAAACGAAACCTCTAGAAACTCTCGAAGCGAAGATGGAAGACGTGCCAGAATCTGAAAATATAGAGGAAGTCGAAGCACAAGAAGCCAAGTCAGATCATGATACAGAGACCGGTGATGAAGGGATTGAGGTAGACGCAAGTGACAGTGATCAAAATACCGCAGTCGATGATGATGAGGAGAATGAGGTACGTCGTATTGATATGGACGATGTACTTGCGGAAAGAGTGACTACTGCGGAACAAACAGACATTGAGGAACCGGAAGAGAAGTTAGCTGATTCAGCAACTGTAGAGGAACATGATGAACCTCCAGCACAAGACGTCAAACGCGTCACCATAAATGATCAACCAAATACGGAATCAGACGTCAATTTGTCTTCAGAAAATATCCTACCAAATCCGTAATTAGATGACAATATTCAGCTTTTGGGACGGTCACAAGTGGCCAGTAATAAACTTATGTCAAAAAACACTTCTTAAGTACAATCCTGATGCCGTTATTCTTAATATGTCTAACATCGGAAATTGGGTTAGAGAGGAAAATTTGCCTAAATGGTGGCGTAATTCAACAACACCATGGTCAGCTCGCACTGACTGGCTTCGTATTTACCTTTTATACACATATGGTGGCCTTTGGATAGACGCAGATATAATAGTACTTCAATCTCTGCGATCATTAAATGAAACAAACCACGACGCCGTTCTATTTGGAGCTACAGGTCACAAATGCACGAAAGCAAATATACAACAATGGCTCTATCCATCGAATTGGATGCTGGCAAGTAAAAAGAACGGGCATTTGTTAAGTATTTGCGTTGATCTGTTTAAGAAGTACCATCAGATGTACGATATCTCCAAAGTAGGCTATCATCAAATCGGGAAGCATCTACTGTGGCAAGCAATCACACAGTGTTCGCGGCCATACTCTTATTTCCATGTGGAACCGCGTCATTGTGGTATCCGGGACAAGAACGGGTACTGGATCACCACTGACCGGCTGTGTAGTTCTTCAGACATCCATTTCCAAAGCGATAGGAAACAGATGATCGTCATTGTGTGGTACCTCTCTGAAATGAGTATGGACTATAAAACGAAGTCTGAGAAGTTTTGGCTCAATTCCCATACACACATGGGATCATTTATCCGACAAGCGTTACAATGAGGTATATAATTTTAGCAACTGCTGTTAAAAAAGATGATGTTGGATCTGAAGAAAGCAAAGCCCGAGGAATTGTGCTGGCCTGGCAGCGTGAATGTAATCATAGCAAAGCGTGGAAGTGGTAAAAGTTTTTTGATGAGGGACATTTGTTTTCTACGACGCCATATACCCCGCGGTATCGTAGTTTCAGGTACAGAGTTTGTCAATGCATATTATCAGAAATTCATTCCTCTTTCGTATATATATCGCAGCTTCGACGGAGCAAAGATCGAAGCAATATTAGACGCACAAGCAAAGTTGATCAAGAAAATGGGCGGTATGAAGCCAGAGAACGAACTTTTCATTATACTGGATGATGTCCTTGGTGATCCAGAAACATTCAAAAGTAATGCGGTAAAACGCTTGTTTTTTGACGGTAGGCATTACAATGTCACATTGTTTATATTGATACAGGATTCCATTGCTTTGAAACCGGCCTTTAGAACTAACATTGACAACGCTTTCTTATTTGCTGAAAATATACACGCAAACGTGGAGAAACTATGGAAATTCTATTGCGGTGTATTCAAGAAATTAGATGAGTTCAAAGTAGTTTTCAAAAACTGTACAAAGAACAGGGAAGCTCTTGTAGTCAAAATGACACAGAATGTTACCAATGAAATTGAGGACATGATCTTTTGGTATAAAGCACAAGATCATCCGCCTTTCAAAGTCGGTGATAAAACGTACTGGGATACACATTTAAATCACGTGAGCGAAAAGCGTCGTATTCAAAAAACTAATTCAGTTCGTACAATTGGATAGATTTTTTTTCTGATCTTCAATTAAATCAATGTATCAATACATCAACGTTTACAGTGTCGCAATTTTGGCTTCTATCATTTTCTTCTTATACAATCGCATGTCACGTGATTCAAACAACAGAAATGACTTGACTGATTCAGCAGTGGTCGGTGTCCTTGTAGTCGTTGCTGTCAAAGCATTAGAATATGCTGTTGGCAAAAAGGTAGAACGATTGACTACGATGGCATTGCAATGAAAAAGATGAAGTCTGCGAAATTCAGACGTTATTGATCTAATTTTCGTTACACCTTAAAACGCTCGTAATGTCTAATATAAAATGGTACGCGATCGAATGCTGGGCTGTCTCTACGGAGCCATTGTGGGAGACGCCTTCGGAAGTGCATACGAATTCAAGAAAAGGGATGAATACGATGTCCATGCTGATATGCAGACTAATGTTTTTGGTTTGCCACCCGGTAGTTTTACGGACGATTCTTCAATGCTGCTTTGCTTAGCATCCTCTCTCAAGGAATGTCAAGGATTTGAGCCTATTGATCAACTGAATAAGTATTGTGATTGGAAACGTAACGGATATATGAGTAGTAGTGATGATAAATGGCTATACGACATTGGTTGTACGACGAATTATGCTTTAAATTTGTTCACCCGTGATCGTGGAACGACGCGACAATATTACGGCTCAACAAACCCACAAATGAGTGGAAATGGTGGCATTATGCGATTAGCACCGGTCGCTGTCATGTACTGGTACGATCATCTCCTTGCCGGAGAGTACGCGGCACTTTCATCGAAGACAACACATGCTTCTCTCGAATGTTTGGATGCAGCAAGATTGCTTGGACAAGTACTAGCCTTGATGTTACAAGGGAAGGAAATCAAATTGGAGGCGGGACAATTTACCTCTATAGCTGTTCGCGCCCTGGTTGCAGGCGAATATAAATCCAAGTCGAGAGATCAGATCAAAACAAGTGGGTATGTCATACATTCGCTCGAAGCAGCGCTGTGGGCAGTGCACGTCACAACTTCCTACGAACAGGGTATAATGTTGCTTGCGGCGATGGGTGGTGATGTCGATACAGTGTGTTGTATTTTCGGAGCATTAGCAGGAGCAAAGTATGGATTGAGAAACATTCCGTCCCGATGGGTCAATGCTCTACAGAAACCTGGAATGGTTGGCGATGTAATATATGGACTACTCGACGCTATGGGTGTTTGAACGAGACATTGCATATGCGATGGGGCTTTTGTATCAAATTTTTTTAGTGGGAATAGGTTTGATTAACTACATATTTATTTGAATAGACTATTTACAGATAAATTACTTTAGTCAATTGTCAACTAGTTTGTAGAGTTGCGTGGTTTCCAGGTACGTCCAATCACAATATCACGCACTGTACAGATCGAGATTCCATACATTGTAGCAAGAAACTCCTGACTGACACCATTGGAGTATTCTTCTCTAATTTTTTCAGCAATTTCGCGAGTAACTTTAAACCCTTTGCAAATACCTCTATCCAGATGATCAGCAGCGTTCTCGACGGGTGTTCCAAAGATGAGGTGGTCTGGATTGCAACAATGTTTGACGGAACAAAGATGACGTGTAACTTCATTTGCTTCGCGGCGACGGTTTGTCTTGTACTGACAGACAGCTATGTGACAGAAGAAAGGACGCTGAGCGACTTTGAGAGTTCCATAACCTTGACGCGATTTGGGTCCTGTCCAAAGCAGGCATTTGGTTCCATTGTATTCATCGTCATGTGACACAGTTACTCGTTCCATCACTCGGTCATAAACTTTTTTCATTTGTTCTTCAGTCCATTCAAATTCTTTCCTCTCGCTCTTTCGGCGTTGGTTTGGCATTGTTTGACGGGGTAAATGGGCCCATGCGTCTCCGGCATCGATATGTTTAACAATACTGAAAGAGACACCCAAATCTTCTGCTCTTTGTTTCTGAGTACGGTACTTTGGATGTGAGATTGGGTGTCGTGAAGAGATGATTTTTTTAGCGATTTGTTCAGTAATGGTGGCACGAACATGGTCTTCTCCAATAACTTGGGTCCCATCGCGACGTCTATCCTGGGCATTTTCTAAAGTAGTTCCGATTTCCACATGATCCGGGGCGACACAATGCTTGTTTCGACATTTGTGACGTAATACAAGTTCTTCTCCGTTTTCGTGTGTGACTGGAATATTAAAATTATTTGTTACTGCAAAACTGACTCGATGGCCACGAAATTTATTTCCTCTCCAACTGACGCGGACGTAGCCATCACTATATGTACGCTGTTTCCACAACCAACATCCCTCATCAGTAATATCAGAACGTTCCTTAAAATATTGTATAACCCTATTTTTTTCTTCAATTTGTGATTTTTGATCCAGTGCCAATATTTCACGACATTTCTTTTGTAGGAGAGTTTCCATCTTGGCAAATGCTGTATCAAGGGTCCAAGGGTTGGGGGAGGCGCAGCGCAGATGATATATAGGACCGGAAATAGAATTAGCCTTAACGCGTTTGAAACTGAAATATAAATATGATTACCATTTAATATCATAAAATATCATGTCCGGAGCACTTTTAGGTCTTGTAGCATACGGTAATCAAGACGTATATTTGACAAAGGATCCTAATGTCACATTTTTCAAAAGCGCCTTCAAAAGATACAGCATGTTCCAAAAAGAAGTTGTTGCGCTTTCCGCCAACGGCAATCCCGCATTCGGTAGAAAAATTACCGTACCCATTGTGAGATCGGGTGATCTTGCATCTAAATGTTACGTTGAGATGGTTCTTCCTCAATTGGTTGCACCTGATAACATGAACATCGCATGGTGTAAATATGTAGGTCTTTCGCTTCTTGAGTCCGTTGAATTTTTGATCGGTGGTGCCAAGGTTGATAAGCACTATTCAACCTGGCTGATCATCATGCATGAGTTATACACAAAGCCTGGTAAAGAGAAGAACGCAGATATCATGATCGGTAATGTTGATCTCCTTACTACACCAAAACCTATCATTCCTGAGTACAAGGTACGCGTTCCTTTGCAATTCTTCTTCAACAGATTCTACAAGCAAGCCCTTCCACTTGTAGCATTACAGTACAATCCTTGTCAGTTCGACATTCAGTTCAAGAGAGCAGAGGATTTGTACACGATCTACGACGTTTCAGGACCCACTCCAGTCCCCACCTCCAAGACCCTACCAATTGCGCCCATTCTCGGTGCCGTCAATGTGTGGTGTGAGTATATCTTTTTAGAAGATGAAGAGCGTGATGCAATCGTGGCTGACGTCGTTGATGTTGTATTTGAACAAACGCAGTTCAACAGTCCTGAGGCATACACCGGGCCCAAATTGAAGAGTAGATTGGCATTCAATCACCCCGTTTCCGAACTCTTCTTCATGATCCAGTTAAACGCCAACGTTGACAACGGGGCTAACCGCTGGGCTGACTTCACCATGTCCGGCAACGACTCATCCAAGGCCTACAACGGTGATCAGCCATTGAGATCTGCTACCCTGATGTTGAACGGTAATGATCGTTTTGCCGCACAGGATGCAATGTATTTCAACAATCAAGTACCATATGAGTGTCATTCCCGGTCCCCTGCTGCAGGTATTTACTGCTACTCCTTTGCAAATAACCCCGAGGACGCGCAACCCTCGGGCACGCTCAATTTCTCCAGAATTGACTCCGCTGCGCTTGCAATCGAAACAAACACTGGAAATCAACCCTATAATCTCCTTGTCTTCTGTAAAAATTACAACGTGTTGAGATATAAGAACGGGCAGGCCGGAGTGTCCTTTTCCTCAATTTTTACCCTCCACTTTTCCACACGAAAATACTACAAGCGATAAGTTCATTTATTTATTTCAACATTCCTCATGTAACCGCTTTAAACAAACTACAATATATATATTCAAATTGAAAAATGCGTGCGCATATGAATGAAGCTCTTCTTAAACAACTTCATACGGAGGTGATAACTTGTCCATTTGAACGTGCACATGGGATATCATTTGATGAAACTGGTGATCGGTTCGATGTACGATTTATGGAAACTATTGTCGGTGACCATCTTACAGTAGATACGGGGAATTTTAAACGTAAATATGTTGCTGATATACACACGCATCCGAAAGCATCCGTCGGATATGAACCATTTTCTCCGCCAAGTAATGCTGACATTGCTTTTGGGTTATCTAGGTTTATACGTGATAGAGTTCCACAATGGTGTCAATTCATCGCAGATCAGTGTGGGGTTTGGCAAATACAACCCAATTCTGCTTTGCTAGAAGAACTGAATTCTGGTGAATGTAATTTCAATCGCTTGCAGGAAACCTTGTGGTGGAATGTTGGAACAATGGCAGAACTGCTGAGAGATGTACATAGGAGATCACACGGTGTAGCGACAAAAGTTATGGAGTTTAAAGCGTATAACAACTTCGAGGATTACGCCATGGACATGAACGGAGTCGTTGATGGAGACCAAATGGGGTATATTATAAAACATCACAAATATGACTTTCAAAATGGAATCGAACTAGAACTTGACAACCGCTTCTTTAAATTACAAATCTGACGAGTTTGAATACTGATTGCCGCGAGATTGTTTATGTTTCAGGTAATTGGAGATAAATTGATCATTAGAAACACGAGTATTACTGGGTCCTCGTTCCACGAGCCAATATCCCTTCAATTCTCCTTTCCGTACTTGTTTACAGATCGCGTTATAACGAACGTTGAGCTCTGATGCCATATCGGTGATGTTGTCAAAAACGGCTACTATCGAGTTTTGCGATGGTTCTCGTACGATGATTTGACCTTCATTATCACGTTTTCGAATTTTCTTTCTCGGGTTTATAATTGCATCGTCTAGTGAACTTTGGTAGATCGGGCTATTTACAGGGACTTCGTTATCCGCGAGATATTCTTCTTTGTCCAGCCTAACGATATCAAACGATCCGAAACGCATTGTTTTGGATACGTCGGTAGACTTGGTCAAGACATTTGCTGACTTGCCAGTCAACCTTTGTAACTCGTGTGTTGTTGGATATTTAGCAACAAGCACTCTTGCTTCATCACCACTCACTTCATAGACTTTCCAGCCGTAAAACCGCGGACGTGTAATAATTCTTGCTTTGTTAGACGGTGCTGCACTATCTTCGTCATCCGAACTAGTTTCTTCGTGAGATTGAAATGTATGCTCTCTGTAAAGACTCCATTGGCCTTTGTACCTTGCAGTGATTTTGGTGGCCATGTCGACAAACGTACGAAGATCGATGTCTCGTTTCGAGAAGTTGCATGTAGTACAACAAGATTGAGTGTTCCCTTCGATTTGATAAGACAAATTGTTGTCAACACGATCCCATCCAACTTCTCCAATGTAATGACATAAGTAGCATTGGCCTTCATGATTTGGTTTATCGCTTTGGCCCTCTTTTCTAGCGGTAAAGTACTCTCTATCTTTTTGCCGAACATCAAAAAGTTTCCAATTGGGTACTGTATATAATTCTTCGTCGTTGTAAAAACTGGTTAAATCAATATTTTTGACTACTTTGGCCATTCTTGCTACAAATTCACTGGGGGTCTGTGTCCGCTTTGCCATATTACACATGGCACAACATGGAACAACATTGTTTATACAGTAACCAATTATACTATCATTATTCAGTCTATCTAGTCCATTGAGATAGTCCTGACTCCCGCGACCACAGTATTCACAATCTTGTCCGATGAGTTTGAGCATTTGATCGAAGTCCTTGTTTTCAAAATAGATACGCCTTTTCTCCGCTTGTTCTCTGATCGCCTTTAACCTTCTCATTGGATCTTTGGCGTATTTCGCATAGTACTCCTTCATTTTTTCTGGATTTGCGTCTCTGAACGATTGGCTCCTTTCTCTACAGTACTCTTTCCAAGCTTCTTCATCCAGTTCTCTTTGACGTTCCCGCCATCGTTCCGAATATCCTTTGGCAGTATGACACTTGTAGCACTGGTTCTTCCATCTAGTTTGACACCATGAGAATTTTTTGATATCAAACTCACAACCACAGTCGTTACATCCGTTTCCAACTATACCCTGTTCGATAGCTTCTTCTCGTGTAATTTTGGTTTCATCAACTCGTCTTTTCGTGTTTGCTGAATGAGCCTTCCTACAAATATCACCATAAAGACAACGTTCTTCGTACGGATGTTCTTGATCACATGGTTTACAAAAGAATATACCCTCTTCTTCACGCTCCTTGCGCTTACGTTCAAATCCTTCCATTTTCTGACCAGAACGGCATTTTTTACAAGTTGATCGAAAATTACGGTCCATCCTTTCAAACTCTGTGTCCTTGAGCGCCTTCGTTTCTCCACATTCTTTACACGTTCTAGTAGTTGATACCTCGATCGTCGGAATATCTGTACCGTTTCTTACAGCAACTTTGACCAATTCATGTAATTCATCATTACGACCCCATGAGAGAAATTCTTCGTCCGAAATAGGTTTAAGTTTGTACGTAGAGCCTAGACCATCAGCGTGTGGAATATTATAGTACTTGTTGAGAGCCCACATGTCTTGGAAACGATGTCCACCAATGTGTTCGTCGCCTTTGTGATCGTTGAGAAATTCAGTTCGACTAGCGTATACATAATGAATCGTATCTGGATCATCGTGTTTGTAAACACCAAGTGCTGTTTTGCGTGGAACTTCGGACACGTCGATATTTTTGTCCTTGAGACGCTGAGCGAAATTGCAGGTATTTTGATTGATTCCATGACGTAGTAAAGCATCGTGTGTTTCAAAACATTTTTCACAGAAGAAGTCACCTAACTCGTTCTTGGTCGTTACTTTGATACGTGCATTCCGTTCATTGGCGTGGTTGCGATGATATGATTGAGAACACTTCTTGCATTCCGATTTGTACTTCCCCTTACTCTTTCTCCAAAACTCGTCAGTCAAAGGATGTACAGCCGAACATTTGAGGCATTCACGTTGATTCGGATCGATTTCGGGTAGAGGTTCTCCTGTACGCACGGCGTGGTTGAATTCGTTCATAAGACTTTGACGTCGTCCGAAACATTCGTACGTTTCTTCGTCGATTGGACAGATGACATAAGTGTATTCAGTGGAGTTATTGAGATGAGGAATGTTGAATGAGCGCTGGGTTTTGTAGACTTTCTCGCATTTTTGAATGGTGAGGTCGTCGTGGTGGTCGGTGAATGCTCGAATTGAGCGAAAGGTCCAAAGAAGGTGGGATGGGTCATTTTTGTGGTAGACACCGATGTTATCGATAGGATGACTGGGCATTTTGAAGTTGTTTATTACAAACAGGTCTTTTTAAGATGAATTTTACATGGACATTCACGTTTATTTTAATTAATTAAAAACGAAAAGAACACACAATTATGCGCCACTCGCGAATAGAAGGTTCCAGAAGCGCCAAAAAAATTAAGCGTGGCGTTTCTTCTGTTCAATTGAATCAAACATCAATTACGGTTGTTCGACAAAAAATATGTATAAATAATTTAAATGAATGTCAAAGCCAGAGATACTTATCGCGTCCCCGAAAATGATCATAACGGACACATTCACTTGAGCCGATTCCCTATTGAAGTACAAGAACATATTTTATTGAGTAGCGCATTTCCTCATGACATAGTTAATTATTGCGATGCACACATGTCATTAGCCATATGTAAAAATCCTAATTCGTATGTGTGGCAACAATTGTATGAAAGATATACTGATTACCCCTTGCCACCAGGTATGAGTCATGCACGCATGTGTCGTTGGTTTGCTAGTCTGCGCCAGTTTGAAGATCCCGACGACAGCGTATGGGCATACAATTATCATTCTAGTCGTTTCCTTTCATATGATTTTGATGTAAATTTAGTCGAAGGATGGTTTACAATGTCATTAGACGTCATGGTCAACACTCCGGGAACTGGTGATATGCGATCAATAACGACGGCCATGTCTCAGATGTATGCAAATGACCCTATATTAAGTTTGATTGTAACGATCTTGCGTGATTTAGAAGCCATGCAAAGTCAATGGTCAGCATGGGCATTGTCGATGACTAGAGAACTGGATGCATACAATCGAGTATTGGACAAAATTGCGTTATATGAAGACCTGATTGCTCTCGGTAGTGGCAACTAAACAAAGTCGCACCCTTGTCAATCAAAGAATGCTGAATAATTCACGAGTGCGATTTTTTAGCCCTCCTTTTTACAACCATAAAAAACTCTTCAAGTACACATATAAATGAGTATTGAACACATTATTTTAGGTGCCGGTGGCGTCCGAGGAATCGCAATTTTAGGTGCATTTGATGAGTTAGTAAAGAACCGACAAATTGATCCGCTCAAAATCAAGTCGTACGCAGGCGTGTCGGTTGGATCCATTTTGGCTTTGCTTCTGTCTATCCATGTGCCAAGCAAGGATATATATGAATTTTTTCACGATCCGCCCAATCCGGTACCCAATATCTTGCTTTTGTTCGTACAATTTGGTATTGAAACAGGAACAGGACTGATCACGTATCTACAACAAATACTCGAATCGCGCGGATTGGAAAGTAACATCACATTTGAAAAACATCATGACCATTTTGGAAAGGAATTATATATTCAATCAACAAACTTAAATTTGATGAAAGGTGAGATATATTCGTATAAAACACACCCCAATATGTCGGTCATTGAAGCGATTAGGCGTAGTATTGCTGTTCCTCTATACTTTGTTCCTCCTAAAGACGATAATGGACATCACCATGTAGATGGTGCAATAGTCGGACACAGTTCATTGGAATCATTATTTCCTGAAGACAAAACGTTGTCGATCATGATCCGCACAAGGCCGTGGGAACGTAATCACCCATTCGCCAATTTTCAGGAATTTGTACAACATTTGATGTTGATGCTATGGATACAAGGTCAACCAGATGAACCGAGCTCACCAAACAAAATAATCATAGATACGGATGATTGGGGCGATAGTGATCAGCAACCATATGGAAAAAATGAGCCTGCTGTTCTCGAACACATGATCACTCTGGGTCGCTCGAGTATTCGCAGTCATCATCTTCAGGTTGAGGGTCCACCTTTGGAAACCGACCAAAAGTGAAAGGATAAATAATAGGCTCTGGTATTTTTACGTTGCGTGCAAAACTCAACGGTAACTTGTCAGCGATTTCCAGCTGCATGATTGATTGTAGTCCTTTTACATCTAGAGTGTTTTCTAATGGCAGTATGTATCGCTGAAGTACTTCGTCGAGATATTCATCATTCTCAGCCGACCATGGGTGTATAGATCGATACACGACTGCGTCGATCCACTCAAGTTTCATTTGTACATATGGTATTTTTTCAAGTATGGTTTCGAACCAATGATGGGGCAAGGGGGATGATAGGTTGTTCAGCAAATATTCGTAATACTTACTTGGTTTTGACAGAACACTCCGGAGACAACACTCTAATAGATAGGGCATTTGTAGGTAATCCGCAGTAAGAAGCAATGGTATTATATCACGTTCCTGTACGTTGTGCATATTCAATTGGCGTAACATGAATTGAGCAACCAGTTCAAAATTACCATTTGCGGGTAAATCTATATGGAGTGAACTTATGTCTTGAAACTTGAACATCGAGTCAAAATATTCGGAATTTGTCATCAGTATTTGACGATCCATGATAAATATCTTGTTGTTTGTTTCAATCACAAACCATTGTGGAGTTTGATAGCGTGCATCATGTAATAATATGGTATCTTCATTGTCAGCAAGTCTCATAAATGTATTATAACTTGTGACCAATGTTGGATCAAGTAATAGATTGGCCAGTTGTATCAATTTATCTTTCATTTATTGCATTGTACTTTATTTTTTATTTACCTTCTAACGCATTGGGTATCAACAGCTATTACAGGGTTGCCAAATCCATGTCAATTTTATCGTCCAATTGCATGTTGAGTTGTTCAATTATTTCAACCATATCATTGTAAGTCGGTGTAAGCACGTGATGAACAAACCCAACTGAATCCTTCCAAACATCTCTAACTTCATTTTTGGAAACGTTGCATGTGACATTGCCTAAATAAGGGCAGTCGTGCTTAAGTCCATTCGCTACTTGAAATAAGTTCTGACCACCATATGTTCGTTTCAAAATTCGGCTTCGTAGCATGGGCATAAAGCTTTGAATAGATGGTTGTGGAAATGGATAATTGACGAAACCAATAGGGGTCTCTACCAAATCATCGTAAGAAGCACGGGAATCACAGTACACGGCAATTGCATCTAAAATATCCACGAGAGTTGTTGTTACCTTCCAAATTTTGCTGTTGACAAGAGTATTATCTAAAGTAGCTTCTTCCATATCCGTTCGAAGCTGGCAAAGTGTGTGTGCGACTGGTAGTAGCACGTTGTACAGTATTGCCAAACGATCAGATACGGTCCATTCAACTCCTGTGTTCGTTTCCTCGTGACGGATAAGGCAATCTGCAAGTATCATAAAAATTGTGTGTCAACATCGAATGCATACAAGATGGGAAGTGTAAAAAAAACAAGGATACCTTTTCCAGACGTCATTTTTCACTGGTCGGGAGATGTGTTTTGAGTCAAATAGAGTATTTTTCAATTGAACTTTATTGGAAACAAATAAAACAAATTGATATTTTTCTATAAAATATGGATTGTAGCCATAACTTCAAACATCATCGATAAATTGTCAAATAGCGCGTCAAGACGACACTGAATCAATGGGTCACTCCTTCTATTCCAATGCGGCCAAACGTGCTCGCAGATCTTGGTTATCTCTGCGTAGATCTTGTACAGCTTTGACCAGGTACGGTATTAATCTCATTTCGTTCATCATATATACACCAGTTTCCGGATCCGATGGAACTGTAACACATTGTGGGATGATGTCTACGATTTCCTGAGCAATGAACCCTACTACAGGCGTTTTTGATTCATCCGCTTTGAAGTTGAATACACGCACGTTCACATCGTCGATGCATGCAACATTATCTGAGGTCAAGTCCACGATATTCTCTTTGAGTCTAGCATCGGAAGTAGTATTGTACTGAATTTGTCCTGCAGTTGTCGATGAAACACCTCCGATGGGGTTATTACCACTCATAAAACGCAAATACGTCTGTGCCGCAGCATTACTACTGTGATAGAACGACGCGACAGTGTTGCTATTATATACACCACTGAATCGATTGATCGCATCGTCACCAGTCCACGAGGCTGTTGGCCCAGAGACCAATGCTGTTGTTGTACCCGAAGTACTTATCGTTAATTGGGAAGTGGGTGATGTCGTACCGATTCCTACCCAGCCGTTATTTTGTACTCGCACCCTCTCCACAGCACCTGCACCAGTTACTGCTGTGGATACCGTGAAATGTGCAGATGAACTACCATCGGAAATAGCGAGTAGTTTGACGGGATATCCACCTGTTCGTCCAGAAGAAGGAGTTAGTTGAATTCCTACAATATTATTAGCAGAATTAGAAATTGATAGCATAGGTGAAGAGGCAACGCTATCGTGAAGGTGTAGCAGACTGGCCGGAGTGATCGCACCTATCCCTACGTAACCGCTGTTCGTCACACGCATTCGCTCAACCACGGTCGTTGCAGAACCAGTGGGAGCGGTCGAAAAGATAAGATGACCCGATCCGTTTCCGTCGGAGATGGTCAATACTTGCGCACAGGGCGTTTGACTTGAACGAGTTCCATCAGTTGAGAGCATTGATAATCCCACATCAGAACTGCTCTTGCCGATAAGAGTGATCAATGCTGACGATGTTCCTGTCGATGCAGTACCTTCGAGTTGTAACAACGTATTCGGATAATAACCTCCTCCGATACAAACACCAGTACCGATAGTCATCGTTGGCGCTGCTGTATCTGCCGTGCTTGGCGGCGCATAAACAAATGAAAAGCCATATCGCGATTGATAACGCAAGGTTGTGGTATCAAAGAAAATGGATCCAATTTTGTTATCCTGTGCTCCCGGAGTATAGAAACTAATAAACCCGGCAGGGTAATTGTTCGTCCCGATCATCAAACATAATCGAGACGAATCCCATGAAGTTAAGGGTCCCATCAGAATCGGTCCATTGGCATCACCACCCACCTGCATGAGCTTATTTGTTGTTCCTGCACTGTAAAAGACATGTGACAATGTTGCTGTATCCACAGTGTACTGGGTTCCGATTGTTGAATTGTAACCAAAGCCGGCTTTGTTCGTGGTCCCGTCATATAACGATATTTTGTATTCGGATATTGATGGAGTAATCGATAAACGAGTCGTAGCACTCGTTGTTCCAATTCCGACGTTGCCGCTAGAGTCAATTCGCATTCTCTCAACAATAGTATTTGTGGCTACTCCCGTTGCGGCTGTTGAGAATGTGAGATGTGCTGAGTTATTTCCATCGTCCACAGCGGTAATGGCGGTAGGAACTCCACCCGTTCGTCCAGACAATGTATTCAAATACAATCCACAACTTGAGCCACCTGTAGTATTTTGAACGGTCAAGAATGTCGATGTGGCGCCTGAAACAGTCAACAGTGTAGTAGGGTTACTAGATCCTATTCCCACTCGACCTGTGGAACCGACGATTCTCATTCGTTCTACAGCAGGGCCGAAGCCTGTCGTAATTATCGTATCATTGAGAGAATTGTACGTCAAGTGATTACCAGCAATGGAATATAACCCACCTAGTCTTGTGTTTGACGTATAATACGTCGCGATCAACCCAGCACGTTCCTGAATATTTAAACGTGCTTCATAAACTGTTGTCGTTGGTGACAAATTGATATAAGGATCTGCCGCTCCTCCAATTTGCAGGGCTCTGTTTGTTGTACCATTGACATAGAATGTGTGCCATAGAGTGGCCGAGTCCACTTGATAATACAACCCGGTGGCGTTGTATCCAAACCCGCTTTTGTTCGAGGTACCGTCATAAAGAGATATTTTGAATTCTGGTGTAGCAGTGGTGATCGAAAGTCTAGTATTGACCGTCGTGGTTCCAATTCCTACGTTTCCTAACGATGTCAACCGCATTCGTTCGACAGCGCTATTAGCGGTGCCGGGGCTTGCGGTATAAAAAAGCAAATGTGCACTGGCATTCGCATCATCAATAGCCAGAATATATGTCGAAGGTCCGCCAATTCGGCCAGACCATGGACTCATTGATATACCACATGTGTTATTGGATCCACCTGAAGTATTTCCGATAGTCAAAACAGGTAAATTCGATCGCAATACAGTATTTGTCAAGGCTAACGCACCCGTCATAGTACCACCACTCAATGAAAGTTTGCCGTCGACTTGGGTTTGTACAGCAGATGTAACACCTGAAATATAACCTAGCTCAGTTGATGTTACAGCGCTTTGACTGAGCAGACCAGTCGAGTCTGTAATCAACGCGCGATTGGGCGATATGTTGCGAATACTTATAGGGGTGCTAAAGTTCAACTTATACGTATTATCGTATGTGATAGAAGGTAGAGTTGTGGCGCTGTAAATCGTTATTGTACCGCTTACCACAGCAGTCCCAGAGGTGAAGATTATACTGAACGCCTTTCCAGATGCAGCAGTATTGGTAATACGTGTTTTGGCATAGTAATGGTATTGATTTGAATACGTAGGTGAAGTTGTTAATGTGTTTCCAGCAGAGTCTTGAACGACATAGGATAATGCGTCAGTTGTGCTCGCGGTGATACTCAGCGTAATTAAAACATCAAACGTTCCCGAAGCAACTGTAAAAAACCCTGAAGCAGCATCATATGCAAACCTGCCAGCACTGAATGATCCATTAGACACATCCACGGCGTTGTTTGTTATAACGAAATTTCCCGTTTGTTTCGAATCATTCAACGATGCAAATACAAGGGAATTGTCGGCAGAAACAGGATGTCTAATATTACGCACTGATTCCATGAAAAGTTTTGATGGTACATCATTTGCATATAGCGGGGAACCGATATTCGCGATCCGGTTCATTAGTACATCAACTGTACCATCAGAGGTTATGCGTAACGCTGCAGCATTTGTTCCGAGTGCAAGACTTTGTGCATTCGTAGTTGAGATAAGGAATTGTGAATTACTGGTATCCGCAGTGAAAGAAAGAATATTAGAAGGGTTATCTGTTGACTTAAACCGTAATGATCCAGTCTTAGACGTTAGATTGAGAAAAGACGCAAGAGATGCGATACCACCGGCACTCACAATGGACCGATCGGTTGCATCTGTAATATATATGGGGTTCAAGAATCGCCTTGCCATTTCATAATACAGTGGAAAATAAATCACGTCTAAACGGCCACAAATATTTTAACGAACAATGGAATAACGATGTCTAAAGTACTATTCATCAGCGAAAATTGTCAATATTGCCGTAAACTTTTGAACACTGTACCATTGGAAGATGTGGAAATTGTGGACGTTAAACAACGGCACTATGACACAGATTTGCAAAATATAATCGACCAATTACATATCGACGGCGTTCCTACTTTGATAAACGGTGATTCGGACAACCTAATAAGAGGTGCTGATGTTTTTCGATTTTTCACACAACCACCACCATCCCAAAAAAGACCTGAGCGACGTGTTCTACAAAGCGACGGTGACGGTGGGGATGATGCTGGCTACACGGGAATAAACGCACGGCAACAACAACCAAGCTTCGACGATGACATCAAGGTGCCCAAAAAAATCGATAATTCGAGGTTGGCCCGATTAAAAAACAGATATGACAAAACACCCATACCTCTTTAAATTATAGTCGAAACCATTTAGCACAATATCTTTTGAAAATTGTTGATATTTATTTCAAATCATTTACAACCCTTCAGCCCTACGTGAACCCTGATAACGTCCTTTTGACCTGTCAAATTAACACAGTCAAGCCACACGACATTCATATGCTAGAACATACACTGGATCCTGAGATCACTTGGAAATATACAAATCTTCTGTATATCGAAAGAGACGAAGACAAAAATTTACAATGGTGTATAGACAACAACGTATATTTTCTATCAGACGACGAGCTTTGTCATGCACTCGCACTCCATACCGCTACATCATGCATTCAACTCATCTGCAACAAGTCGACTCATATACCATTCCCAATTTATCGATACATTGGATTTCTACGACTGGACTACATAGTTGACTATCTCGAGGCAAAATTACCACCCATCTCCGATACATCCTTGTTTTATGAATGTCTTCATCACTGTGCCTTCAACGACAATGTCCTAGTCTACAATTGGATATGTGACCACTACATGTTTTCACTCTCATCCACTCAGATATGGGATATCACTAGCACTGCAGCCGAGACATCTGATTCAATGCTTCACAATGTTAGGGTTACCTTATGGAATCAACTGACAATCCGCGAACGAACAAAAATAGTCAACTCACTCTTCTGGCGTTTCCAACCGTATCATATGGATCAACATTTCTCATACTTATACCACAATTTCTTCCACAATGTTGATATCATACCGATCACACTCAACCGCATATCACATGGTCAGTGCAAACATCTAGTTGTACGTTGGCTCGACAAATATGTCTTCTCCCTTCCAGACATCAAAAAGCATCGACTCGCGTTCCGGGAGTGTTTCTTTCACTGTCTATCGAAACAGACTGTGGATTCGTACGAGTTTGCAAACATTTTGTTGGATATTGATTCTACAATCATCGAAGACGGATATGGTCTTGGTTTGATTGTACGATACTATCCTCCTATTTTAGCCACGATTTCGCGTATACTCAAACTCGACTTGTCCCAATTTTCAACAAAGAACGCCAAGATTGGTTATCTAAATTCGCTCGACCCCATTTTTGGATGACGTCATTTGTCCGTGTATGGATCTGCCGATGTCAAATATAGCAAATTTAAAAAATGCTCTTTGTTTAACGTGTAATCAAACGAATAAAATGACATTTTCCTTCGCAAAGCTTCGTATAAAATTTCTGAATAGTGTGTTGGTAATTTTACGTCATCATTATACGAGGGTGTGCTCATTTCATCTACCCAGCGCGCAAAGACATTGTATGTACATGCGTTGAACAACAAATGCTTCACGCCGAGATAATACAAATATTCCTTTAAATCTGACCAAACAACCCAAATTTTATCATAGTGTATCACAGCACGTTCGACAGGGTCCTCAATGACCGAGTTTTCAACGTCTTCCGAATCGCCGCAGTTATCAGTGGTCACATCGACAATCATTTTAGAACTTTTTGAAAGCAGCATAGAAACTTTATTGCTACATAGTTGTAAAGAAAGTGTTTTAAGGTCACTCGGATTAAAACAAAGTCATCTCAATTATGGTTATTCTAATGGATCTATCAAACGCAACCAGACACGAACATTCTACAACTACGTCACGTTTCAATTAGATTCACTTTGCAAGGGAATACTCAATATTAAGGTATTTCGAACAGGGCGGTTGCAAATAACTGGTTGCAAAAGTCTAGCGGATATCAACAATACCATGGACAAGTTTATCAAACTCTGTGAAGAAATCGCCAAAGAATCGAGGGAAGTGGTTGTTGAAGCACACACGTTGTTGAAGGATCATTTCATAGACAGTCAGCAAAATTTATATCACCATAACCGAATCGTCGGCAAAATTATTTCCGATCATATTCTGATGTACAAAGGTTCCAAATGTATCTTACGGAACGATGGACGCCTAATTGAACCAAATTATCGGCCGAACACTACCGAAGTTGTTCGCTTTGTCCTTGAAGCAAGAAGTTCTCCACCCCCATCAGAGAAACGATCGATGATCCTCGATTGTAATCCATTGAAGACAAATGGGAACCTCAAATGGAATTACCGTGTTGTATCTCTCAACGCAAATTATCACACACACAAGTACATTCACAAAGACACACTAGTCAAGAAACTTCGTAATGGATATCATCAGTATTTAGTTAGTTATGATCCGGCAATCTACAAGAATATCAATATCAAAATTTTAGATGATGATGGTACATCTATTGGAAGTATTTTGGTCGCAGCCACGGGGTTTCTTTCGTTCTGTGGATTCAAGTCTCTGCCGTCGGCTCAGGAACAATGTCGGCGTTTTCTGGCTCTTCTTGCATAACAGGAGCAGCTTCCAAGGGCACATATAATTCATGATCGTCTTCTTCATCATCTTCACAGATTGACTCTGAACTGGTGTTGGAAATGAGGTCGGGCATCAATGCGTCCTTTTGTCTATATGATACCAATTCTTCCTGTAGTTTCGCTATTCGGCTATCACGTTTCCGAAGTTGTATTATCAAATATATAACCGTGAAAACCAACGCAATCGAAATGCCAATGGAGAAGATTGTAGTATTAAATGTGATCGCCATATCTTGACCTCCTATCTAGATTTAGTTTTTTATTTTTCAAACGCATCATAAAGAATCCTGTTTATGACACATAAAAATGGAACTTCCATCACCTTTGCCGAAAACAGAACTAAAAAATATCAGATCCACCATCGAATCAATTATTGCAGATAAACGCCGTCATCCTTCATGGACCCGTATACATTTCAACATGAAATATGGTGAATTTGCGCGTGAAAAACCTGCTTTGTTCAACGTAGCCGTTACCTCCGACGACGCTGATTTAGCTTTGAAGCTAATTGATATCCTTGGTGCAGAAGATGGTCGAACACAAGAAGAGAAAGAAATTGCCATGGGGAATACAATACACGAACGTTTGAATGCAAAGTAGAAATTTCACTGCGATTTTCAAGTATGGTTTCTTGCTACGTTACACGTGATGGCCGTAAACCTTTTGATGTAGAGGCGGAAGCACTCAAATATTTCGAAATCAAACAAAAATATTCGTTCGGTGAAAAGAGTGGAATTTATTTGCCAGTTAACATCAACGATGGGGAAACACATCTCCGTTCGATACGACTCCCTTTTGAATGGTTTTGTAATGGCTTTGTCGGCATGGACTATCTCGCATCGAAGAAGTTTATGGCACAAATTCTCCAAAACGCCTATCAATCAGACATTCTACAATTTTATTTACCAGAAACATACACCAATTTCCACGTATTACCACCATCAAAAGACAGCGACAAATGGGTTTTGAAGAAAGACACGCAGGGTCAAACTGGTGTAAAACTTGTTCACGGTGATCCGCGCAAACACATTGAAAGCGATACAGTGGTTATACAGCGTTTTGTCGAGAAACCATTATTGTTCAAGAATCATAAAGTTAACTTCCGTATCTACATTGGATGCATCGTCAATGATCACGCTAACATGTACTTTTATAGTAAAGATGGACTTGTTTACTACTCGCAAAAACCATATACAAAGGGCGATTGGATTACGACTGGGTACACCGAAAATCGTGACGTATACAATGAACGCCCAACATTGGTGAGTGATTTGCTGGGAACACTCTCTTCAACGTTGAGACATGCTATTCAAACAAATATAAGAAAAGCACTCACACTTTTAATGGATCCGTATAGGTCAATTTTGAAACCAATCACTCGATGTAGTTATCAACTTTTCGGCGTGGATTTGCATATCGGTGCAAATGGTCAAGTAGTGATTATGGAGGTCAACAAAAGTCCAGATTTCAATGTAAAATCAGAAATGGACGGCGCTCTGAAACATGTAATTATGCGTAAATTTTACGAAGCTGTATTCACTAGTTGTATTGACCCGGCTGTATTTCAAAAACTATTTTAAACGACACGTAAATAAACAAATGTCATCTGATATAAAGCGTATTGATACAAGTGGAGGATCTGAAGTGAAACAGATCGAGTGCGACGTGGAGGAAGTACGATTTGAACGTAAACCTCGTCAATTCGAAGCCGACAAGTACGTAATGATCAATGACGAAATTTTGAATAATCTACCGGAAGATGGAAATACATGGGTACGGTACATCAAGCCGGACGGTAAAATTGTCTCAGGAGGATACTTGGTGAAAAATGCGTTTCCATCCTATCTTATTTTGATGAACCCTAACACATCTGCACGGTTTTCGGTCGGTTGTGACAAAGGGAATCGGTTTATGGTGACAAAGAAGGCGCTACCAAGAATAAAAAAGTCAATTTTGAAGGAAGAGTTATGGAATGATTTCAGAGGTAAATAGAAATTTATTTAAATGGGCTTGCGTAAAAGATCGGGCTCAATGCTGCTGTTTCCCCAATCAAAGCTTGCCTTAGGAATATAGGGGTCTCGACGAAGACTCAAACTGCCATTTTTCAAGCTGGTTCCCCGGGAATCGAGGCCAACGTGATATCCAGTGATTAGCATTGGATCTTCACTTTCGTCTACCAATTTGGGTACGGATGGAAAATTGTTTTGTTTCCGTCGGTTTTCTACATACTCGTCATCCTTGATTTCTTCAACCCTATCCGCAAAAGTGACTTGTGGGGGCATTTTGATCGTAGAGTCAATGGGATGTGGGGCAAAGGGGTCAAACCCTTCTTTGCGATTATTATAATAATAATAACAAACGATAACTACAACAACAGCTATTAATCCCAAGGTGGTAGTGTCCATTTTTAGTATATTATTCATGGCTATAGAAAAAAAAAAGTTACTCGTCTTCATCAAAAGCTTCTAATGATCTCGCCATAGGTATTTGTAATGGCGCTCCAGCACTTTGCATTTCGACTGGTGCGGGAGGAATGTGATGATGATGATGTGGCATCATTGGTACATTTTCGAATGACTCACTGATTGGGGTTGCTTTACCAGCGACGATGGCGAAAATAATCAACCATGCAACGAATGCAAGAGAGGCCATATAGAACAATTTGGTTGTTTTGGTAGTTGCCAATTCGTATGTGGCCAATCTATAGTATGGTACCAACAAAACTAAAGAAGTCAGTACAGTCATGGCGGTGACACCACTTGCCATTTTGTGGCGTGCGAGTGTTACTCCTAAAACAATACACGTTACAACTAACATAAGACCCGTCATACCTGTCGCAATTTTCTGAGATTGTGAAACATTTTGAAGTCTGTCTGCAATGGCATTGAGTCTAGGATTGCGGTCACCCATTAGAATAGATTATTAGACCCTTTAGAAAAAAAATTATTGATCTCTTTGATGACAAAAAATGCACCTGTGATATCCTGTTTCATATCTTTGGTTTGACTTGCTTTGAGATACCATATAAATGGTACTTGTAATGTTACATCAGCCGTGCAATTATATGGCAAATCCATGGCAGTGACACGTTCGTCGTATTTATCTTTGAGAATCATATTACTTTGTCCCTTTGAGTTTGTGGATACAAGAGGGTGAATTACATCTAATGACAACATCGTCAAATACTTGGAACTCTCGAATCTTTTGGCAATGTGTTGATCTAGTCTTTCAAAAAATTGTTTGTTTTTGTGATACTTCTTTTCATCTTCAAACCTTATAGGTACAACTGCCTTCCCCTTTTTATTCCTAGTGATTCCATAAGGAAGATGAACGTTACTCATTTTGAACGTTAGTGGCCCATCTTGTCCCATCAATTTAATCGAATATTTACTAGGAGATTGTGATTCAATCTCAATACAATCCATAGGAATCAAACTAAAGTCCATTGATATGTGATCACTTTTTATTTTCAGTCAATCAGACGCAACGTTGTGGCATTATAAGAAAGATGGTGATGTGAAAAAAAAACTAAACATGGGTGTGATCTACTACCTCTCCGTACATGGTGAAAACATTGACGACCTCATTTTGGACAAACCAAGGTCTTATTGGATTAACAACAATTTGCCGTCAATGACGCTGACATGGCGGCGATCAAATGTCGCAGATTACGAGATGGAAACTGAACATTTCAATGATGTTGCTGTAAAAAGATGGGTGGCTGCTTTGCGAGCTGATCTCAAGGATTGTTCATATTTTTTGGACGATGGTGGTCGTATTATATTGACACGGTCGTTATGCACCACCTTTCCTTTGTAAACTCTTATACAGTTGTTATTTTCACGCTATATGTACGTGTACTACTGTCTTTTGGATTCACAGAATAATAGAACCTTGGAAGAGTATTGGCATTCCACACGATCTCACATCGTTGTAAGTTTGAACCTGCGCTACTTACAAGTCTGTTGACAACACCGACGGCGGCGGCAGATGATTTTGACAACATGAAAATACCATTGAATCCGGCGGCGGTATTATCATTGATTATAACCATGTATGGTCCAGGTGCACTGATAGGCAAATCAACGCCATTTGTAGCACCCACCACATCGGTCAAAGATACAGTTACAGTCTTGTTCAAAGAGCTTCCATTGATTGTCGTCACGTTGCTCAATGCGCCGTTGGAATGAGTTATACCTTCAACGACGACTCCGGTCGTAGCATTGCGATTGATTGTATCTGCGGCAATTGTTCGATCAACAACAAGTCCACCGACTTGCGTGGTTGGTCTTCCACTGACGGTTATACGTGATCGTCCGGGATCCGTACTGGTGTAAGCGATCTGCATCGTATCATCGCTTTCACTGTAGAACACAGTGGCATAGGAGTGGCCGTACAAATAGTATGTATCGCTTGTTCCAGGCACTGTAACCCAATCCTTTCCGCCTTGTGTTGTGTCCGCCGTACCATAAATCGTCGCGATCTTTGTACCCGAATCGTATCCCTTTATTTTGCGGACTTGTGTACCAATTTTGATCCAGTATCCCTGGTAGAAGTTCATGACAGGGCTTGCATTCGAAGCCAGTGTCACTGTAGTTGCCGTACCAGCTACAACAGTACCGGATGCATCTGGAGTATCATTCACTACGTCGCCACTTGATGAACTTGCAACAGATTGATAACGTGCCATCAATAACCCAGCGTCAGACGATCCAGAAGGTCCAGAATTACAGATCACGCAGTTGTCACTCACCGCCAAAGAATCACTCTCAATAATCGTTGAGGATCCCACTACTCTAATACTTCCTGCAACTACGAGGTTATTTCCGATAGTCACTGTGGAGGAAGTACTATTACCAATGAAAACAGGAACGTTTGACGTAGTGGTTCCGATGGAAATACCATTGGTCACATCACTGGATTGAATGGAAACACCCTTGGTAGCTGCCAAAGACGCCCCACCTGCTGTTGCATTGAGATCGAGAGCAGACGGACCAGTACCAGATGACAGCAATCTTAATTTGTTATCATATGCTCCGGCAAGTTGCATCACAAAGTCGCGTCCTCCTGCCAGGGCAGTGTAAAGAAGACTCGATCCAGCTGAACCACCAGTACCGGTCAGATTGAAAGGACCTGAGCTGACGGTGGCATTGAAACTAGATACTGCAGAGCATGTTACACCAGCATTACCAGCGGATACGAGAACTGCGTCGCTGCTAGTTCCTGCACCACTCAATACCAATCGAGAGCTATTGGCTGTGGTGCAATTGAGACCGACGCTGAAATCCTGGGAATTGGCTACAGTGTTGGCAAATATACTTGAGCCGGAACTGGTCGCACCGGCTGTGGATGAGATTGCAAAGTTTCCTGCCGTTACACCCACGAGGTACCCTGTAACAGCCGAGTTTGAAATACCTCCCACACTGGCGGCAATGTTGATGGCCGAATTTGTGGTCGTTGAACTTTGTAACTGAAGCTGGGCCGTAGTGCTTCCAGTTAGAGCAACGATCAAATTGTCCGCATTGTTGACACTGGCCAACGCAAGTTTGCTCGCGGCACCACTACCCAAGATATTCCATGCGCCATTGGAAACGTTGGCGGTTAATCCCGTATTTGCCGATAGATTCACACCACCAATAGAAGACACAAGATTAATCGCATTGTTTGAAGTACCACGTTCGTTACTGAGCGTTATTGTACTAGTATTGGCCGTTGCAGTCGTACCCCAACGTCTGATCAAAAGATTGGAATTTGTGTCGCTGTTGAGACCGATCAGGGAAGGTCCGGTTGACGTGATGCTCATATTACCGCTTCCAGACGCGACAAGTCCTGTGGCCGAACTCAGTTTCAAAGACGAATTACCACCACTGAGGTTGAGTTGACCTAGGGCAGACGCGACGGACAAATTCGCGCTTCCAGTAGTTTGTAAATTAGAATCAGCAGCACCAGTAACATTGAAAGCAGCAGTGCTGGAAGATACACCTATTGCTCCGTCCACGGCCACATTCACCGTGGAACTTGGACCTGTCCCGACAACGGAAAGTGAGGTTGACTGTAAAGATGAAGCAAAGTTTGCAGCTCCAGTAGCATTTAACGTGGAACCTACATATACATCGCCGGTAATACCAGCTCCACCTACAACTTGAAGTGAACCACTTCCTGTATTGGTACTGGTCAGATTACCTTTAATTACCGCACTATTTGAGACGGATAACACACCGAGGCCACCGTCCTGTGGATAGGGACTATCAATTACATCAAAATTTCCTTCAAAAATAGTACTTCGTGAAGGGACAGACATTTAATTATATGAAATAGAAAATAAAATTTTATTTTTGTTTAATTTGGATCATTGGCGATGATCTTTGTAACACTACGATTATTTTGGTCCAATCCTTTAGCCATGTATGAGAATCTTCCATTGCGTAATGGATGGCGTGAAATTGACTGTACAGTTGCTTTAACTCTTTTGCGGTCTTTCACCGAATAAAACGTCATCGTTGTACCGATCAAGTTGGCGTAAGTAGATGTAGGCATGATATTTTATATACGCAGAAAATATTTTAGCCAATAAAGACACACCTTAAGGTAATTAGAAAAAGCATGACAGACGGATCAATGTTCATTTTATCTATACCTGACTTCCGGGCAAATAACCAAATTATATCGGCGCTTGATTCATTTGATGAGAACGATGCATTTACTACTTACAAATCGACTGCTCCTCCAACAGTGCATCGTGATACATACATCGTACATGTACCCGCTGTGGAAACCACTATAGGAGATGAACTGAACGAATGTTATCAGCTTTTACCTAATTTTCTTGAACGATCATGGCCCTCATCTACAAACGTTAGATGCTGGTGGTGCACTCATAATTTCAATACAATGCCCATACCATTACCAATCGGCATAAAAGCAGACGGCAAATACAAGGTCAAGGGTTGCTTCTGTTCGTTCAATTGCTCCATGGCGTTTGCGTTACACGAAAAGCAAGATGGTTATTTGCTCGGACATCTGCAAAAAAAGTTGACTGGAAAACCAATCACTACTCCTATACCACCGGCACCTTCGCGATACTGCCTTCGTGAATATGGTGGCCCATGTACAATTGACGAATTCCGTACAACACATAATCAAGGTGCATGGAAAATTGACACCAGTTTAAGCTTTCCCCAAATTATCAATTGTAATGATTTTATAACGAAGAAATTGACACGTCAGCAATACCCTGGACTTGAAATGTTACACGAGAAGATGGCAAAAACTACATCAGATTGGAAAAAAAGGGTTGTACCAGCACAGCCAACTACGATGGTGGCTACAACCTCGAAAACCAATGTTCAGAGGAATCCACGAAAGGCAATCTCTATGGTAAATTCCGGCATTTCACGCCAACACGATTCGATCGGTCTCAAAGTATTACATTGACCCCCTTAAGAAAAAAATAATAAATAAGCTATAAATGTCGCTAATTGTGGGAATTGACGTTGGAATTAAAAATCTAAGCATATGTGTTTTGGACAAGAACCAAGTGCAAACACCGGTTTGTTGGGTTCTTCTTGACATACGCGGTAAAACACCTGTCGATGTCATCCGGAACCTTCTAGATGAGTTGAACGAACTTGATTTATGCGCGAAATACGATATCAGCAAGGCTTTTGTGGAACTACAAATGCACAAGCGGCTGGTTGGTATATCGTACGCACTTTTGACGTATTTTTCAATGTACAGCGTTGATGTCCAGTTGATCAACGCCGCTGCGAAAAAGAAGTATCTCAATGCAACCGAACAATATAGTGATCGAAAACTGAGTGCGATTGAAGCAGTGTCCGCAAGAATTTGTCCATCGTCACGCAACATGTTAGATAATCATAAAAAGAAAGATGATCTGTGTGACAGCTATCTGTACGCTTTACACGGATGTGAAAAATTATCACAGGCTAGAAATAAATGAATCCATATACATTGTACACTCTATTCAGTTTCTTCTACATGTCGTCTATTTTTAAAGACTATGTTACTTCACGACCGACTCTCGGTATTGGCAGTGGAAGACAGTTGCTTACATATCCGCTCATTGTACAAATCACAGCGGCTTTGATTACTCTTATGTAAAGTAACGGAATGCAAAGAAAATTGCAATCAAAATCAATGTTTGATTAACGTACGTTGGTGTAGCTGATAAGACCGGAACTTGAATCTTATGAGCATAGTGTAACACAAAATAAATACCAAGTGCTAATACGATCGCTTCGAGTAAATATTTTTTGAAACTTCGTCTTTTAGCACCTTTCCTAGGAAAGGCCGTCATATTGGAATCATTGATACTGTGGTTATCATCGTCATCATACAATGGAACATCACTCTCATAGTCATCCAGATCATCGAGTAATGTGTATCGCTCAGGTGTTCTAGGCATATTTACAATGTATTAAGATATTATTTAAAATTTTGACAAAACGTGCTCGAGAATAATATAATTCTCGTGGTTACCCGCTGCTGCTTCGGCAAGGATCAGAGCAACATTCAAATCGATTGTGTCCACGGCTAAACAGCATACAAGTTCGTACAAGTGAGGGGTAAGGTATTTGAATACTCTTGAATGCATCATATAAGAAGAGCGTACAGGATAACGATCACCTACAGCAGCGTGAATGATACTGATCATGGTCGAGTTCACCATAGTTCTAGTGAAATAGAGATTCCAGAAGGAGTCGTCAAAAGCCAAGGGCCATCGATACAATATTTCCGCCACTGCATATGTTTTGTTTTGGAGTAGAGAGCATTCCAATGCACAAATGATGTCATCGCGGAAATGATCGTCCCATTGCGGGGCTTGATGTGAGTATAGTCGACTAACAGTAATATCTTCGTTTTTGAGACATTCCAAGAAACCAAATTGCGAAACTACCGTGCGTTCTTGTATATCGTAATCACCATGAAGATCAAGTGCATTCTGAAAAAATTGATAATGATTCAAATCGCGGCTATGACGTAGGCAGATGAGATATAAGTGACTATGGAGACAGTGAGGAATGTGAGGTTTCAAAACCGACCAAAACCCTAACAGTGTTCCTTGTCTGGTAGCAGAGATACATGCGTCGGCAAAATCATACAATTCTCCTTCAGGGTCTGTTAACATCCAACGAATATTGATGAGGTTGACGTAAAAATACTTCTTCAATTCCCTTCGAACCCGTTCTTCGTTCACATCCATAAAAAATTTCACTACGTCGCTCTTTCCGTACTTGATGAAGTCAAAAAGATGTTGAAAAAATGGCCTGTAAACCTTGGTGGACTTGTCAAGATCAATATGTAACCAAACGTAATCTTTGAAGAATTGAAGTTCGCATTCGTAACTATACTGAAGGAAGTTGGCACTCCAACGTTCATTGTTGTTCAACCATAATAGTACGGACTTACTTTGATGACGAATAGAGAGTTCAATGATTCTATCGATATTCTGAAGTGGTAATCTTTTACGGCGCATCCAAACCAGTAATTCGACGTTATCATCTTTGGCAGCATTGGTTGAAACGATACTCCAGTACGGATTTGAAGTACGATTCTGGTGAGGCAAGAATTTGAACCACAGTTCTTTATCAAGATAAGGCCGCAAATAAGTGAACGGTTTTGTCAAGTGACTTGCAAACGGAGTCTTACTAAATCGGTTGATGAACAGACAAACATCCAAACGACCATATGTGGCAGCAAGGTGCAAAAGTGAATCCCATTCGGAGGAAGTTGTCTTTGTACGCCAAAGTATATACCTATGGATATTACTGATGTTACCATACTCTAGAAGTCTCTTGTAGCCAGTCATAGTCGTTGGTTTGGGTATTTTTGGATTATTGTGTAGCCAAAGTACAAGGTCATCGTGCCCTCCAAGTTCCGCCATTGCCACCACATCTTCCCGGTACCACACCTTCCACGGAATAAATTCAAAAATATACTCGAGACATTTCTTGTGACCTATACGAGCTTCTTCTCCAGCGCGATGAGTAGTGATGTCGTAGAGTTTCTTGGCAGCATACTCATGGTCTAAGTAATTACAGACATGCCAATTTCGTGAATCGATAAGAACTTTTGAACGAATTTCCTCCGGTATACCCTTGAAGTAAGATACAAAATCGTTTTCCTGATATATAAAAAAATATATTGATTAGAAGTAAACTAATTATGTCCAGCCCTACCGAAACACAAGTAACCAGTACCATTGAGTCACTAGGGAAATTATTAACAAGTACTAGTCAATATTATCCAGTTCTTATCAATTCGTTTGCAGACTTCGCCGCGTTCACAGCTGATGGAAATGTACGTATCAGTCATTTAGACACAGTAACAAGTATTAGAACTACCAAATATTACACGTACATTATTCAAGATCCACAGACTATTGAGTTTACTTCGACTGCGGACGGATCAAAGTTCACCTCGACGTTCACGGTATGGAATAGTGGGTCGCAATTATATTCGTTTAAAATTTCGAACAAAACATACTACACTGATACAAAAATTATGACGGATCCAGTTATTTTCGATTCTTCATATCCAGGAGACAGACGTCTTTTATGTGGAAAGTGGGTCAAAATAACCATTCCATAAAACGTGGCTTGCGTGTACGACGATGAGCTTTTTTATTGCAATAAATGTAAAACATGCCAGCCACGCCCCAAAAAAGATGTAAGGATACTTTGACCAAACTTGTAATTTTTTCAGCAGAAGAATTCGAACGCCGGCGTTATTTTTTGAAGAGCCAGATGTTGCCGATTGTCGGCGCAAATCTCGAGAACTTGACCGATGACGTCATAGACATATTAGTCGACAAGTATGACGACTTACTGTTCAATGGGGCACTCAAACGCCAATTGTTGAAACTTGGATGGAAGATGAACAATAGAGCACATTTCAACGACAGCGAGTTGAAAGAAGAACATGAATCGGCCGCCTTTTTATGCTTCCAACAACGATCGCGTGAACCCAGCGACATTGGTTTAATTTTCAATCGCAAAGCTCTTGCCAATTTAGGACATGGTACAAAATGTGCATTCAAAAAACAATGCGTTTCCGCGTTCGAGTGCTTTACGGATATTTTCGAGCATGAATTGATACATCTTGCCCAATTTTTGTTCTGTGGATATTCTCGCAAATCAGGGCGTCATGATAAGGTTTTCATGAGCATGGCACGTAAGTGGTTTGCACACAAGTCCGCGACCCATTCGTTGTGGTAAATATAATTCGTTAATCGACCCTGTTGCACACCACTTTAAAAAAATATAGTAACACAATTAATATACTCAAAAAGTTTAGCTAACCACATAGTGCGAAAATGTCTTTGTACTCTACATCAAATCTAGTTTCGGCGGACAAAAATAACACCCTGGCCTTACGCCCTCGAAAGCACTGCTATCCATGCAACTTCGATGGTTGTAATTATATTGCTGCCAGACGCGACACGCTCCAGAGACATGAACGCATTCATACAGGCGAAAAACCATACAAATGTGAATTCAAAGGTTGTAATTATTGTAGTCGCGACCGTTCGCATCTTGTGACGCACACACGCATTCATTCAGGAGAAAAACCATATTTGTGTGATTACCCAAATTGTACATATGCATCAACACAATCTTCAGCCTTAAAAACACACAAACGAAGGCACACTGGGTTGAAGCCGTACTCCTGTGACTATCCGAATTGTACTTTCACTGCTGTGGATTCAGGAAGTCTAGTGGTTCACAAACGTATCCACACTGGAGAAAGACCATACAAATGTAATTTTCAGGATTGTGATTTCGTGACCAACAGACAGTGGTGTCTGGTCGAACATCAACGTATTCATACAGGGGAAAAGCCATATATTTGCGACTTCCCGAGCTGTAATTACGCATCAGCACGAAAAATATGTTTAGAAGATCACAAACGCACACATACTGGAGAACGGCCATATAGGTGCACCTTTCAAAACTGCAATTACACTGCTTCGACATCAAGTGCTCTCAAATCACACAACACATACCGGCGATCGGCCATATTCGTGCGACTTCGAAGGTTGTAGTTTCACTGCAATTGTATCTTCGTCACTCAAGGCGCATAGACGTACACACACGGGAGAACGGCCGTATGTTTGTGATTACCCAAATTGTGATCACGCGGTGGCGCAACTAGGAGATCTGACCAGGCACTACCAAGCATTGCACACGACTGCAGGAATGCTTCGCCAGAAAAAGCATGAAACAAGAATAGCCAAGTGCCTGGACAAAGCTGGTATTGAATACACGCGTGAGCATTACGTCGACTTCAAATGCGTCGGTGACATGGATGGCAAGTACGCGCGGATCGATTTTCTTATTCTGCTTGGTAATACCATTGTTTTTCTGGAGGTCGATGAAAAACAACATCGATTCGGCGAGTACAGCATCAAATGTGATCTGAAAAGAATGGCCAATATCATGGAGTCTCTTAGCCTCGCAGGTAACCAGTTACCCGTGGTATTCCTTCGATACAACCCGGATGCATTCAAAGTCGCTGGAACTACAAGGAAAACACGAAAGCATGTCAGAGAAAGAAAGTTAGTCTCATTGTTACAAAATCCAACTTCTGGACTTCTCGGCGAATGTGAAGCAAAATTGAGTATCAAGTATCTCAATTATGATCAGGACGAACGCGGGAAACCAATTATTTTAGATGCAGCCGATTACAACGAAGAGTTTGTCAAATGCGTTATTATTTGATTTTTGTATTTGCCAGGCAACTGATCAAATATATTTTACACCCAATAAATTCAAAGAATGTTTCCTCTATTTCGAACGACTGCATCAATTTTTGGCGGAAGTTTGAAAAATTGCACGATCGACATGTCAAACAACCGTATTACAAACCTAGGCAAACCGATCGAATCACAAGATGCCGTGTCAAAGAGATATGTTGATACCCTTGTCACCACGTACTCTGTAATTTTGAATGCCGATCTGAAAACATATTTGACAACAAAATTTTTCGGTGCTTTCCTGGTAACAATTAGTCCAACTATGCAAGGTGGACCGAGTGCAGTCTACTCAATTGCAAAATCAGCTACGAATGACTCTCAGATAAATACCCGTGGAAATAGAATATCAAGTAGCCGTGCAGAATCAGGTGAAACAGTCGAACTTGAATGGAATAGTGAAGGCAATATTTATATATACAAAACCGGCGTGGGAGCAGATGGAACTTATTTAGTCAAGGTCATTTGAAAATTTTCTAAGTTACAATATTAAACATAGATCATGCCACTCTATACAATCAGCAGTCCAACTGGTGATAATTTCGCACTCCAATCCATGAGAGCAAACCTTGATGGACGATCAATGGTCAAACTCGAACCATGGGAAGTTTTCGGTTCCGATCTACTCGGTGCAAAGACTAACGTCTCCGTTGCAACCAACTCGGATATGGTAAAATTCCTTACAGCTTATCTGCTAAACAGTGCTGCTGCAAATCAACAGAAACAAGCTGAAAGTCAACCTAAAAAACGGGGAACAAGACCTCGTCCACCTCGCTTGCTTATTCCGCCAGGGGGATTTACAAGTCCAGGTGGACCGCCAGGGGGATCTGCAAATGCAGGTGGACAAGCTCAACCCGAATTACAACGTCGCAGGCCCGTTGTGACTGATACAATTGGAACTCAAACTGATCCAGTCGAAATTTTTGACCGTTTCGACTACGATGCGTACCGGGAACGGAGTCGTGAACGGGATCGTGAAATGAATGATATTGAGAATCGCATTCGTCGAAGTGAGGAGCTCCTGAATGGGAGTCACCCCTACCTAAATCTGGGTCAGAATCAGAATGGGGGTGGGGAGCGAATGCTTACACCAACGGCCGGGCCATCAGTTGTTGCACCAGCACGAAGGCGACGATCATCATCAACCAAAAGGGGAAGAGGTCGAGGTGGACGTGGTGGCATCAAGGCTAGGGCAGATAAGGACGATATCAACATTGCGCAATTGCTTTTGACTGGAGCAATTTCCCGTTTGGAAATGACTATCATTCACCTCGAAGGTGATAAGGGTACTAAATCTGTTATCAGTGTTGAAGCCAATTTGGGACAAGGTACACTCTCCTTCCGTGAGGTTTCACGAACGCCTGTTAAAATTGTGAACTGAACACAATTTAAGTTTCCCCGACTGTTCAATAAAACATTCTTGACAAAATCTGATCGAAGTACGAATAGCTCTTTGTCGTTCAATTTCATTTACTATCAAGGGATAAGTAACAGAACCGACCGCACATAATTTGGCGTACTCGAGGTCAAAATGATCATCATCCAATTTGTCCAATAAGAAGTTTACCATGACGTCATTTCCAATCATACATACCCACATCAAAACCGTATCGGGTATACATGTTTCGTGCTGATTAGTTGCAATTAACCATGTAATTATATATTTGGCAATATCATTGTCGACATGACACGCTTTCTCGAGTACACGTGGATTGTAGCCTTCGGCGAAATGAATAATCAGCCAGTCGATCAATGCTAAATTACGTTCAAGGACAGCATTGAGCCACGCTTTACATGGATCTTCTCGAGCGAATTTGCGACTTTCGCGTTCGTTTTGTACAGTAAAGGCAGTCTGTAAATCAGTATAAGACACAATTTCATCTTGAAGTTCAACGGGAAGGGATTGCCACAAATGGTGCATGGTATTGTATTCGTAAAATAATTTAGTTCATCATTCCCAATCGTCTCCATTGTTCTTCAGTGAATAAGGACTTGACTAATTCTTTCTTATTTCCTGAGAGTTGTGCCTGTCGTAAAGGGTCGCTGACACAGACGTTGATGGGCCAATTGAGGAATCCTTCGTAGTTGTTGCCATCGCAAATAGCACGTAACCAGTGACAGTAGTCAGGGGGCTGATATTTCCATAAAGAAAGCAGTTCATGAATCAATTCCATTTCGAGGTCTGATGGTACGTGTACTTGAGCATATAGATTGATGTCGAAGAACTGGCAGAACGGCATCTGAATGACGAGGATTTTACCGGACGGAGGGGGCTGCTCAAAACAAATATTAAACGAACTCATTTTTTGCGATATAAATTGGTTCTTGTATTTTGTAGGTTTATTTCATATATTTACAAAGAGGAAATATCATATTCTTTTTTAAACAAATACAACTATTGGACGCTGATGTCGCCACTCGTCGAACCAAGCAGATCATTTTTGTGCTGACCAACCAATTCCTTGACTCTTGCATGTCCATGGTATCCGAACCAATACGGAATAAAATATTGCTTCCATCCTGGTTGCAGCAAGCCTTCTTTTTCAATTGTCCGACAAATTTCCTTATCGTTTTCGCGTGAAGATGGAAAATCTGAAGTGAGTAGTTTGGCGCTATCACGGCGTTGTTTCATGACCATGAGCGCGTTTCCTGAAATCAGACAGGAAACGACAGTCAAACCAGTTTTGATTGTTTCGGAGTTCATTTTCATTTTCTATCTGTATACAAGGCGTTTTAAGGTTATTCAATCATCGATTACCAAATAAAATTTATCTCTAAATAAGTATAATGAGCCCAAAGTTAATTGCGTATTACACAAACTGGAGCCAGTATGCACGGACGTGTTATCCTAAAAACGTACCTTTGGACGATACGCACATGGCAGTTGCTTATGCTTTCGTGAATGTCACAGCCGATGCACAAGTTGTCACCATCGACAGCTGGGCAGATTTCGATCGTCCTTTCAATGACGCAACAATCGGAGTAACTCCCTTGGACAGCACAAACGATCCTGCTGGTACAGTCCATGGGGCTATTGGTCAGTTTTTGAAGCTACGGAAGCAAGGAAAGGCATTCGATTTCATTTTGTCATTAGGTGGTTGGTCGCTTTCTAAATATTTTTCCACTGCGTTATCCACCGACGCACTCAGACATACACTGGCAACCAATGTGGTGGCGTGGTACGACAAATACCCCGGATTAATTACGGGCATCGATTTCGATGTTGAATATCTAACAGGTAAAGGAACAAATTACGGATTAGACGGTAACATTGTCGCTGCGGGTGATGATACACGGTTTTGCCAATTCCTCGATATACTACGACCCATGTTACCTTCCGATGTCAAAATTAGTATGTGCTGCAGTCCGGTCCCCGAAAAGATTGATTGGGACGTGAACGCCGTTGTTTCACGGTTAGATGAATTGCGAGTGATGTTGTATGATCTTAGATCTGGATCATTCCCTGGCGACGAGATTTGCTCACATCAATCAAATCTCTATCCGTCATCATATGCACCGCTTTCGGGTGATGGTATTGTACAATTTTTGCTATCAAAAGGAGTACCGCCTAAAAAAATATTCATTGGAGTTGCAATGTACAGTAGAGGATACGCGAATGCGGAAGGATTAGGGTTGTATGGCAAAGGAGCTTCACCTGACGATGGATGGGAGCCAGGTATCGTAGATTACAAGGCATTACCAGTTAGTGGTGCTACAGAGTACTGGGATGACGTATGTAAAGCACCATATAGTTATGATTCAGTGAGAAAGGTGTTCAATACATATGACGACTACCGATCTGCTGCTGAAAAGGCTAAATATGTGTGTAAGAAAGGGTTGGGCGGAATTATCGCTTGGAGTATTGATGGCGATCACCCCGTTAATCATCAGCGTTCGATTACAAAGGCTATACTTGATGTGTACAACAATCCCCCGTTAGAAGAATCAACGGATACGCACACAAGCGTCAAAGATGTAGTCAAGAAATCGTCATCGTACACGATGTTGATCATTGGGATAATTATTACATTACTCGCGGTTCTGGCAGGAGTTATGTGGTATAAACGACGTTGAGAAAGGATGTTTGATTTTTCACTGAACATTACCACATAGGTAATATGACTTTCCCCAGTTATTTCGCCTACAATCGATTTCATCCATGATAGTTTCGTATACATCGTCTGTTTCATCAAAATGTTCAACTAAACCACGCAATTCGTCATCAGTACAATTATTTATTATGACGTGAGGTTGAGCTGAAATTATAATTCGTTCAATCAGTGAATACATGTTTCTTTTTCTTAAGGGCTTCAAAATGTTTAGTCGTAAGCTTGGGAATCGCCTTCAAGCACTTACGCATAGGTTCTTTAATTCCATCCAACTCACAAGGGAACGTGATTGTTTCTAATCTTCCCAAAGCACTTTCAATACTAACTTCTACTTTCTTCCAGTTTTTCGCGTCAAAGAACAAAAGGAACCTCTTCAATTGGTCAACATCATTGCAATCCATATCGCATACTTGGAGAACGGTACCTGCCGTTTTGAAGATATCGCGTTCATGCGGGTTGGTTGTTTCTTCATATAGAAGGTAGTCCTGAAAATCGACCCAGTCCTTGAATTTCATGCCTGTACAATCAGACAAAACCAACACGAAGTATTTCTGAAACATTTCGATGGCAGAGTAATAACATTGATAGTCGGTGCTAATTTCCTTTTGCATGTTTCTCAATGATGCCACGGAATATCCTGTAATTACTTCTATTACAGAAGCGTGTCTTTCCAAAACATCGACGATTCTTGACTGAGTTTCTTGTAGACGTCGGATATTTTCTCGTAACTGTCGGTTTTCGCCTTGTGTAGCATCGATGATTCTGTGTAATGATGAGATTGTGTTTTCAACCGCTCTTTCTTGGGTAGCAGGGGCACAAGGGGGAGGGAAAGACATTTTTGTATTAATCAAAATTAATATGATACTGAATAAACGTATATTTTTGAAACAATTCACAAAGTATCCATCATTTGTTGTAATTCACCGTGAATTGCTGGTCTGTACGTGCGACCAGTGTATGATGCATAAGCGAAGCGACAAACAGTCGCCTCATTCGGGTAATACTTGTAAAGTTCTTGCGCAGTCCCTTGATGATGAGCAAGAATTTCGCATTCGGATTCATACATACTGATTAAAGGGCGTAAATCAAAAGACCATGGTTGTAACGTGAGTATATATTCAACTTTGTTGTACAACGGACCCACCTCTCTTGATGCGCGGCGTATAACCCGATCCTTCAAACCTGGTAAAAACTGTTCTGCTATACGAAAAGGTGCATTATGCCACCATAAAGCCATATGCTTGTAAGTATATCCCTCGGGCAAAGCCCAATCTGTATACCGTCTATATATTTCCCGCCATACATCGGAATTTTCGTTTGCAAACATGTTGACATTGGGAAACACTTGACTACAATTTATAATATCATCGTTTGCAAGGTAAAACATGATTTCCTTTACTAGCTCAGACGGAAGTGTGTTCATCTAGCTCTACTGAAGCATATTAATATCAAAGTTGGTGCCAGTTAATTCCACCTTGGCGCTAGGAACGACAGATACAAAGCGTTTGATCGGTTGAGAAGTTTTGAGAATGTCTTGAATAGTCTGTGTATCCATAGTCTTGGCACACTGTGCCGTGGTGGGAAACGTGGCGTATTCGTCAATCGAAATGGTGGATGTGGCTTGCAACTCAAAAGAACCGGCTAATTTGCGCACTTGATAAGCCTCATTCGCACCTTGATTGTCTTGAAAATGCAAAACCCCGTTGAAATCGCGAAGTTTAGCATGTATTTTTTGCACAGACGCTACTTCACGTTCATTATTGGATTTAATTTCAACATGGAGTATATCAATGAATTCAGTGTAATTTCCCGGTGTTTCAGTACATCGCTGTATAATTTCCCAGTCCGATTTGGGACCATCGTAATCGACTTTGATGAATAACTGATGTTTTGGCATTTTTACTATAGGTTGCCAAAAAAAAGTCAGCGATGTATGCGACTTGACAGGATTCATGTCTTATGTTTTTGACTTGTCCTCATTTCAAGGGTTTAACTCGGCTTTGACAGCCTTGAAATTCACCAAACCAGAAATAACACCATTTTTTCGCGAAAACAATGAATATATACAAAAATGTCTCTTCCAAACGAATCATTAATTGACATTTTCAAGTTTATTCCTGTTGATATACTTCAAACCCGTCTCCGGCGCGTTTCCAGACTATGGAAAGACCTTGTTGACTACACCATCTGCCAAAAACTAAAAACAGACCTCAGGGTCCGAATCCATCGCCCCGGTCACCATTTTTATTTCCGGAATAACTTGGAATTCAAAGTACATACAATCAAGGATGGAAGAGTATTACTAGTACCAGTGGAAGGTAATTTGACACAAGATATGCGAGCCGACCTTATCTGCGACAGAAGCAATCTCGACGGATTCACCAATATCGCTTTCAACATCTGGGAAACTTGGCAACCATTATACCGTGATTTGAATTGGAGCATTCAGAGCATTCCTATCGATGCGACAGAAGTCAAATCTGAAAATATCACGTTGTGCTATGCCTTTGAAAACTGGGAGTTTGACCATGGCATATACAAAATTCGAATATTTTCGTTAGAAATCGATTTATCAAGGGTACTCACATGGGAAGGCGTCAGAAGCATCAAAGCTGATTATTGTCACTGTGGCAACAAAGCAACTCAGACCTGTTGGTTCAATCGATGTCACACTTGCTGTATAAATGATATTCGCTCGAAAACAGGAGAAGCATGTGCAGTTCATCCGTTGAATAGACGAGTGCGGAGAAGGTATCATGTATACAAAGAACTGAGTGGTGATAATGGTGTGGCGATGTGAAGTTCTATGGACATTTGACGTGCTTGTGGAAATTAAAGGACCTTAAGAAAACCGAAATATACATTGTATTATACTACAAATCATCATGTCTTCATCTCATTTTCAAAACCATTTACGTCTCGTTGAGGACTTCAATAGTGATGGCTTTGGGGTCTTTGAAGGATTCTATTCATTGAGTAGAGCTTGTGAAAAATATTCATCATCGGAATGGCGTAAGCATTTGCAAGGAATATGTGATCAATATCCCCATATCAAAATAACGACAACACAACGGCAAAATGAGAGCGGCAATTTATCGGACTCCCGAGGTTTGAACGCCTATCAACAGGCGGTCAAGAAAACATCGTTTGATCGCGACGAAATCAAATCACTCTGTCCTGTTCTCAACAAACACACACGCACAGCTATGGAAGTTGACTCAATGCAACAGGTACTTGAGTATCAAACATTGAAAAGATCAATGGGAGATTCCTTCCCAAGAACTCTAATAGTTTGGACGAGAGTCAAAGAACTTCGTACCAATGGAAAGGGTATAGGAATTCCTGCCACAACTGAAGATTTCCTCGATGTTTTCATCCGATCACTTGATAGCGAGCCCGCCAAGGTCTTCAAGGCTATGAACGACAATACCATGTCTCGGCTCCGTCAGGGTGACATTGAAACAGCATTAGATGCAGTCCAACATGCTCAGACGATGCAGTTACCCGAAAACCAACACCTTATTAACCAAGGTCAACGAGAAGCTAATGAACGCACTTTACGACAACGCATCCCAGGGCAAACTGCATTTTATATTCGAATTCGCTGTCCCACTGGTAATGTGGCACAAGTGAACAAACAAGCTGTTCTGTTGACAGAGATCATTTCGAAGTTTGGTACAACTAGTTCATTGAATAGTAGGTTCTCCAATGACAACGGTTATTATATATACGTTTACAAATTTGATGAAGAAAAGGATGCTCGTCGTATTGAACGAATGCTGCGCGATCATTACGCCGACTGTACCATCGACAACCACACGGAGTATTTAAGCCTTGAAAAATTAAAGAGCAAATTCCCTAACGAATTTGGTGAATGCGAAACACCAGAGGCGTTCGCAAAAGTCATGTTCAAACGAGCCCTCCAATTTATTCATGATACTTTTCCTGATCGTGCCGATACCTTTGGTGTTCAGTATGATCCTTCTGGTGTGACTGAAACTCTTGATGCTGATAAAATGACAATGGTCAAACGTGTTCCACAATCGACACCATTTGGATTACCTACGCTACAAGACCTTTCATCGGCCCCTGAAAGCATTGCTCTCGCGTACACAAAAATGATCGGAATGTATTTTGAGGACAAAGACAAACAGCGTCAAATAGAGGACAAAGACAAGCAGCGTCAAATGGAAGACAAAGATAAACAGCGTCAATACGAGCTCGAGCGTTTGCGAATTGAATCAGATGCGAATGTAAACATCGAACAGGAACGCACTCGGCAAATGGAGCTTAAGCGATCAGTGAGTCGTGGTCCCGACGATGAGCCACCACCAAAATACTCTAAACATGAACTTTTGTCAGAGATACGTGGTGGTGGTGAATGGAACGGTATCGTTTACCCTGCCCATCAAATATGTGATCAATGGAAACCAAAGTCAGCCCCACGAGCCAAAAATTTCATTGCATTCAAAGGTTCCCTATGTCCCTTGTGCGGACAAACATTGGATTCATCGCTTACTCGTGTCAATCGCCATTTACAACACAGCTGTACAAACAATCCAGAAGGTGTCGCATGCATGGCACGGTGGGTGTTCAATGTTTGAGGGGTGACTGCGGTTTTCTATTTAGAAAAACTAGAAAACACCTCACATAAATTACGACTGATCATATCCTCATACGTTGGTTTTGGCCCCGGCGGTGGTTCTTCAATTGATCCAGTAATCGCATATTTTTGTCCGAAACATGCATTGATAAAATGTTCGCAGTTTCGGAATAGCGTGTGATACGAATAAAATCTACCTTCTTTGTACATCTCGAGTGCCCTGATCGCTGCTTTCTGCTTTTCGGGCGCTTCTTCAAGTCCATTCAAAACCCATACAGCTGCCGTGCCTCGATTGGGTAACCTTAGAAAATTTGATAGAGTGATCAGGCGTATTTGACCGTCTTCCTGAAAACATTTGAATTCATCACGTGCAACAAGCCTGTCACCATAAGAACCAAAATCACCATATCCTTTACTCTCGTAACACTGTTTTAATTTTTCAAAATTATTTGTGATTGAAGGCAAAATATCGTGTAATTCTTCTAGTCTCCACGATACACCCAATGATGTCATCGTTGTGAAGTCAACTACATAAACTTTGTTGTTATCCCTAATCACAATACCGTGATGAAACCATCTGTCATCATCGACTTTGCGAATAATATGTGTTCCGGATGCCGCCTTCATTGCAACTTCCAGCACATCTGTTGCACTTGCATGGGCAACATGGAAAAAGGTGTTGATCAACGCATCCATTAGGTGAATAGAATAAAAAAACGATCAAATGTAAAACGCACATTATAAAATTTGGTTCTTTTGACAAAACCGGTCCGATTCGAACCCGATGGAAACCCACTCCTGTGACCCTTGTCAAACCAGGGCATTTTTCCGTAATTTAACCGGGCACATATGTATTTATGAGAATAAAGCTATTTTTATGTTAAAATATTTTAAAGAATCATATAAGTATTGTAACAAAATGTCAGACATCATTGTAGAAGTTGAGTCCGGTCCCGTACAAGCCGCCCCATCGCCCATGTATACCACCTACACAGCGCGGTTCCCATCTCACCGAACCAAAATACATCTCCCAATGGTAGTTCGAAATGCCGAACTGGCTACTCACAAAGCAAATGTCAACTCACAAGCTCGTTTCAACCTCACCTGGCTGGTCAAGTACTTCCAAACTTGGGCCAACGATCAGAAATTCCCCTTAGGTAGGAATTGCCGCGATTTTCTCAAGGCCGAGAAGTTATCGTACGCCAAATTCGAGACAGACTACGACAATGCACGATGGCTCTCAACATACAAGAAAGAAATCATCAGAGATTCACACGGCCGCACATATACGCAACACTCCTTCAGGTTTCCAAACGATGGATTTATATACGACCGCAGCGAGCACAAAGCAACTAGAAGCCACAACGTCAAACGACATGATGGATCAAGCACTTGGTGTTCTTTAGAACTCAAAGAATTTGCTGCAGAATTAACGCCCATCCGACAGTGGCTCAGACACTTCATTGGAGAAGAGAATGGCGACAAGCAACAATGTTTCTATAACTACGAGGAAGAACGAATCGACTACAAACTCATATTTACTGGAGATAAGTTTCCACATCTCAACAACAAAAGGGATGTCGTTTGTTTGGTGGCGTTTGAACTTGGGTACCCTGTAGATCCTATTGTTGAAGATGACTGGTTAGAGGATTGATTGACCCCGGCATTTGTTCTTTGATGGATCTAACATTCGTTCAAAACATGAAATATAACTGTGACTTTTGTTTCACAGTAATAGAATTGCAGCACATTTTCACAAAACTTACCGAAACACACGTATATTTACATATAAAATATATACAGTTATTTACAAACTCTATACTACAAACTTAGACTGCTTTCCACAACGACGCGACCGCTGAAGGTGTCCAATCGCCCTGCGAAATATGATTGTTGATACACTGGTACAACTTCCCTTGGTAATTGACTCGCATTCCGACCGTGTATGCCGTTCCTGCCTTCCAGTCCCCTGTAGTTGACGTCGATGTTGTTGTGGTGGGTGGTTGTGTTGTTGTATTTGTTGTTGTATTTGTTGATGTATTTGTAGGGGTTGTCGTGGTTTTTGTATGACAGGGACATTTGGAACAGCAGTTACATGTGGGACTGCAACATAACTGTGAAGGGGTTTGTGTGGAAGTCGTAGTTGTGGGGGAGGTAGTTGGGGGAGTTGTAAGTGGCTGTGTGGAGGTAGTTGGAGTTGTTGTGGGGGGTGATGGGGTTGGTGTGGGAGATACAGTGGATGCAACATTTGCTTTAAAAACTTTACTGATAGCTCCAACCAAAGATCTAGGGTCATTTGCAGGATAATCACTGGACACCTCCCACAAAACACAACCACCGAGGCCATGATCAACAACGTATTGAGCTTTTGCTGCCGCAGATCTATAATTGTCATAACTATTGAAAACCCGCTTTACCGGATCGTAACTATATGCTGCTTGACATTCTTCATCAAAAAATTCTGTCGCACCTGCTCTGGGTAAGGTTTTAACATCGCAAATACCGGGTTCCCAGCTGGAATCTGGACTATTTCCACTACATGATTTACCAAGTCCATCAGTATTACTACAACCACGGGAGTATGCAGCAACTCCGATCACGAGTTTCTTAGCGGCCACTCCTACACTCAACAAATATTTAACTGCAGCATCAGCGGAGAACCTTGTATGCGTAGCAGGGTATAAATTTGCCTGATGTGTTGTAACTGTGTCGCCAAAGTTTGGACTCCAATGGTCATAACTCATGATCGTTATTAAATCACAATATTTTGATGCACTTGTAATGTCCCAATCAGCCAGTTTGGTTGGATCGGCACTGACACATATTGTGATACGCTTACCGGCTGGTAACTTCGAACGCAACGATGCTAGGAATTTGACGAACCGATCACCGTCACCCACTGCAGTAGAATTACCTTCAAGTCCAAATGATTTACCTGAGTTACTTACGTACTCCCAATCAAAGTCAACTGTCGTAAACCATGGATATGTTTTTAAATATGTCAGTATCTCGTCGGTGAATGTTTGAATCAGTGAGTCAGATTTCATGATGGTGCTGAAATTTTTACTACACGACCATCCACCAATACTCATTGCAATATTCGACAATTTCCCAACAGCCTGCAGCTTACGTAATTGACCGAAATTTCCTCTTGAATTTTCATCGCCAACTGACCATGAATCTGGAGAAATATCAGAACTATCCGAAAAAGGTTTTTGCAATGCTGCCCATTTGTCAAGGATGACAAGTTTGCCGTCTGCACCTGCGTCAAAAAAGGCATATGCCATGGATGATTGCGAAAAAGGGAATTTTCCGATGGAATAAGCCCGGTCATAAACGCTCCATTCTGCGAAGTATGAAATAAGTTCTGGCATCTTTTAGTTTCCTATCTTATTTTATTTTTTCTTATGATCAGTCATTTTTTTGAGCACCTTAAAACATTCATTATGATATAAAAAAAAATGACTACAATTCAGCGCTTTCTATGCACATTTGATTCTTGTACGCAAAACTTCTCGACAAAGTATGGCCTTGATCGTCATCATGATGCCATGCACAGCGACTCCGTTTACATCTGTAGCGAAGAAGGCTGTCTGAAAAAATTCAAAGGTCGTGAACACTTACGTAATCATATGGCACTGCACGACAAAACCAAAACTGTTACATGTTGTGTGTGCAACAAAAACGTGCTGAAAATCCGCTCAGACAGTCACATGAAAACACATGAAACAGACCGAGTAAAATCATTTGAATGCGATACATGTTCAATATCATATTATGCGAAACATCACTTAAATAGACACAAATCGACAGCTGGAAGTTGCGCAAAATATCTCAAACGCAAAGAAAAGATTGTGCAGGATATAGCGGCAGCTGATGAAATCACATACGACGATATACCCGACGAGACGGCGGATACTAGCATTGATTACAAAAACGAGCGTTGGCGAACCATCGAAGAATTTCCAAAGTATCAAATTTCAGATTGTGGTCGGGTTCGTCATAGCATAACACACAGAATCAGATTTTTGAAACCCAATCCACAAGGTTACATCACAATTATCTTGCAGTCTGGATCACGTACATATTTGAGAGCAGTACATCGACTTGTTGCGACCGCATTCTTGCCAAACGATGAAAATAAGAGGAGTGTCGATCACATCAATCGAAATAAGCTGGATAACCGGCTTCAAAACCTACGATGGTCCACTATATCTGAACAGATGCTCAATCGTAGACGTATTGTGGCGGCCAGTTCACGCAAATCAATATTACAACTCGATGATCAAAAACGACTATGTCAAAAACATGACAGTTTGATCATAGCCGGTAACTACATCATGAAAAAATATCGACAACACGCGGCCAAATCCGCACAAGCTGTGATACGTAACGCATGCAGAACAGGTGCAAAGGCATTTGGATGTTACTGGCAGTATGAAGGTTACACCGTCATCGAAAATGAGGAATGGACATGTATAACAATAGATGGTTACGTGTTCAATGTATCAGATCACGGGCGGGTCAAATCGAAAAACGGGCGTATCTCCTACGGAAGCAAAGATGCCGCCGGCTACATGACAACAATCTCTTGGAAAGGCGGCAAAGGGGGATCAGGTAAAGCCGCCAAAATACACAGATTAGTCGCAATGGGGTTTATTCCGAATACTAATGAAAACTGCAAATACGTGAACCATATAGATGGTGTAAAACATAATAATCACGTTGATAACCTAGAATGGGTAACACATCAAGAAAACATGTTACACGCCGCGCGGGTGTTAGGAAAACGAGTCTGATTCCTTCACTCCGCCCTTGGAAACTCATCTAATACATCTAAACATCTCTCCACCATCAATGTGTACTTAGGAACCGATTCATTTGCTCGAATGTTTGTTCTGAATTTCCTGTTTGTGACACAATAAAATATAAAGGATTCCTGCGTGGCCCTTGAATTTTTCTTCCGGTTCCCAATTGAATTTGCGACACATTTCCCATTGAAGTTCAAGGTATGGTTCCCATTCAATTACTTGTACTATAGCATCAACCTGTTCGGAATCAAACTTGTTTACGACGAACCATGCAACAGGAAACAGCATTTGTTTGATGTCAAGGTAGTGTGCAAGCTTGTAGAGTTCGAGCATAGTTTTGTAGTCGATTGTTTCGTCAATAGTACCATAGTATATAAAATCCATTACCCAAACATAGAGTTGAAATTCTTTGTTGTCAATTATCAGCTTGCTGCCAGAAGCCTGGAACGCCAGAGCGCTTTCGAAGTAGGGAGTATAGTATGCAAGAAGTGCTCGATGGGCATGAATTTGACGCATCCCGTCAGTACTTTCCAATGTTATATCAATGAATTTGTTGTTTTCCAAGTGATTGACAAAAATGCGTGAAAGTTTTTGCTCTGGGTTGAGGTTGATCGTTTTACAAGGAAGTAACGAGATTGTGTGTGTAGCTCCTCGAACGATAACACCCCGTAGGGTTTTCGGAACGTCCTTTTGTGATTGTCCTAGTTCTTCGCAACTTGGTTCTATTCTTTTGAGCGTGAATGTTCCTATATTTTGGGTAATTGAGAGATACAACCAGTCGGTTGTCGACCTTGTAAGAGTGAGTTGAATGTCTCCGATAGGCGAATGAAAGGAGGCGTGTGTAGTATCATCATCGTATTCACTCAAAATATGAATTTCAAAATTGAACCCGTGACGTGTTATATGCATTTTACTAGTTTTTCATAATATAGAGTTATATGATATTTATTTCAATGATTTGAAAAATTTCAAATAGTTTGGATGGCTTGTTCACACTGGACCCTCTAATGATTGGCCACCGTGCTCCCTAACACGGCCTTTTATTTTGTAACGACTTTTTTTCAGTATACTAACGTGCATTTGGCTCGTGATTGGTGTTAAATACTATCAACAAATTTCCGATAACTCCCGTCTGTAATCCCAATAGCATCCCAAAAATATTGGATAACATGCACGGCACAGAAAGAGCACACAACCAATCGATTCCTGTCAGGACTGAACAGCCTTTGATGTGTACCATATAGCCGATAGTACACTTGATCGAGAAGAAATACTACAGGAGTGATCAACAGAATTAACGGTAAGAGAAGGATGAGACATGGGTATCCGATCATTTTGTTTTTCGGTAACATATAGACAAAACACGTAGCAATCGCGAAGCCAAACATGGCAATCAATAGGAAATATATAAATAACTCAAACATCTTTGTTTTGTTATATAATCTGCTCTTTCTTATGATGAAATTTTCATTGGTATAAATAAATGAACATCATAACACAATCAATTCTCGCCATTTTTTTCATTCCGCTCATAGTCATTTTGGTAACAGCGCTTCCGTACACCTTACGTCCGTATGATGTCAGCAGCATGCCAAAGTTCCCAGCGGAGCATTTGAAAGCAGGGGATCTCGTTTTGACGCGATGGAAGTACATTGGTCCGAGTAGGTTCATCGGGTTTTGGACACATGTGTTTATTTGTTATGAGAAAGACGGGATCTTGTACACCACCGAGGCAAGACCAGAATGGACTACGGATGTTTTGACAGGCAAAAAATCACAAACACCGACTAAATTACCAGAAGACTCCATCAAGAAATACCCAGGTATAGTTTGTGTTCGCCGGTTGAAAAAAGCATTGTCTATCAAGGAAAATGCACGATTATTAAAAGCAGTTGAATCACGATACGGATCCGAATATGACTCATTGTTCTTCGCAAGCTTTTGGTTGAGCATGACCAAATATGGTTCTATTGTTGCACATGACAACCGCTATTTCTGCTCTGATTATATTACTAGTATTTTGAACGATGTACGTATTAGAGGCGTACGTGAAGTAATCCCACATCCTTTACTAAAAACACCGGCAATGTTCGGAACCAAATTTGAAAGTATTTTGGGTTTTACAAACGTTGGGCCAATATTAAATGAACTCTATGAAAAAGAAGCCGTGCCTGTATTTGATTCTTAGACAAACCCACTGACGGTCCATAAAGATCTACAAAGACCCGGATCTAATATATAATCGTATTTGACACGGAAACATCCTTTTTCTCCAACCTCACCACCTCGTGAATCTTGTATAATCACCTCCTGCTTATCATCATCAAAGCCATATATCACAACACAGTGTTCTCCCAAGTAATTTTCGGAAAGTGCATTGGGACTGCGAATATTACCGCTGGTGAGTGTGGTATCTGCCTCGAAATCCTCATAGACGCGCATAGATGCGATAACCGGAAAACCCATGGTAACTGCCTGTTTTATATTTGTCAACGAATGTGCTACACTCATGTATCTGAAGTTGCGGATATGTTGTTTGCCTGCATTTTGGCATTCCAGGTTGGGTTCATTGTAATAATGACTCTGATCATATGGCCATTTGTTTTCTGAGCATGCACCAGCTAATGCTACTGCCTTCAAAAGGTTCCTGATGCTGCATCCATTATCTATATCAACACCACCTTGCATTCGTCGCGCGTAATAATGCATAAAATTTCGCGACGGTTGAAAAATTTGTCCATCTTTTACTTTGCCTAGCTCGAATTTGAGTACATTACTGACCGCGTTTGCTACACTTCCTCCCGATTCTCCTCGATCTAATGGATCTGGCATCCATGTCATTTGTCGTAAATCATATTTATCAGGTACGGTAAGTAACGGTTTGAATGTGTCATGAAATAAAATATCACGATCATCTTCTGAATCCTGTAAACAATCATACTTGTAACGCGTCATCTTATACTACAGATCAGAGAAAAAAGATGAAACCAGTTGTTTGACGTCATTGTAAACATGATGTATAGATTGATTAGCATTGATGATGTTCCATTTGCGCACTTTTGCGAAATGCATGTACATGTTTTTCATGGCTTGTTCATACTGCTCACTTTCAAAAAATTGCTTTGTCGATCCTGCTCGTTCACGTGTTAAATTGATGTCGGCGTCCAATAGAATGGTCAGATCGGGCACTGGAAGTCCATGGTTCAATGATACCGCCCACATCTCGTTCAACCCAGATACAACCGAGCCAACGACTCCGGCCGCTGTGTATTGATCGATAACCACGTGTGTTCCATTATCCAAGTACTTTTCAATTTTGGCTACTTTTTCGTATCGATTGGCAGCAAATAGTAGTTGTAACACACGATTATCTATTGGCTGTGTATTTTGTAATGTTTCGTTGATCAATTTACCGATTGCCGTGGAACGCGACGGGAAACTGAACATTTGACCTTCGAGATATTCAGATAAGAGTTTGGCTTGTGTCGTCTTTCCCGTACGATCGGTCCCCTCGAAAACAATTAATTTTCCGCGTTCCATTGTTCAGTATAAATAATCTATGGTTTTAAAATGTTCAAGTGCGAGAACTTGGTAAAGGATTCCCGCCAACATACCATAGTGATACAGTCGTTATTCCCGCTTTTTCTAGGAGTTGAATGCGTTGATCAATGCCTTTGCTATCAATACAATCATAAAATACACCTGCCTTTGTCCACGTTAGTTCATATGATTTCGGATCACGTTTGGCACGGACGTTCGACTTATATGTATCGAGGTAGTTGGCAAATTTGACATCACTATATGAACCCGGTGGTCCGTAATAACAGTCGGTTGCAATACCTATTATCAAACGATCCATATCTTCAAAAACATCCTTGGCTTGTCTGATCCCTTTTTGTATCCACGCATTTGGAGATCTGGGTGTACCGACTCCATAGTCGTACTGCGCATCATATGCCATAATCGTCAAATAATCGATTGGTAGCGGTCTAAATGCAGCATAGTTGAACTTCCATCCCAGTAGACCTTGCAAATTGGCGCCTACTGTGACGATCAGTTCGGCACTGTCATCATGCAACGCATCTCCTAACATTTTTAACCATAACATGAAATTGGAGTTATCCATTAGCGACCAACTACGTAAATCCTCAAAATCGATTTCAATTCCGGTGAAATCCGTCAATTTTCGAAAAGCTGTAAGTTCGTTTACCGATGTTCGCATTGTGTTCTGATTTAGCCATATTTTACGCATAAAACGTACATCACCTCCGGCCACCGTTACATATTGTTTCTTGGTATTTTGCTTGAGGTATCGGGTATTCTCAACCGAGTATCCATTACAGTAATCATCGCTGTTCATAACGTCAAATTTGCCGTTACTGTTCAATGTTAGGTACTGCATACGGATCGCGTCCAGTTTTTTAACATCGTTGACCATAGAACATGCCGGTTTCCCCGGAAAGGACCAACCTTGTAACTCTTGTAAAGCAAAAGTTATCGGTAAAAATAATGTGAAAAGAAGTCTCATTGCTGGTTACCATGATGAAAATATATTTTATCGTTTCACCAAAACGACATAACCAAGCTCATATTAAGCCAACATCACGATGACGTAATTCGCCCCTTTCTCGGTTAAATACGGAGGTGGCGGCAGCCAAGGGTTCAGTTGTGTTGACAACCGCCACGCATACTATTTATGTATTTAACAATGTTCTATTTATTTACAAAATTTCCAGTTGAAATCCGTTGCAATATCTTGAAGTATGCCGGTTTCACATACGCCACCCTCTTTGACGACGACTATGCTGCCAACTACACCTACGACCCCTCACTCGATACACTTGATTGCCTGTACGAACAAGGGAACAAAAAGGGCATTGAATGGGTCCTTACACATGTAAACCGAAAATTCTGGGCAAATAACACAGTTCTTGTCAAAGCCATTCTCGCAAATGATTACGCCACGGTCTCCTTTCTCAACAACGTCTACTTGAAAAAAGCGAGCTCCAATGTTCCAGCCATCGTTTCCAACGAGACCGATCTTTCAATCAAAGGAGAATCAACGTTCAATCATGTCCCTGCTTTTCATCTAGATTCCAGAAGTCTGCATCTACTAGCATCAAAAGGTTTGGCCAGTGTAATCATCAATCTTTCCATGGAACATTTGTTTGTAGTCGACGAAGTTGTTATCATGCATGCTCTCAATACCCAGCAATTCACCGCTGCTCAAGAATTAGTCAAGGCTTTCAACATCACGATCACTCACAATATAGTCAAGACGGCATCTGTCCGCGTGATGAATGGTCAGGACATGGAATTTTTTGCTCGAAGCAAATCACATTGGAATACCGCATTGGAGGGGTTCATTCAAAGAGACGCTATCAAATTAGTGGAATATTGCTTTCAAAATGATCATTTTCATCTCACACCCGATCAATTCTCAGATCTATTGATGACACCAATTCGCAAGTACAGACTGCTCCAAGCGTACAACAATGCAGTCAGCCCCAAGTACGAATACTTCAAGAACATTGGAAAGTATACACCGTATTTCCTTTCCCAATACATTTTACCACGTCTTCCCACACCTTCTTACTCAGAATACGCTTCATTACTCAAGTCAATCTGTGATGCCAAAAACGTTTCATTGTTCGAGTATATCGTCCTCAAAAAATACCCCAACATGTACGATCATGTGGTTCGACGAATGTTAGCTTCAGACTTGATTCAATTTCAAAGATTGGTTGTTTTAGCTTCAAAGGATCTTCATATGTTCCAATGCTTTCATAGGTATACTTGGTATCTTCTGTCTAGATCCACGCAAAATACGATGAATGGTGTTTGTCTAGGTAACATTTTTGCTCCCCAGGAAGTTTTCGAATGGTTAGTAAAAATTACGGATACGTCCTTGCTTACCGAAGATAGTTGGTTTCGTTTATTCACTCATCATTTTCTCAACAATACTGAGTCGATCCACGCTTGTCAATGGATTGCGAAGAATTTTTTAGCAGGCTCTGGTTGGAGAAAGCCATCAGTAATGGAGCGAATGAAAAATTGGTTCAACGAATGTATGGGCACAAATGTACCTCTCCGACAGCAAAAGGCATTGTTTCTTCTCGACTTCGTACCTGAAATCATTAACAAGAATGAAGGTCAAGCCAATTTCGCGTTCATGGCGACCGTCAACAGATCATTAATCACGAAACTTATGGAACTCTGTGACATCAAAAATATCAATCTCGAAGTTACAAATTATGCTTGGCTCTGTGAATGTACAGTCAGGGATTTCATGTGGGTTCTCGAACGTTCTCACCCAGATTACATAGATTGGTGGACTATTTTAGACGCACTCAAACTGTATGGCAACCGCAAATTATTTTCATGGATCAAAGCTCAAAAGACCTTAGAACTTCGTTGTTACAACAAAAGTGTAGAATTTTGTCCTAAGTGGAAGTAGGAATACTAGTGTAATTTATTTTTGAGTTAACCAATATAAAACCCTATTTATCAATATTTCTCGATTGATTGGTTTACTGATGTAATCGTTCATACCTGCTTCTAAACAATGTTCTCGTTCGCCTTGTAACGCATTTGCCGTCATTGCGATTATCGGAACTTTGTTGTGTGGTGGAGGTAGTTTGCGAATAAGGCGAGCTGTGTCATATCCACTCTGTTTCGGCATCCAACAATCCAGCAAAATAAGACAAACTTGCTCGGGGTGCTCTTTATATACACGGTATGCTTCGACACCATCATGACAAGAAATTGTCTGATAGCCAGCCTTTTCCATAAATTTGACCGCAACTTTGAGATTCATACTATTGTCATCAACGATCATTATATGTCTTCCTGCATACGTATTTGACACGGATATTTGGCTAAGCTCGTTATGAGGTGACGGTTGCGTACCCCGTACATAGGGAATGTGAAAGAAAAACGTACTACCCTTGCCCTTTTCACTTGTGTACGAAATTGATCCACCCAATAACTCCACCAAATTCTTTGAAATTGATAAACCCAAGCCACTGCCACCATACTTCCTAGTAATGCTTTGTTCCGCTTGTGAAAATGGTTTGAATAATAAAGGTTCGCTGGCTTTATCTATGCCTATACCTGTATCAATTACTTTGAAGTACATTTTTCCATCTTCGAAACGTACATCCAATGTTACCGTACCGCCTGCAGGAGTAAATTTGATGGCATTGCCGATAAGATTGTTCAATATCTGTTTGAGCCGTCCATCGTCCGTCTGCACGTAACGGTTGGCATCCGGTATATATATGACTTGAGAATACACGATCCCTTTCATATCTGCAGAAACGGTAAATAACCGGCCTAAATTATTGATCAATTGAATTAGATCCACATTGACGATCTCTATTTGAATTTTACCGGCTTCTATCTTCGAAATGTCGAGAATATCATTGATGATCACAATGAGGTTATCAGAAGCTGTTTTGAGCCCCATGGTGCAGTCTTTTTGTTCGTCGTTCAAAGGTGTATCTAATAACAAACTGGCGAGACTAGTTATCGCATTCAGTGGAGTCCTGATCTCATGCGACATGTTCGCGAGAAACTCTGATTTCTGTTGTGAGTTTGCGATCGCGATTTTCTCACGCAAGAGAATTTCCTGTGTCTCGAGTCGTTGTTTCTCCAGAAGTGCCTCTTTGTATTCAGTGATGTCAACTGAAAATGAAAAGATACCAGTCACGACTCCTGTAGGGCTGAATGTTCGTGACCGTGTTGTATAGAATGTATATGTACGATTATCGGTTCTGATCGTATCCTCGGCTGTCATCACGGGTGGATTCTGTTTGTTGAGTACACATATATCCTTGTCTCGTATCTTTGCGGCATATTCTGCCGGAAAAAGATCAAAATCCGTTAGCCCTACGATGTCTCCTGTGTGTCGAAACAATATCTCGGTATTTTTGCACTTGTCATTCACATACGTGTATCTCCCTTCCACGTCCTTTGCAAATACAATCAACTCTGAATTTCTCAAAGTATCAAAAAGCGTCTCAAAGGCGGTCCTTTCATTCATTTCCGCTTGATGTTCCAATTGTATTTGTTGCGTAGCATCTTTCGCGTATGCCACAATTTGTCGCTCGTTATCAAATGAAGCGTCCTCAATATATAAATCAATCATTTTTTCCACACCGGTTTTGAACAGAGCAGGTAACCTCACTTGACTTCCTAATAACACACGCGTACCCGTGGTCGCATAACGATCCATACTCTGAATATGATGTTCTCTGAAACGCTGCGGAATTATAAGATCATGTATTTTTGACTTCAGTGCATCTTTTTCGGACCATCCAAAAAATGTCACAGCAGCCGGCGACCAATACTTTATCTCGCCTTCCAGATCTATGATGATCACCGCTTGTGAACATTTGTCAAGAGCTGCTTTGTACATCATTACCACTACTTATTGAACTAAGCTCGCGATTTTTTTAAGATGTATCGCGACGTCATAAAACGATCTCATGAGTATAAATGTAAACACCAACTCTAGTATGTTTCATTTCGCTCAAACCGTACAAAATGCTCACACCACACGACCAATCCCAGCTCGATCATGTCGGGGACGTTATCGATTTTCTTATCAGCAATTCCATCAATTCTCATTTGAAAGATCACAAACGCGGTTCTATACTATGGAAACATCAACTACGTCTCATACACAACAAACCTGATCAATACATGCACATATTCGACAAGGTTAACAAGTTGGTTCTGCGAGAGATACTACAATTTTATTATGAGTACAAGTATCAACTAGTATTATTCGATCCCAATCTTCAACTGTTGTCCATTCCTACTGCGGACGAGTTTCTTGTAAAACTACTATGGAATATGTGGGACGCAAGATTTTGTGGTGGAGAGTTTGTGAAGTGTATTATCGCAGTAACTCTTCTGGATTTTCTGGACTTGGACATGGTGAGCGCGAAAAATGCGTCATTTCTGTATCGTCAAGGATTTTTCTTGCAACCTCTTCAAAAGTACGGTGTAATTCGTCAACTTCCGCTAATAAGGCAATGAGTTCATGGTGGCGAAGGTGTGCGTCGTGAGTGTAGGTGGCGTTGATTTCACAAAGGTTTTCAACAAGAAGTTTGAGTTGTTCGCATTTGATTTTTCCTTGAGCGATAAGTGAAAACATTTTGTGATATAGAAATTTGGAGAGGCGTAGTAAACTTTGAATTTTAAATATATATTTTTTTTCGTTATATATCGCTCAAAAACTCTCTGACGTCATTGAAACCCGAGTCACCGCGCAGTTCCAACATCATACTGCAGATCTCATCATATGGTATTTTTGATATTCGCAAGAGATAATACTGTGCGAAATACCACGATGTAAAAAATTCAGAGGGTAGTCGTGGATCATACACCTTTTGGTATGCAGGTATTCCGTTGGGAACGTCATAAGAGTACATTTGCCACCGCTGTACCTGATTCAAATTTTCCACCGGTATCACAATTATCTTTTTGCGATGATGCTGACGATGAAGCCGTCGGGATGTGTTGAGAGAAGCCTTTGTAGGTCGTATACCATGTTTTCGAGTTCGGTTCAGTACCTTTACTGTGTCGGTTATTCGCGATAAAAAATTCAAAGAAATCTCATTATCATTGTACAATTGTGGATTTTGACGTATAACTTGTATAAGCGACATTCAGTTTTATTATTTGTTTTACAATTTAATACTAGTGGTGTTCCTAAGCAATCGTTTTTGTTCAACAAGTAAACGTATACAACTACTCTCCAAAGCATTAGGATTGAATTTATCGGCTAGTCTATCGAGAAAATCAAAGAATGTCCATCCATCTTCGATAACGAAGCCTTTGTTTTCCTCACTTCGATAATATTTTACAAAGCCGTCCAAATCAAAGATACCAAGGCTGATCCCTTTGCGCATACATACCGCAATGGCATGGTAATAGATTGGATCATAACAAACATGACGACCGCGTTTTGTTCTATGCTTTTGTAATAAAACAGTGACATCTTTTGCTGGCTTGATAATGATAGAAGGATTGAGTAAATCAGCCTTAATCATATGACGTTGATAGTGTTCAAACCGTAGATAGAGTGCAAGTAGTCTTGGTAGTCCCTTTCCTTTCGGTGTGTCCAGACTAGCAAATTGAGTTTGGGCTTCCTTTCGATATCTGTACACTAGTGGCACTGTTCGGTGACTGACAAGGTTTTCGCGTTTGATGAGGATTGATAAAAATGTACTGAACTCGTTTATTCTCCAGTCTTTCCGCACCATATCAAGGATACTCGGTAAACGGTGAAATTCAAATAACCAGAACAAAACATCATCACAAGGGTTGATCAAGCTTTCGGGCCCAAGGGTCAACAACGCCAAATCCAAATCAAACTCTTTGATTCTAGTAAACACATCGTACAGCTTAATTCCTTTACAAAAGTCATGAAGCATTGGTGCTAATTCGATGTTGATGAGAAAAGTGCTTTCGGTACATATACGAGGATGGAAGGGATACTTGTGAACGGGAAAATGATTGTCTTCTTGGTCGCGATACCATATGGTGAACATTTTCGCGACGGTTTCGATTGGGATTCCAAGGTTATGGCAGTAGCGTTGGTACCATAGTACGGCGGAGATGAGGTTGTTTTCGTATTTAATAGGTTGCGTAAGAATAATTTGAATTATGTCTGTTTCTTCTGTGGAGTTGGGTCGTAACGCTTTCAGTGTTCTCCTGAGTGGCATATGAGAGTAAGGCGGTCTATCCGGCCCAGGTGGGAGCGCGGCATCTCGAGTGTGACGACGGAATACACTGATGAACTCTTCAATACGTGTCTGCATTTTAAGAAAAACTACGGGTGTTAAAATGTAGAATGATACGAGAATGAAATCTATATACCAATTATTTAGCAAAGGACAACGACTGTGCCACAGAGTGGGGTGTGACAAACGTACAAAATTACGTCATGTGCACAGAGGTTGGTTTTGTACACGTCATCTCTCAGAAATTAAAACGATTAGAACGCAGTTAAATATGGCCAAACAAAACTTGAATTTCACTAATGAATTTTATTGGCGAAAAAAAGAACAAAGATTCAGAAAAACATTTTGTTTCGGACACGCCAAAGCCATCGAATTTGCTCGAAGGAGAATAAACCAGGGACCATCACAAGGATGCGATTCGTCTTGTACCACATCACACGACTTTACCAGCCTCTCCTCAAATTCCACAGCTTTGTAGAGTTACGACATTTGCTTTCAACAGTCGGAATATCAATCCCTGAAATAGCGAACGATGCAGCTGTAGGACAATGGACAATGCCAACCAAAATGTACTACATCAAAATAATCGACGACGAAGAGTATCTCAACATCGGTCAGCACTACACACAAATCCACCCCATTTTGGAAAGCATGAAAAACGACGTAGAACCTCCATGGGAATCCTTACCGAATATATACACAACACAAGAATGCCGCAATTGTTTTACATTATACGAAAATCCATCAATATACACGGTGTGCCGAAATTGCCGAGAACTTTGCCGATCATTCGGAACAACTCCTTACTATGTAGGCGGAAACCGCCACCCCCTGAAGAGCCACCAAAGAGTATATAAAAGGGGACGCAAACCACGCAATCGGTGGAGGAACCGCAAATACCAGCAATGAAACTACACGATTTGACTCTCTTATTTGTGGCGTCAGGAGCCTGTATCACATTAGCACTCTTGTTTCTCGTCATTTGTCTCAACGTTTACATCTTCTCCCTCAATCCACAGAACAACCATCATATACAAGACTGGGAATTATATCAATGATCCTGTAGTGAAAAATCCATCAAACGATTCGCCAACATATTTGACGGGTTTATAAAATCAAGCGCCAATATGTGCACCTTTCTCAACAAATCACCTAGAGTTTCCAATGGATCCGGAAGCGTTTCAGTCAATCTTCGTAGAGCTTGTCCTGCATTTCCCCGTAAAATCGCATGTTTTATAGTGTCTCCATCTGGTGTCAAAGTGAATTCGGCGCGAAACAAGGATGTTGGTGGAGTGCGCTCAAATGTCAACAATTGGTTCTTCAAATCATTTACTTTTGCGTTTGCTTCGTTGAACCCTCTGTAAATATTCTTAAATGTATAAAGGTCTAAGGCGTCATCCAAGGGACCACCCTCAACAAATAAAATTATTCGTTTGTTCATCTCAACTAATTCATGTATGGGTCGTGTAACATCTTCCTTTCTAACGATGTAAGGTCCAATAGCGCTTTCCCGTAACGTTTTCATCAGAGGGTCTTGTAAATTGACATCAGGATTGGTATCCGTCCATTTGAACTGTAACTCGATGATTTCCTTGGGGTTCTGATTTAAATAACAAGCAAACGTGGGTAAAAAGTCGACCAGCTCATCTGTCACAATTGTGTGATTCAAGACAAGTTTTCCGTTCACAAGGGCAAGTCTCAAATCAAAGCAACGGACACCGCATTCAAGTTGTTGTTGCAAGTCACACGTTTGTGTTCGACTGAATCCCTCCAACATAGATTGAATTCCGAGCCATTTACGTGTTTGCATACTCATTGATGCAAAGTTTGTGAGCGCACGGTTGTCCGATAAAATTTCGCTAAAGTCTGCATCAAAACGATACGCGGTGCTGTCGTGGGAAGACAAGAGCGTTAAATCGAAAATTGATTTGTCCTTAATCCGATCATAGTATGTTTCAAAGAGAGGAGCCATGTAACATCTGATATGGAAAATAAAATATTATAAACATATGTAAACACATATGAACAGTCCCATGACCTTGCCCCTCGAGTTGGAAACTAAAATTCTGCTACAACTTTCCGACCCACGTGATGTGCTTTTCTATTGTAATTCACATCCAGATCATGCAATGTGTCGGGAAAAAAATCATTATTTGTGGAAGCAAATTGCGGAAAGATTACAATTGCCACATGATGAAGGGAAGACTTTTCGCGACGAAATCGTTGAGTGGCTGCTTGAGTTCGTTCGAATCAAGAACCTGTATAGAATTTTTTTCACATCTGATGACCTTCGTGTGGCTCGCGCCATCAAAGCAATGTATCCGGATGATGTTATATTGGGACATTGGCAAGATTGGACAGGTTGGCCTCTCTCAGATACTGTTAACAGTTTATTGCAACAAAATCCAATAGTTGTGCCAGGTTCGCCATGGGGGAGTGTACTTGTTCGTTTCCGTAATCACTTAATACCAGATGACGGAGAAATGATCAAGTATCTCGCAAAAAATCCCGATGGTGGAATGTATGCCGCGGACACCTCAAACTTTTGGATAGTACTATATTTCCAAATTATTGGATTGCCATTACCGCCAAATACTACGTATAAACAAGTGATCACTATAATTTTACCTGAGCTTGTAGAACTTAACAAAAAGGGTAAAAGTGGAACACTACGTAGAATTTTGCAAAACTTGTTATCTAAAGAATATACGACGAGTATTCTGAATGTTTATAAAGTATACACTGATAAATTACTTTCGTACTGGCCGTTACGTCGTGAAACCAACGTAATAAAAAGCATATTAGTTACACTGCGTTGACGATCTATTCAATTAGTTTCCGTGATTTCCCACTCATCCAAACTTGGTAAATCCAGTACACGAATAGATCTCCAGAACGCCACGCCACGTTTATAAGAACTCCTTGATACCGCTCCAACCAGCGCTTCCACACATGTCGCAATCATCACATCGTTAATAAAAACACCATACGCGGTTTCCATGTATTGTTCCAATTGCATTTTACGGCCTATTTCAGCCAAACGTTTGTTCGTTTTGAATAATTCGGTGTGATTGTGTAAATCACGTGCTTCAACGAAGCGCTTTTCTGCAGCGAGACGCTCGAATAGAAGCAGAGCACTATCACCAATTTGAGCGAGAATTCGGTTATCTCGTTTTTGCCTTGATTTCAACGGGCACGATCGATGGCGAAAGCACTCGTCCAACGTTTCTTTCGATAATTTGGCTAGTTCGGGAAACTGTGTTTTTAATGACGTGTATCTGTCCATGTTTTTATATAAATGACATGACCGTCTTATGATCAAATCCAATCTTCCAACTTGAGGTGGACATTGTGGTTCCTCCTCCCTTCGCTGGTATCTTTCGGCTTCTCGTCCGTTTTAATTTCATGCTTTTTTGAACTTTCATTTGGTTCAGTGGGTGGAGTTTTGTATTTTTTCAATCGTTCTTCCAACTCCTGTGTCTTTCGTTGAATCGTTTCCATACTCCACATTTTATTTTATCAGATGAGATAATACACTAGGCGTTTTTACCGCGAAAAAAAAATTATCCAAGGCAGTGTTAAATATGTCAACCGTAACAGGAGTGACGCTTGAAACACCTGACGGACACAAACATAAGTTAGAGCGATCTGAATTCATGGCGGTGGTGGGAGACAGTGCAAAAATTGCGTCACGGGACCCTAAACATGATGCAATGACCATTGGAAAAAAGTTAGTTATACTAGAAGCATATCGCGCCAATATGAAGGACATTGACGATCACAACCTCAGAAAAAGGTGCGAGGAATTAAAAAAAGAAAACGCAGTATTACGTGATTTGGTCAAAAGGGGCGCACCCTCTGTTATTGATGAAGAACTACAAAACCTTCGCCGGGAGATCCGATCATGTAATGCGGAAAAGGAAGCACTACAAAAATTGGTGGAGACACACGAGGCGGTAGCTGCCGCTACACAAAATTCATCGATTTCAAATGAAATTCAGGCACAGATACAAGGTCTACGAAACGATCTAGAGGAGTCGGAAAAGCAAGTATTTGAACTGAAAAAGGCACTAGAAGATGCGCAAAAGAAAACCGATGAGAGTGAAAAGAAGCTGGCGGATACCAAAGAAAAGTGTGCCAATGCGATCACTGATCTTCAAGGTCAAATTACCAAGCACGTGCAAACATTACAAAACGAACAACAAGACCGAGAAAAGCAGGTTTCTGAACTAAAAAATGCACTAGAAGATGCTCAAAAGAAAACCGATGAGAGTGAAAAGAAGCTGACGGATACCAAAGAAAAGTGTGTCAATGCGATCACTGATCTTGAAGGTCAAATTACCAAGCACGTACAAGAATTGCAAAACGAACAACAAGGTCGAGAAAAGGCAATTAATGATGTAAATCAAATCTGTAATAATCGTGTATCGGAACTTGAAAAAGAACTGGATGAAGCGGAAAGCGAGATTGAAAAATTAACAAACCGAATCAAAGCACTCGAACGGGCTGTAGACGACGGACGAGAGTTGGAACGTTCATATGATGCACTAAAGGCTCAAAATCAACAATTGTCAAAGCAAATCGATCAGCTCCAAGATGATTTAACGAATTTACGTACTCGACTTGAAGAGCCCGTACCTGTTGGGAATTTCGAAGATATCAAGGATAAAGGAACTAATGAAGACAATGAGGGTGAAGATGAAAGCATATGGCAGGGTTATACTAGGCCACCGTCACCCATCGGTGATTTTGAACTGGATACAGATTACAAATGGGGTGAAGCCGATGCACGTGCTAGAGCGTTACCTGCGACCCTTGTGGAGGCTGTCGACGTTTTGGAACGGGAGAAATACACATTTTTCAGGGACAGTGGACGGGATCAGGATTTGAAAGATGCTGTTGTTAGGTATGAAAACGATGGTGTTTGGCAGGCAATAAGTCAGTTTCGTCAATGGGACGATCGAGAAAAATTGATACTAGGTGCATATATCACCTCCATCATTGATCCTAACACAAATTTACGAAATTGGAGTAAGAAAACTTCGGGTGATCCACTTACTATCCAAAACGCGTTCGATAAATACAGTACAGCGTTTGAAGGATCAGAAATATGGGAGTTCGATGAACAGCAACTGGCGTTGAGAATGAGGAAAGAAGAAGGTTATACCGTCAATCGCGATGAATTCAATTCTTGGAGCGAGAAAGTTACCGGCTGGACCGGGCGATTCGTTATCGCACCACAAGGCCCTCATCTAGCGATGATGGATTTACCCGGCGGTATCAACAGTGTACCCAGATATAAAATGACTCGCTATCTCACATTCCTTTTCGATCTTATGTTATGCCGAAAATTACCTCTCAAGTTGGACCCCAAAACCGAGCCCTACGAGTCTATCACTAAATAAATTTTATTTCAAACTAACAAAAGATGAATTTTGCCCAAACACTCCGCATCAAATATCCCGATAGAATACCAGTACATATCATCAGCGATATACCCATGTCAAAAACCAAATTTCTCATTCCATCAGCAATGACCTTGGGACAATTCCTTTTTCACATTAGAAAACTCGCAAATATCGATCTGAAATCATCAGAGGGTACATTTGTTTTGATGGGAAATCCACCTGATCAAGTGATGGTTACAGCCTCAAGAACATTCAATACATTGGACAGTGAATTCAGAGGTGAAGATTCGGTTTTAAAAATGTATTTACATAAAGAAAAAATTTTTGGTGGTCAGCGATCACGACGATAATAAAGGGATATTTTTCTCACCAAATCTTTCAAATGGCAATGAATGTGATAAACAGCGTTGCATTTGCCGTGGCCGTGCTCTTCGCATACCGGGTTTCCAGAGCTGATATAATAGTCACGTCCCTCCAGCGATGATCTACACATAGGACAGGTGGCCATATCACTTTCACTGAGCCATGTTAGAAGACAATGAGTACAAAAGACATGATTGCACGCGGTCACCGTGAAGTCCACCATACTATTATAACATATCGAGCAATCGTCCCGCTCTTTAGAACTCAAGAGGTTGGTATACATCTCTTGGGCCTGCTTATATCTCTTTAATTGATAGGCCGTAAACGCTGTTCTTTGGAGATGTTGTTCCGCGTATTTGATATTGGTTTCCAACTGCATCATGATACGATCTATCGTGTGCACGCCTTTACGCCTCAACTGACAAGTTACCCGATAAACATCTGTTACCAGATTTTTTACTTCCTCCACGGCAAATCCGCACACAATATGTAAATATCGCATGATAAAATACCATGTAGTATAGGGTTGAGTGGGTACGCATAGATCAAAACGATATTGGTAGTACGGTATTAAATTCGGTATATCATCAGCCAACTCATGCCAGTCTTCCACGTCTTCGAGTGATTCCACCGGTGCTACAATAAGTCTTTTTCTCCTATGCCGTTGCAACAAGTCTTCAAGTTTCTCATTGCTTGCTAATGCCAGTGTTTCACGGTAGGAACGGGCACGCGTGTATTTTTCCTTTGTGTGTGTGAGGTCGACAATCAAATCGAGGGAGCATTGGAGTTTTGTGTAGCGTTCGGGACGCTCCCAAAGTTCTTGTAGGAGTTCATTGTAACTGATCATGATGGATTTGATAATACATCGCAAATTTTTCTTAAGAAAGTACATGTAGAATAATGAAACTTACAATGGGCAGTCTTGCAACGCGTGTTCAACAACAGCTTATTGATCTACGCAAACTACATGATATTCAACAACAACAATCAGATCTACTAAGATCGACTTATATTCAGAAGAATCAACATATAGTTCGTACAAAATTGCAAAGCAATTCACAGTGTTCACCATCTCAGTTCAAACACCTTCTGGACACGATAGCATCATACACAAATAAAATTCGATCAGTGGAATGGGACGCTAAAAGGATGTTTCCAATTCCTTCACCACCACCAACAGTCTTCTCTCAATTCTCCAAAGAATTCACACAGACATTGTTCTCGAATCTCGATTTCCGTGCGCTGATGCAGAAAAAAAGAAGTGCAGAGTTCAATATTGCACCAGTATATGAGCAAATGCTAGCTCGTTTAAAACTGACTTACGGAACAAACGTGAAAATGAGTATTTTAGAGCACAAGCACTGTAATGAAACAATGGTGCGCCGAATCGTTGACATTTGGGTTGACAAGGTGGTTGAAGTAATTGATGGCGCCACAATTGATGTTGAATTCAGTACCAATCTCTTTGATCAGACCGAAGAAAGTGGGATATCACATGGTCGCTACGACTATCTCATACAAAAACATGGTATGCCTTGTTGTATTATTGAAACGAAAAACGGGTTCGTGGAAAATATGGAAAATGGACAGTCGCAATTACTCGTATCCATGATTGATTTGCAACTGCGATTCCCCGATCATCCACCCATTGTAGGAGTTCTAACTACTGGGTACCGTGTCAGAATTCTACATCTTCGTGACTGTCATATTTACACAAGTCAAACGTTTGTCTTGAAAGCACTGCATGATTTGGAGCAGATGATGGCATTATTGGTAGGCATCATACGGTGATTTCTTATTTATATCCACGTACTTTTCGTTTATTGCCCAACAGTTTGGAAGTAATAGATTTTGGTTTATCAATCGTGCTACCGAAATACCATTGCGGGTGGTAATTTTTCATTTCGTAAACATGATGATTTTCAAGGGAATTTAGAGAATGACTACTCGAGATTGGACTACTACTTCGTTTTGGATAGAAATACATTGTGCGCTGCTTTTGCCTATCAGTGTTTCAAAATAATTCTCGGTGCTTACTCAAAATAACAACCGGAAAATCCTTTAACGTGACCTTGTGGAGAAATTATAAATTCTAAAAAAGTAATGGATTCCCACGTACGATCTGAAATAGAATCTATGTGTGCATCCACTTCGTTACATGCTCTTTCGTAGTCGATGAATGGCTTTTCGTGGATCTTGTTATGAACATAAGCCTTGCATCTCTTCTTGTCTGGTAAAACTTCGCATCGCTCAACTTTGACATGAATACCAAAATGCGAGGCAATGTGTGCCATTGAATGACAAGGTACAGTACCACCATCCCAGCGTAATAGTGTACTATAATTTCGATTGCTGGAACGTAGGAAGTCGATATTGGGTATCAAAAACAATTCACACTCATCTTCATTGAAGTATAGTACTTTGATTTCTTGATCAAAGAACATGATAAAAATGATCGTATCATCCAATGACTTGATCGGAAACAATGTATGATTTTCCAAACAATGAAATTGGTGAACTAATAGGTGTATTTTACACTTGTTGTTCCACCAGAAATTCTGGTATGGTATATCGATCTCAGTGACAATATTGAATAACATGAAATTCACAACAGTTTCATGTATTTTAATTGTACCAGTTGGAACCGTCAAGTGGGATTGGTGATCTTCTTCAGGTGAATCATTCGACGGACGCTCGTCCAGCAATTTGACGGTTATTACATCCGGCAAAGGCTTGGATGTTGGCGCAGCAGTGAGAACACGTCTTTGTAAATTGAACATATTTTTGAAAAATCTACAGGCCATCCTTTTTATTTAGGTGTAGAAAGTTTTGTCTTATATACATTGTAGTGATGAAGCCTTTATTAGAGACAGTACCAAGTAAGCCGCCATTGGGACGTTTGTTTTCATTAGATGACGTGAATTTACATATTGCCAGAAAAATCCGTCGAGTATTAACCATGTTACAGGACGAGCGTGTTAGATTATTGGAGAAAAGCGATTACACGACCGGAAACATCAAAACGGTCGATATAACTAAGAATTTCTTCAGTGGTCTAGCAGTTATTTTATCAGGATTGACGGCTGTTTTAATTGGAACGTCAAACAGTGGTGTTTCGGCCATCGTGGCATCGACTATATCGGGATGCACAAATCTGTTGAATACATCATTGACTCAATTTGTCAAAACACACAAATGGCAACAACGTGTTGTAGGTGCGAATAGTTCAATTCAGAGGTTGGATATTCTGATACGGGCTTGTAGTGAGTTGAAACCAGACAATCATGCGTTGAAAACACTCGATTTTATTCAGCGAGAGTACAATGTGATATCGGGGCGTATTGGTTTGGAAAGTATCGTTATTTTGGCGGATAATGAGTCTGGATCCAGTGAAGAGAAGGACTAGTAAAAAAGCCATCTCCAAAAGCTGTTATTCTCCTCATATGATATCTCTTCATATTCTCCGATCATTTGTGCAAATCTATCTTCTTCCTTTTGCAATTCTTCCATGTCCAGATCTGCGTTATCTAGGATGCCGGTCAATTTCTTCTGTACATCTAATATTGTATCATGACATTTCCTGATATCACGAGTTCGCTTCCATTTACGAAATAAAAGCGTTGTCATAACTCCTAGCGCAAACGGAATCAAGGCTTGTTTATTCATCGTCTTTATACTTGAATAGACAGATGGTCTTAAGAGACTTTACCATATCCTAATTAAAAAAAAATGGATGGCCGCATTGAACGAGCTCTTACTCAACGAATGTACTTTTTTGATCGACCAAATGAATACACATGGAACACGATCGGAAGTACCGGTAAATTATACAGCGTTTACATAGGACCTGGCCTAATCACATGCACTTGTCCCGATAGCGCTATTAGACCGCAATTTCTATGCAAACACATACTTTTTATTTTAATACGAGTGTTAAAAGTGCGCCGAAGCATGATGTTCATTCAAACCATGCGCAAGAGTTTGTCACTTGATGAGCTGAACGAGGTCTATGCTAATCCTCCGGATCTAAACTATGTGACCAACGAATTACCTGAACACCCTATTGGAGATGGTACAGTACCGCAGCGGGCTTTGGAAGATTGCGCCATTTGTTACGAGCAAATGACGTCATCGGAAGATCTTGTATTTTGTAAATATGTTTGTGGAAATAGCGTACATGCAGGCTGCTTTAATATGTGGAAACGCGCATGTGGTCGTAATGTAACTTGTGTATATTGTCGTAAAAAATGGAAACATTGATTGAACTTTGCACTGTAAACGGTGACGAACGCATTCTCCTCAACTATTTTCCTTCCGTGAAAGCGCTGTTCGAGGCAGTAGGGTACAATTGCCCCGATGGAATCACAAAATACAACAACCATTTGAAACAAGATGGGTTTGCATTCATATCCGACAAATATCGTATAAGATTGATTAGTAAAGACAAAGCCAACTACAAGTATTTGGAAGAACCATACGCAGTGGACAGCACTAGTGAGTATACCGCCGCCGATATCGTACGAGCAATGGGTTCAATCGCAAAACAGGAATCACAACGCGGCACAATATACATTCAAGTCACAACCAGGGTTTTCAAATTGATACGAGATCTCAATCATATGCCTTACAAATCCATCACGGTTACTTTTACAGATAGAAAGGGACAAACATTCAAAGCTGGCCAGTGGACATATGACGTGATGGATATCTCTATCCCGTTACCGCGATACAACTTGGAAAAAATATCATGGACTATACATGGAATTAGTTATAACAAGGATATACACAAGGTCGGAACTGCAGTTGATGGACAAGAGCCTGATATACTCATCACAGATGGCGAAATGGAACTCAGGGTTCATTCAACCGTTATGCGCATTTTCTCAGACCAATTTTTTAACCCCGTCAGAATTGAAAACGGCAAAATGAAATTGATGATGTTAATCGTAAGATGGATGTACTTTGGACTTTTACCTAATAATCTACCTTGGCAAACATATTTTGATGCATCGATTTTGGCCAAGAAGTACAAAGTTGTGGGAATCATACGTCCACTCACATGGCTCGTAGCAAATTCTTTCGAGCAAAAACGACCTTAAGACCGTGTAAAAATATGTAAATAAACACCAACATGCCTACTTCAAAAATTATCACACCAGCTACGGCCCTAGGGCTTAACTTACTCATTGGCGATCGTCCGCAACGAAACTTGGTGATTAATAAGTTATTAGATCAGCATCCAACCGAAACGAAAATACTAAGTCAACGGAACGATTGGGGTTCTCATGATGATCAAACATTCATTCAGCCTTTCACAACAGATACACTCTCAAAAATACTTGAGAATCAAAGACAAAAAATTGAAAAGAATGGTAAAACTTCCGAAAACGTTTTACGCGTCATTCTTGATAATCCACTTGGTCTTAGTATGTTGTATCAGAGTAATGGACCACTTCAAATTCTGATCCACTCCGGAAGATCAATGAACATTACAACAATCATCGCAACACCCATCATTCCTGTATTTCACCAATACATTCGTCGTAGCTACATTTTACCTTTAACAGCCAATTACCACTATACTCTATTAGGAGAAGGTGTTTTTGAAGACAAAGCTGAATACCGTGGACATGCGGATGGAAATTTACTGATTATTGATTACCCTGATGAAGGCGCAGCAAACTTTTGTAAAATTCCATTGAAGCATCTAACTGATAAAAAATAAAACAGTTTCTTTTACACGTAAATTCTAATTGAGACCCACCATTACACTCGCCAAGCATAAATGTATCATCGCCACTACAGGGACAAAATCAGAGTGATGATATGTACACCATGCAATGAAAGACAACAGAATACATCCGATCACGCCAAAGAATGCCAATAGCGCGGCGACCAACTGGTATGTAGACATGTTTGCTACGCCGGTCCGTTTGAGGTCACCAGTATTATTGGCACATACTATGTTGAATATATGAAGTATCACGAGAGAAATAGCAAGTTTACTAGTTGGATAGATGTAAAGAAACATGAAAGATGATGACATTGCCAAACCCAAGCATATGGCAAATTGTCGTTCTGGTGATGCAAGCATTTAGCAGCTTATATATTCAGTCTTTTAAGATGGTTTTTTTTCTTTAGTAAATGATAAAATGAGTGATACTCGTATTTTAGGACCAACCACGATATATCAACCAGGTGGGTCCAAGCTTGTACTTGGTCCGCGTGAGTCGAATGTGGCATTCAAAACACACGCGATCAGCCAAAATGGAATCAGATCAAACATGGATATGAGTAAGCGAGTCCTTGCTCATGCTGCATATGAGGCCACCAATAGCCCTACGAGTACGGACTCAAATATTTCAGACAAATCTTACAATTTTTCAAATATGACCACACCTAGCATTACTTCATCTATGCCCAGCGGCGATACTTATGGTAGCAGTGTATACGGTCGATCAGACACACAGGACACATCGCCAAATCCTATGGGGCAAGACTACAAATTACATTCATTTTACAGGTCATTGTCGAACTCAAAGGGCAAAGATAAGGTGACACCTGAATTTGAAGCGTTAACTCAAAAATTGAACCAATGTGAAAGTGAACGTAAAAGGTTACAATCGATTATGAACAGAAAGACTACAGACATTCCTTCATCAGTACCAAATTCAAATTCAAACATAGGGACAACTGACCCACGTCTTTCTAATCTTGAACGCCAGCTGGAAGCAATAGGAAGGAAACTTGCAGAGTTACAAACGAATATAGAACAAAAGGAAATTGACAACATACAGGAGGAAAGCACGGACAACGATGATTCAGACAAAAACTCAAATGCACCAGGAAATGTTGCTCAGGATCTTCCGACTGAAGAACAGATAAAGGAGAACGATGAATTCGTGGCCAGGATGAGACAATGGCGAAAAGACGTGGGAATGGAACCTTCTTCTGAACAAACGCATTACGAGGAGCAACTTAGACGTTTAGAAGCAGATGTTCGTGATTGCGACATTTTATTGAACACACGCACAATTTTATCTAATCAGACGATTCAGAAAATGCACGATGATTACGTTAGGCTGGACAAACTTGCCAATCTTAATCTCAAGGAGTTGAGAGAAACTCAAAACAATTATGACAATTGCGGCAAAAATCTAATAGACCTCCAAACGAGAACACGGAACTTGAGAAATGATATTGATCGTATTACCAGAGAACGGGATGACCTTCAAAAAACTGCAGATGACCATCAGGCAAATCATACAAAATGCCAAAACGATTGCCGCGAAAATACTAAAAATTTGAACGCAACTATCAGGACACTCGAGGCTCGTATAGAAGCCTTGTTGGAAGAGGGGACTACCGTCACCTCAGAAAAGATACGTCAAAAGGAACGTGCTGATAAGCTCTATCAGGATTGGCAGGAATGCTTGAATAACAATGTTGCATGTAGGGCCATAGTAGATAAATTGACGGCAGAAAAACAAGCTTTGGAAGCTAGTATCAATCATCGCTTGCAGGAACACAGTAATTTGGTAACTGAATTAGAAGCCTGCCGAACTCGGATCAGGTTAATGCAAAATCAAGCACATATTTATGTGGAGGGAGAGCGCGAAAAAATTTTGGATTGTATCCATGACATCTTTACACAGTCTGTTGAAATAACCCAACTTCGTGAAGAATTACAAGGTAAAGCATGGACCGATGAGTTTTGTACCAGATTGAAAGAAATTCATCGTAACGCGCTCAACAAAACGTGTGACCAACGCATATGGGAAGCGCTGAGATCAGTTTATCCACCGCAGTATGTAGAAGGTTTACGGAGACGTGTACAACAGCAATTGGAACTGGAAAACCAACAGAACAACGACTCACGAGCTGTTCCAATCATAAGGATGCTCTACAATGATCATGATGTGTTCCAGCATCTTTTCAACACAATGGATGGTTTTAGAACCGTGTATCAACAAGGTCAAATCAACATGGAAGCTATACTCAAGCGATATGCAAAGGAAGCAGTTTTGGCTTGTTTGACCACCAAGTACGCTGCTCAAGCACAGCTTTGGCGAGAAGATAATAATACTAACCTATGTGAACTCCTTAACATAGCAAGCCAAAAAGCGGTGTGGGATTGTTTAGAGACATACATTTTGAGCGAGGTACGTATTAGCAAAGACGATAAGGAAAAGCTCATAGGTGAACTCCATGGAGCCCAACAAACTTCACTAGCATGTAGCAATGTAGTCGATTTCCTAAAGTATTTCTTCGATGGAGTGCAAAACCTCGAGACAATTAGAGTCCTGAACGCTATTGATAGCTATCTAGTAGCAGGTGCGGCAGGTGAAATATATCAACAAAGCAACTATGATTGGCGACAAGTAGCGCGCGTATTATTCGACGCTTTACAAAGTACGCGAGACGAAAGGGACAGACGACAACCGTCGCCGTCACCATCCTTTGTACAGTCTGGGTCAACTCAAACGATGCCAGCAAACCCCAATGTAACAAATTCAGCATCAGCATTTGCACGCCAACGTAACACTCTTCCTCCAAGTACATCCCCTCAACAGCAATTGAGTGAAACCATTACAAATCAAACACAAGCGGGAAAGGCACCCTCAAATGCATTTGGGTCACCAAGTTATGCTCAATTTCCACAATCGGGACCATCAGGTGTATCCAAAAATGTCACTCCAGAGAAACAAAAAACACCGAATCAATCGCGAAAGGGAAAAGAACTTGATCAACCTACTGGACCATCAGGTTCGGTCGTGGAGACCACATCATCCTTGAATGTGAACACCGCAAATCGTGACGATGAAGACATGGGTGTGACAGGAAGTTCGTCTACTGAACAGATGGATACAGATAGTCCCACAAACAAACGCATATTATCACCAATCAGCAGCGTCGATGGTGATGGAAATTATATAAATCCAAACAAAAAATTACATAAGGATACTGTTGACAATTGTGAGGATTTCATAAACCTGTTAGAGGATTTGAAATACGAAGGATATGTGTATGTCAATGCATCTCAATGTCCAGAACCTAATATTTGTACATCTCTGTACAACAAGTTTGTAGCGCTCAAGGGCACGTTACCAATTCAACCAGAACAAAAGATAATTCTGGGTGCACTAGTATATGCATTTAAATGCCCACGTGATCTGACGCCGTGGATTGTTGTTGATCCTCAAAATCCACCACAAGAGGGTGCAGACAATCCACTTACAGCCACTCAAATTTTACAGAGTAGATTCATATTACCAGATACATTCGACCTTCCTCATCTATATCAATCTGGTACCAAGCTAATCGAGAGAGTAGCATTCCGCGGGTGGCACTCGCAAAAACAAAACAGCTTTGACATTGACCGCTATGTTGAACCCGAAAATACTGATATGCAGGTGATTTATGATCTTGAAACTGATCCTTCAAGAAAAAATGCAACCCTGAAAAAATGGCATTTGGTTCGATACGTTGCTTTCCTTTTTGAACTAAAAAACCACATGAATGAATTAATACCCGCGCCTGAAGGCACTCCAGCGCCTGCTCTACTGTATCCAAGGATCGGTAGGGCACTGGTAGCAAGCACTTTAGAACCATACACAGTTTTATCTTAAAAATAATATTCGTAATAAAACAATGTCACACACAGAAGATTTCACCGATGTTCTCAAAGTACCACATTTATCACGGGGCCCATCGAATGTGTTTCCCCTGTACGGCAGACTGGGAAAGGGCCTTATTCTTTTCAAAATACCTGTTTCAAATACGACTGATAGCTATCTAGTTCATTTTGTATTGGAGATGCACACTCCACACACCCAATTAACTCAAAGAGTAATGGATACATTGAACGTCAACCAAGGAGATGTGGTCAAAATAAATGGACTGACATGTACTGTCAAGAAATCGGATATATTCAATATTTTGGGCCTAGATTTTTTACAATGTATACAAGGAAGAGTATCACTGGATTTTGCGAATGGATGGGCAACTATTTACAAAGCATGAATCTGGTCTTCGAGTATTTCCAATAACCTTGTTAATTCTCGCACATGTACATCTCGAGTACCCATTCGCTCAATAACTGAATAGATATCACCAAGTGTCTTCTCCCAATCATTTTCTTCGTCTTCACTTCCAATAGTTTCACAATCGCAAACATCAAGTCCACATTCTTCGCATTCTTCGTGTTCACGTGTTTCTGAGCCAGAATCGGAATAATTAGTTGGACGTGCCATTTTTATTCTAATTCACAAAACTTCTTTAAGGTACACACATTGGGGCAACACCTGCTGCTGCAAACTCCTTAATCAAGGGGTGGATGAACTCAAGACCCTGAATGCGCTCATACGTATTGCGGAAATGAGATCCGAGTAACTGGCCACATTGATGGGAGTTGGCGTGGTAACATCGGTATAAATCAACAAAACTATTGAGTCCGAACGAACGCATTTGTAGATAGAGATTGTCTAGTTCATTGTCATCAATGTCATTGAAAGAGTAGCGCCCTGCGAGATTGGGATAGTTGGGGATGAGTTGTAATTCGCGTAGGTCGATGTAGGGAAGCACGTATTTAACGGCAGGGACTGAGGGAACAAATATGATAACGAACATTTTTTTATTGACTTTTATCGTTGATACCATTGATTTACAGATTTTTGAAGAGCACAGAAAATATGACACATTTGTAATTCCACATCGATTGACTCAAGTCTGTGTATGATTGTGCGACATAGCGGGCAAGTATGACGCCATCGATTCCAACAAGCTTGGCAAAAAACATGTTTGCATCTGAGTACTGTAGCGGTTGTCAAAATATCTTCGAGACAAATTGCACATTCGGTTTCTTTCGCATGTTTGTAGAGCTTTGAAGCTTCATTGAGCATATGTATGAGATTGACGTGTGATAGCAAACGGATGACGGTTTCGCGGTTAGGATTGCGTGGCATTCGATGTTCGTGGACTTGTGCTCGCGCGCATATTTGTTTGAGAAGGTCTACTACGAGGTTGTTGTGGATAGCGTTGGAACGTGAACGAGTACATCTTTCTAGCAATAAACAATCCATTATTATTTGCATGCGTATATGTGAGAAACATTGAATTGTAAATGTTGCATTTATTAACATCTGCGCCTCCCCACAAGCCACAAAAAATAACAACCAATCAGCGTATTGCGCGCGCTGTCAAAATAAGGGTCCACTGACAACTCAAACTTTACTCCACAATGCTGGAACATTGACCGGGTCCCAACCAGTCAAACTCGTATGATTTTGAAGGCATTTATATGTCATACCGTTATACGTTACGAGTTGACCTGTCTTGTATAAGACACCTGAGGAAGACCACACTGCATTGGAAGCACTTGACGTTGTTTGAGATGATGTTGAGCCGGTCGTGGTGGACGACGGTTTCCACAGGTTTGGAGTAGCAACAGCAATATGATCAGCTGTACATGTGTATGTGTTTTTATCATACGTTACAATGTCACCTGTCTTATACGACCTTCCCAGGGTCCACACGTTACTAGGCGAGGTTGTAGGCGTACTCGTCGGTGGTGTTGGTAGTGGTGCAAGGGGTGACGATGACTTAGAAGAAAGACCTGTTTTGAAAGCATTGTAAAATTCGAAATCCTTCGTGTTGACTTTACTGGAGACACTCAATGATTCCGAAGAAACTTGATCTCTCATTTGTGACCAATATGACACAAGACCCACATTATGTAAATTTGCGTAACTGCATACGTTTGATACGTCAGACAAAGTAAACTTGGTACCGTCGTCATTTTCTCCGATCATTGGGAGGATCCCTATCATATTATAGATCTGATCGGATGTCTTGGACGGATACAACGCTGTCAACTGTGTATGTAAACTCTGAGCACATGCTACACTGTTTTGCCCCAAATTTGTAGCAGTTGGCGCGTACCAATCCATTGTCATGATGATTACACGGTCAACATCAACACCTACTGAAATACTCTCTTTTAAAATCGACATTGCGCCGGCTGGAAGCGTTTGATTGCCCCATTTATCCGGCAAATTTGCTGGGAGTATGTATGACACCGTGAGTTTAGGATACTTTGCCTTCAAAAGTTTCAATGCTGCTGTCCTCCTTGAGTTGGTGGCGGTATCTTCTATGTATGCACCCTCAATATCGAACATGAACGACGTAACACCAGTATCTCTCACGATCATATCGAATATGTTGTACAGGTTTTGAGGTGATGTCACAGTAGCTTCCACGTATGGGCCAGCGGCACCACCAAAACAAATTGAAAGGTTTCCACCTACTGTAATGAAAAGTTTGATGTCCTCTAAGTTGTTTGCTAAGTCTGGGCCAATTTTACCTGTTCCGTCTCCGATCACGAAACACCATATAGCGTCTTTCATGCCTAGTTTCTTAAATGCATCCATTAAACAATTGATTTTGTATGCGTTGTTTCCAATAGACCAACCGTACACACAAGGAGCAAAGATTGTCATTTTTTATTTTGTGAATTATAAAAAAAGTAGCTTGAAAATCAAACGTTTGAAGGCTTATAAGAAACACATCAAAGGAGACACATTGACAATGCCTGAAACACGTAACCAACGCAGACGTCGCCGTCGTTCGGAAAAGGCGAAAGAACAAGAAAACACCTTGAACGTAGCAGCACATTTTGCTACGTTGACTAACACAATTTTGAAACGTATCGAAAGTGAAGACACGATCAACGATATGGTGGCAAGTTGGATCCAGACGATGAAATACTGTGTCATTATGAAACTAAAAGCTTGTTATGATCGATTCCTTGACTTCGAAAAAAACCCAGCTAGTCGTATGCCCGAAGAATTGGCAAAACGATCTTTGAGTATCCATTCCCCACACTTTGACCCACGATTGAATAGTTCCCGTGAAAAACTCCGTGGAAGTTTCATCGATTTCGTGAAATCGCTTGGTTTTGTTATAAAAGATTACCCAAGCGATTATACGAAGCTGTACTTCTACTTAATTGATGTATATATCGATCGTGCATCGTTAGAAACGCAAATGACGTCAGAGGAGTTTTGCAAAATCGATGCAGATATATCCGCAATGTACAGAAAAAGTATATGTTTTTGAACATGACGCATTATAAGAAAATACTTCATGATCAAACAAATAACAACAATGTCAGACATACCCGAACAAATGAAATATCACAAACGTGTGCAACGTCTTGTCAATGTTACAAATCAAGCACAGTTCTGCAAGGATAATTATCCATCTTGTAAAAAAGGAGGATTCCGATGGGATCCTGACATACAAATGCGTATTTCTGGTAATGGAGACTATGAGGAGTGGATCGGGTACAGGATTCATTTAACAGAAGATCAAAGAGAACGACTCGAGCCGTACTGTCCTTGTGTAATTCATCAAATGTGGTGTTGTAATCCTCTGAAATATTTCTTGTGTCGCCACTGCTTTCAATGCCTTTCAACTGATTTACCATCACAAGAAAATATTATAAAGGCGATCAAAACTCGGAAAAATGCAATGCGATATGTTTGGAATACAGGAGAGGGAATGGATATGCTTTCATTGTGAAAATAAAAAATCAACTAAAAATCAAAATAAATACAGTTTAATTTCATCGTAGTTTGTCATGATATCAGTTTCCAAAGGACAACTCGAACAAAGCTCGGGATTCACTACCAAAAGTTCAAGAGCAGGAACGACCACATGAAACTCCAGTGCCGCCACGTCATCGTATTTGACGTCTGTCTTCAGACATAGATTATCAAATAAAACCGCAATATCCTGGTTGTTTATATCAAAATATTTGTTGCGCCACTCGTGTTCCAAATCGTCATATCGCTTGATCTGATATCCACGGTATTCCACATGAGAAATGTACGAGTTTGAGTGAAGTGCGTATTGTAAGACGTGACCAACACTTTGACGCAGAAAGGCCGTATTATGAATTTCGAGCGAGCGTTGAACCTTCGAATCTTCTGCAACGGGAACTTGTTTAATGATTGGGTATTGAGGTTTGAAGTAGAGTGATTCTAAATATCCTTGGTTTTCAAGAATGAGCACATTGTTCGCTGTAAGGGAATGATGGAGTTCGCCACTCATGACCATCGCATTGTCAACAACTTTTAAATTACTTGTTCGAATGACGAGTTTTTTCGGAGAAGGAACAGGTGAAACATAAGCAGTTTTCAAGCGTGTGAGTATGACTTCCTTGAGATCACCGAGACATCGAATGCTGTTGCTGAGTTGCATTGAGTAGATGTCATTTCCTGAGAATGCGACCTGGAGGAAGACGTCCACTGGTGGAAGGGGGTAAGGAATAATGGGCAATGGCTTCATTTCAAATATTGTTCAAAAATCAAACCAATACATATAGAAGTTAATAGTATCCATTCCACAATCATGGTGTCTTTTTGCCTTTTAAATCAATATTTTTTTTTACATGACATCACAAGCCACATCATGTGCCACAATTGCGTCATTCGAAATTAAACCAAGTACAAAAGCGGTCTTTGTTACATCTTTTCTTCACATTCAAAAACAGTCCAAGAAAAACACGTAGTAACTAAAAATGGATATCAAAACACCCACATTTTTTTGTCTTCTTTTCCTCCATCTTTTTTACACATTGTACCATGGAAGTCCACTTTACCGAGTCGTCATATCCATCATTGACATAGTTGCAATCTTGTTAGTCGTGTCCTTCAACGAAAATGAGTCAAACGTAATCAAGGCAAAAAGGACACAATTCATTGTTGGAACCATCAACATATTCGTCTTCACCAATTTTCCAATTACTGCACAAGTCATAATCAGCAACCTTCATGGAAATACAGCGTTTGCCACCTTCAATGTCGCGGTTACAGAGAGCGACTGTCACCTTCCACTGGTCTCGCTAGAATTAGCACAAAATGACAAGAATTTCTCATGGTCAGCAATTTCTTCTCAAGTAACAATGACAAACATTCCTGAACTAGTTGAAATACGAATAGTCGCGTTATGTCGCCATAGTCGCTATGCGCTGACATCGGTCCCCTTTTGGTTCACTGGCACACATTTCACGATGGAAAGGGCAACACATTTAACATTTGTTCGGGAAAGTGCAAAAGTTATCCGCTTCAATGAAAGTACACTTCTCAATCCAGATTATCGAAGCAATCCACATCATCACTTTGCGGTATTGGGAATGGCAGCACAGATTCTGTTGTATTGAAATGTATCTTAAAAAAATATAATCACGTATAATTATATAATAATATTCAATATGTGGCCATTTTATTCGTCTGATCTCTCCGAACCAACCAATCTATCTCGTCATTCATTCCAATGTATGAACGGAATCGTTGATTTCCACGATATGGTCCCTCGCGCTGATGGCAAAGGAGTGAAGCCAAAATTTTGGCCTCAAGTAAATCGAGATGAATTACAAAGACTTAACGTTTGGTACAAGGAACCCGATGTCAAATTGACCACAAAGGAGGAAGAGAATCAGGCAAACGTAAAAGATATCCTGGCAAGCTTTCACGATGTAACGCTAGTAGAAGAATTAGTAACCAAAATGCTTACAGGAAACAACGAGTACATTTTATATTCTGCTGCTCCTACCACTGAGATCAAGACATTCTTCTCCCGTTTTCTTCGAGACTTGTTTGAGGATAATGTTCGCAATGCAGGAACGCGAACCGATATCAACATGTTCATCAAGGGTAGAACACGCGAAACACGAGCAATGATCATTCATAATCATGTAGCCACGCCAAATAACCGATTGATCTCATGTCTCCTTCAAAGTGATCCTACCCACATCATCATACCTGTATTTTTGACATGGGATAATTTTCATGAAACCCCACTCTGCAAAACCGTCAGAATAACTGGAAAAACTTGTAGTGATCCACAAAATTCCATGGAAATGCTAACAAAACTACAGACGGAATTCATTCGTCTTATCGTTGACAAAATGAAAAATTTCACTGTCCCGCAACCAACGATCGAAAGCAAAGTCGATGCATTAATCCGTGAAAACGAAAGGACACAGCACATGTTGCGTGAAATCATTTTGGAGTCCGGGAATTCTGTGTTTTAAAAGAATGATCTTGTGAGAAATAAATGATTGTTGACCCTGTACTTATTCTGTTCGCATTTGCGGTATTCAAAACAATTGTGTATAGCGGGTGTGTCTATCATTTTTTACCAATAAGCTACGGCAATACACTAGGTATCGTGGCAACAGACGTACTTGCCTTTGATGTCATCAAGGGTATTCAAATGCGCCGCAAAATTGAAAATAGTAATGAACATCGCAAACAGATAATACTCATTGGTTTGTTGAGTTGTGGTATTTTTCAATTGGGATTGTATTTTTTTATACCTCACTACCGAGAGATCTTGTTTGTCGTGTATCTCATCTTTTCCGTTATTGATATTCTTCTTTTCATTCACAAATTCTTTGTCGCTTTACATCCCTTGATCGGACTGATCATTGGACTGGTGCTGTGTTATGCGGTGTTCAATAACGTTTCATTCGGCCTTTTCATGATTCTAGTGGGATATCACACCGTTTTTCGACTGGCATTCTTATATGTGAACAGCACCATCCCCTATGAATCGGATTCCCAATCGGAACATTCAACTCCTCCCCCTTCATACTCAGTTGACCTGACAGACTATGCTTAGATGTCATCGATGTTGATCTCGTCAAACACAACATCAAGCACATCCGGTGGTTCGTCTTTTCTCTGAACCTTGTCGGGTATCTCACCCTGCGCTCTTAACACACGCACTTCGTCTGTAGTATATTTGAGTAATATATCAGACTGATCGTTTTGAAATTCGCGTCTTTGTGCTAGAACAATGTCGTTAACCTCTATGCGCACTCGACGTAACCCTCCGCGAATGATCGCTTGTGTTACATTTCCTTCAAAATCCTCAATTTCGACACGACCATTTCCTAGCCTACGCAATACAACGGCATAATACTCAAGATCGTTCTCCTTGATTGTCAAACCTCGTGGTTTTCTATTTTTCGATTTGTTGGGCATTTTTATAAGTAATATACAATGCATTTGTTTAAGGTACATTTCAATTTATTTGTGGATCGCATTCTCGTTCAATTCATTGAGAACCATATTTACTACATTGGATTTGTGCAGACATAGAGCGTACAAATAGGCATCGGGAGATATCAAAGCTTCAACATCGTTTCTTGTCCCATCCCATGAATTCGGTTTCAGTTTGTCTTGAGGATGAAGGTTCATGTACAGCAAAGATTCGACATGTCCATGGTCATCGGCATTCTTTTTCAATACTTTATCATTTATACTCCGGAAACGTCGAATCCTTGCGATCACTTGCTGATTAAATGATTCGTTCCACCAGCTCTCCATCAAATGCACAAAGGAGGTGTTCTTTAGATCAAGGCCTTCTGCAGCAACAGAGGAAACCACAAGGAACCGTTGGGTACGATCAGCTTTTGTTGAGTTCCATTTTTCCTGCATGTTAATATCCCGTTTTTGACCTGTAAATTCCATCACTTTGTCTTCACCATATACTTCCTTCAATCCATTGTAGACTGCCGTTGTAGTAGTCGCATTTTTGTCCTTGTCGTTGACCAAGGGACAGAAAATAAGGTGTTTTGGATAAACCGCGTTTTTACCGGACTCTACGTGGGGATGTGTATCCCAAAACTTTTTATCGAGTTGTTTGATCTTCTTGAGTAACTGCTCAGTCTTTAACCCTAGTTTAGAGTTCAATGTACGTGTGTTCGCTCTCAATGAATCTTTTTTCCTTGCTGCCTCCATTTGCCGTTGTTGATCTATATCAAACTTGGCCTCAACTGTACTGTGTGCGATTGTGGGATATTCATGTGTATCATGAGCGAAAATGATGTTGTTGTTGAAGTACTTTGCACCGATTCCTTGTAAACTTACAGCAACACTCGTGGCATCTTCGCTTGTACCGCTTTTGATTTCAGACACCTTGAGTCCGGATAATTTACGATCGAGCATATCAAGCTCTCTCAAAACTGCCGTATCTTCTCCTTCTTGCAAGTCGTTTAATAGCCTGATTAGTACAAACAGATCGGTCACTTTATTTTGTACTGGAGTACCAGTAAGTGCGACAACCTTAGTATTACCTTTCTTTCGAGCTTCCGTCAATTTTGCAATTACATAGGATGCCATGGACCCGATAGGTTTAACTTTGTCATCCGACGGAGCGATTGTATCTGCCCCCAATTTGCCGCTAGAGTTACGGAAATTATGTACCTCATCAATAACAACAACGGCTTTGCTAAAATCGATACGAAACATTCCGCCCTTTTTCGAATGTAACGTATTTTTACGTGATTTACTACCGAAACAACTAAAAGGGACTATGTGGAATACAAAGTTACGGCTAGGTAACTTGATGCTTACACGACCACGACACTTGGCCTTATCATCAAAGTGCCAGTCAGAATCTTTGATCTCTCTCGGAAAAATTCTCGATTTCTCAAACTCGTTCATCCAATTTTTGACGAGGCTATTCGGGCATATGATTACGGCTTGGGAGTGAGTTGAAAAGCACTCGCGAATACAATGAAGAGCCGTGATCGATTTACCAAACCCAACAGTGAAGAAAATACCAATAGCATCCAAGTTCTTGAATGAAGAGACTGCCCGTTTTTGCACATCTTTCAGTGATAAACCGACGCGTTGATTTGTCAGCTCTGTGAGAAACGCCGAAACGTTCAAATGCTTTTCTTTGGCGAGTAGATTACATATGTTAACCTTTGATGTTCTTGAGATAGGCCCAATATCGGCAACTTGTTTTGATAGTAGTTTGAGGTTTTTCAACGTAATAGTATCAACCTCTGATGGACGAAAATAGACATTACATGCCAAATCTTTGGTACCTGGTGGAATGTAATTTCTCCTGGATGACAACCCATTTTTCTCATGTTTACGAGTGATCAGATTGTGTGGTTTCTTAGGCAATCCTTTTCGTGATTTGGGTTTATCAGGCATTGTTGATATTAGAGCTGGAAAATTTTATCAATTAGTTCATAAGAGCAATAATGAGTGTAACCGGAGAAGCAATTCCAGCAAGTGATGTATCAGTTACCAGTGGTAGTATAGCATTGAAAATATTAGGTAAATCGGGTAATTTTCAGATTACAAATGGTAACAAGTTTATTTTGTTCACACTGGACCGATTACAAGAAGTGGACGCTGCTGGAAAGAGAATACAATTCGTGAATCCCCATGTTTTCAACTCCGCTCTCTCTTGGGGTCCTGTAACGCCGAATGTCAAAATTCCAGGTTCAGATGTGTCTGCAACAATGATAAAACTAAACGCAGCATTCGGACTGGAAAAGCCCGTAGGAAAAAAACCAAATACAACGGCCTCAACAACCATTACATTTATATTGACCGTGTACATCGCTCAAGGTACGGGAACATATACTTTTGCAGACTCGACCTTTCCGATCAAGGCAAATGATGTCAAGTACACAATTGAAGTCAGCAATTGGCCATTTGCGAACTCATCAAACATGCTGCAATTCGGTTTGGCTATGCGGACAAATACGACAGATAGTTCCGGTGGCAACACCATAAAATCACAAGCAGAACTCAAAACCGCATCCTTAGCTGTAGGTAAAGTTGTTGTCAAAAGCCCTTTGGTTGCTATCATTGACGATAATGTTTCGAACAAAATACTAAGTAGCACATATGGCAACGGATCAGGAATTCAGTTGAGTTTTCCTTCGTTTGCCAAATCACTAGTTTACGATCCCGTCGTGGATACAAGCGGTTCAACGGACACGAGCACTTACACTGTACCCACAACCGACTCTAGCGGGCAGACTGTGCTGGGTGGCGACACGACGCTCGTGGCTCCTGATACAACCAATTTACCTGTCAAGGCAGGCCAATTATTTGGCATCTCATACATTTGGTACGTCATAGCAGTAGTTTTATTGATATTCTTGGTTTGGACTCGCCGATCAGGTCGCAAATAAACCGTACAACTTTGCATTTACATTCTCCTGTGCTTGAATTAACATATTACGGAAATCTTGATACATAGAACGATTCATCTCTTCTGCACCCAAAACTCTAACAAAGTCCACGACTGGCTTGTAGAGTAACAGTCGCGGGAACCTCTTGACCAACATGTGTGTTGCTCTGGCTTCATCATGACATCGACCATGTTGTTTTATGTACTTTTCGATAATGGGAAGCTGTTTTATAAGTTTATCCCCGGTATCAAATAACATTTTTGGATTCCCCTCCCTATTCCTTTCTAGTATCATTTCAAGATAACATGAAGGTAACCATATTTTCCGACGACTCTCAGAATCGAATTCGATCTCCTTTACCAGCATGTACCGGGTAAAAGATAAATCAACTATGCTAAGGTAATTTTCATACGCAATCCATTTCAGGAACCGACAGTAATTATTAGGTATGGAGGCGTCCTCGAAATGCGTTTTCAGAGATCGTGAAAGGCAATACAATAACCATTCCGGAAAATCTACATACGGAGCAAATTCAAAAAATTCGTCAAATTGCTCCATGTATACAATCAAATAAATCAGAATCTGTTTCTCAATATCGCTAAAAGTTGCAAATGCAGTTATATGCCAATGCTCCGTGATCAGTGCCGTCAATTTTGGTTTAGATAATGCCTTACACAAATTCATCAACGTCTTCTCACGAGATCTGACATCAGTCATAGAATACAAAGACAATTCCTCAACGCATTGCTTTAGTAATTGTTCTCGTATAATTTTTTTACCAGTAAAGTCCAGTTTCAGGGAAAAGGCAAGACATGGATCACCAACATATTCAATTATATGTTCAAGGATCTCAGTGGGTACAATCATATTTGACTAGGTAATAAACTTCATTTTATTTGCTTACATCTTGACAACATCGTCGGGTCGATCATTATGTAATACAATGGCGTTTTCCAAAATTTTCTTCCGTATGAAAACGCAATTCCTCGGTCGGCCATAATCAAAGTTTCGCCACATATTTACGTGTATGTATATGTAAATTACTTTTTTGAGTATACAGTTTAGTACACAAAGGATTAAAATGGAAACTTCCTCCCAACAAACAAGCGTCCCCAAAGACAAAGGCACTATTCTCATCCTCGAAATGCCCGAGTACATCGCCAGGCGCTTACTCGAACTCGGTCCTGGAGTAGTTCATATACCAGAGAACATCAAACCTACAGTTTATGCACTTTTGAAGCAGAATGAAAAGTTAGAGAGAAGAATACAAGAATTAGAAGAACAATTACAAGAACAAGGCAATACTAGTGATTAAGGGTATTTCAAATTTATTGCGACACATTGGACTGAACGATTGGCTGATTAACGTTTTCATTCGATACATGCACATCATCAGGGTGTTCATCGTTCCGACATTTGACAGTTCCTGCCTCATATTTAATCCCGTGCGCGGCCGGCTCCCGATACTGTATCTTTTCGAACGCTCCAGCCTCCAATTCTTTCTTATAGCAATTCTCCAACAATCTCTTGAATGAATCTTGCTTTTGTCTTATTTCACAAGTACAATCCTCTTCTTCATCCGCATCCAACGTTCTATTCGCAAGCAGGAAAGAGGCCGGAATATATTTTACAATACGTAACTTCTTCAGAAAATTGTGATCCGTAGGTGTCCTCGACAATTGTCCAACGATATCCATTATCATGTGTAAACAATCGCGAGTGTTCGAATCGGTTAAATCCCATGGAAATTTTTTATCAAACACAATGGAATCCAAAAATAGCAGTCTGCTTTCGTTGCTTTTCAATGTTGAGAGAACCTTACACAAAAAGTCTAGACACAACGGTTGTGTGAAATTCTTACATAGATCACGATTATATCGACTTGTTTGCAACGGGAGCACCCGCTCCAATTCTTTGCCAAATACTTGGAGTTGCTTTGCGTTTCCAAACGCTATCGTAAATAACAAAGCTGGTAAAGCATTTTCACATGATAAGGTCGTCGAATCAACTATGGCGTCGAAATTGAGTTTGCAAGGAAAGGAGATAGAAGTATCACATTCATCGTCGAGATCGATTTTGGGTACCACCTTGTTGAAAAGAGTTCTGGGCATATATATATTTTCATTATTGATCGTGAGTGTGATCCAGTCTGATGAACTATCTTCATCAACGTAGACATGCCCATCTTCAAACCTGAATCTACAGGCCGACGTCATGCGTCGATATGGTACGTTGGTAATCATTTGACAGAATTGTAAGGCCATTGTTTTAATATTGGAACTCAATTTATATTTCAATTTTCAAACGCACCATGACACGTTAATCTGCCGCATCCAATCCATACTTGGTTGTGACTTTACCACGAACTAGAGCGTGGTTGTAATCAACACGGGCGCGCAAAACGTCTATTAGCTTGTATAACTCAACGAACGTGTCATTTCTCCTCATCTTGTAGCGATACTCCCGGTCTTCGCTAGGTCGATTCAAACTTAGTCTTTGTAAAATATTATGGAAATAAAGGGATTTACAAGACGAAAGTTTTGCTGTTATGGATTTCTTGATCTCTTTGTCATCGGATGTACCGACCATGTCAGCGATAACCGCATAAGGAAGGTCAATTATCTCAACTATATCACTCACATTTGAATGTACCGTTTGATTTCCGACGAAAATAGGCAACACTGGTCGATTGTGCGCGCCGGAAGGGTATAATAGATCATCCACCAATTCGCGTGTAATATGAACAGGATATGTAATCAAAACAACAAATGGTACGTTTTGTAAGCATTGTTTACGATAATTTTCCAGTTGTGTAGAGTTATCAATATGGTAAGCTGTATCGCCGAAAATGTCCAAAACAAAGTTTACCCACAGATCGACGTATCGAATACCTCTAGCTTCCTTTGTAGAAACAAGGTAAGCACCTGGTTTTCGATCATTCACAAAAACATCTGCCAGCATACATGTAAGTTTGTCGGTTCCACTAGATAAGTCATTACCGGTTAATTGTGACATAAATTTTGAAAGATATTGCTCAGATACTATTGAATCAGTAGTCGCGTAATCTACATTCAATCGTGGCAAATTTGCGGTTTTGGATAAGGTTTTCGCATATGATATAAATTGATTTTTTTCAGTTGACCACCGGATATTCTGATCATTACATTCAAAGTGCATACTTGACATGTTACAAATAGAACATGATTTTTCATAATGGATTTCAAACGGACGAAAATAAGTTGGGTTTAAACTGCATTGATGAGCGTTACATTCAACATGTTAGAATATAAATGGTAATCGTCCGGAGGTGGAACGAATACAGGCCCGTCAGCCCAAAGAGTAGGTTGAATTTTATCACCGGCTTTGAACGTTCCCGTAAACGACGCAGTCATATCTCCGGCTTCATGTCGTTCTACATTACTTCCAATTTTGAAGTAGTCGGTTTTCGTGTTGTTCGTCTGTCCAAACCCAGTGATCACACCCCACCAAACCCCGGCCATTACAGGTCCGTTGCAACCTACCAATATGGTGAAGGACACAGAATATACTCCATCCACAGGGAATGTAATAACGCCGTCGGAGCCCAAAACCTTATCAGCGGCTACAGGTGTCGTTGCGTTCCCACTGCTTGCTGGTGTCCAATTACTTCCTGAAATTCGCTTGGAGTAACCGGCTGTCGTAGTAATATTGACGTTTTTACCAATGAACCATCGCCATGAAGCAGAAACTTGTGGTTTCGCGGTTGACGTTGATGTTGCTGGGGCTGCACTAGTCGGTTTCTTGTACAATTGATTATATGCACCTATTGATACAATGATTAGGGTTATGGCGACAAGTACAACAATGGTGATTCCCGCGGGTTTCATTGGTCTATATATAGATTGGACAAAAAAATTATAAGTCATCCGATGTTACAAAACATCGGGGTCTTGTAATCGAACACATACTCGAAAACGAACCTAAAATTTTACAGAGCAACCCTCCTTTTTGTGTGTATAGCCTGTACACCCTCAGTTTTTCGAGTATACATCAATTTACTTTTGAAATAGAGCTAAAAATTAATTCAATTACAATGTCTTGCTGCGGTCCAGAGCAATTCCTCGTCCCCCTCTACATCTCACCCCTCGTTGATGAAGTTCGCGAAACTTACCAAGAACTACAAAACAATCAAGGAACTGTCGCTCTAACTCGCACAGAAACAACATACTGTCCACCTGATGCTACTTCAGTCGAAATTCTATGGAACAGAATTCTTAGATGGGCAATGATATATCGTTATGTTAGAAGAGTGCAGAATATGGTTGAACAAAACTTCTGGGACGACTCGCAATGGAAAGGAAGCGCCTTCTTTGACATCAAAACTGCCTACTTTGACGAAAATGACAATCCAATCGAACCTTCATTCAAAGAAGAACTTGGATGGGACATCTGGGACGGAGAAACTGGTCTTTTTCGCGATATTTTACACCATGTACAACAAGACCTTGTAAACTTCGTCACTACCAATCGACTTTAGTCTTATCTCAGTGTAATTACAAGCTTCCTTATGCTGACGTCAAGGAAATGACGTTCCATTTCTAATATAGTTTCGCTAGTAAATAACGTTTACTTCGTGTTTGGTCCTGTTTAACATAGAAACTGATGTGGATCTTATCAATCTTTAACATATAAGTCCCACCAACTGTCCAAACATTGTGACCATTTCCGTTCTGAAATCGAAGTAAACGAGTTGATACATTGGACAAGTCTGTGCGTAGCATATCGACGGCGGCTTTGAGGGTCAGTGATGCTGATAATGCTTCGCGGTGGCATGTGTCAAATACGTAAGCCGCTTGACATCGCCATTCTGAGCCATCTGGCCATTGCAAAATCAACTGTTTATACAGATCATTCCTAAGGAAGCGAATTTGATGCCCTTGAAGATCTGCTTCATGTGAAAATGTAAATACTTGTTCTTCTGTCAATTGGTTTTCATCAGTCATCCTCCTCTGTATATTTACAAGAAGCCTTTTTTAAGAGATAGTACAGAAATTATAAATAAGTTTTACTATGAAATACATTGTAAAATCGCAATCAAAAATGTATCCCATTAGCAAAACATCGATTGTTCTCCGCATTTACGGCGAAAAATCAAGAAAATTTGATTTGATCTATTCAACCTTGATTGTGTAGTAAATACATCCAATACACAAAGCATTGAAACACATTCTGACTATCTACATAGGGTGCCTCCCCGATATACACTTTTTCAATGAAACATAATGGTTTCCCGTCAAGTTTGCCATGCGTCCTGAGGGTGTTCAGTACTTCCGTGTACCATTTCGAAATCATAGCCATTTTTTCGAATAAATTCGTTTTTTCGCTTTTAACTCTGAAATTACCCAAATAAAACTCACACATGTATTCCATACTATCTGTGGCACATGTACGTTGATCTAGAGGGAGTGATAACATCATTTTTACACATTTGTTTACAGGATCCCGACATAAAATACCATTCAAATATTGCTCGATGAAAGTATGAAGCAAGTGATAATAATCTTTTGGAATCCACGGAACGTTTTGGCTTAGGTCAAAACATGGTTCACACCAATAGATCCATTGTAGAAAGTTTCTGACATTCATATAAGTCCATGGATATTGAATCATATGATTGTAGTAACGTGTAATTTCTGTGTAGTTTGGGTTCCTATGTTTCCGGTGAAGGTAAATTTGTGCAGCACACTGGTCCGCTCCTGTTGAAGACCATCCTCTAGTAAACTTGGAGTAAAGCATAGGGTAATTTTGACTAAGGGTTTTGGACTGATCGGTAGTTGAGATGATTTGTTGCATTTTGTTGATTTCCTCTTGACTACATGGAGCAGTATCAATCCACCAAGCGCGGAGTGTTATTGTGAAACCATGAATTTTACTTCGATTTGGAATGGCGTCATACAGCTGTATGGCCTTGGTATACTGACGATTATGTAGCAGGGCTGATATCAAAACCATTTGAGAGGTCTCCGACCATTGCGTAGTTAATTCCGCCATAGATGTGTTTTTCACGTAATCAAGGATGTATGCGTTGGGTTTGGCGTCATAGAACCACAAACGTTCGAGTTGTTCGAAGACAAGATCATTGGTGTCAAAACATCGAAGCGCTTGAGCCGATTGAAACAAAGTCATTTTCCGCATATCTCCTTTCATGTATTTCTGGAATAGTGCTTCATATTCTTCGTAATTCAAACCGAGAAAATCACGGGATAGTTGTAAGAGTTGGTCTCTGAGGTTGCCGGGGATGTCCAGGTTGTACGTATAGCGAGCAACGTAGGGGTTCTGTGAATATTGTATGATTTTGAGGGTGACTTCAGGGGGAAACTTCCGTAATAGTTCCATCGTAAATAAAAATTTTTGATGTATGTCAAAATGATGTGTTCAGCAACCTTGTATGGGCATTTTGACGTTTATACCCTATTTTTGATTTGTTTAAGGTGGCGTTGACATGGGCATTGCCAAACTATATGTGTATAACGAGAAAATACGGGTCATGGACACATTCCACCGCATGTATATTTAGGGTTTGTTTGATAAGCATCTTAAAGAAATACTGAAAGAGTAGATTGCCCGGACTCGATTAGAGTTCGGGTAAAGAAGTTATGTTGTTCAAGTTCTTTATTTTACAGTATCATATTTACAAATATATACAAGGAAGCGGCTATTGCACGATCATTCAAACGGGTTGTGGCCGAATGCAATGATATGTCTATAGTCCTTCTCTTTTCTTAATCAAAGCTAAATACACTTCGGGGTAGTGTTGCATCAGAAAATTATTTTGCGAAACTTCTATATCAATCATCTTCTCCGCCTTGCGAGCTTCACATAAGCGGACTTCAGCATCTATTTCCGTCGCACGTATTTCCGGATCGTAATCTTTAGATTCATGTAATCGTGCCTCATACTTCAAACGTTTGACATCATCGTTCACTACAGTGGACGCCTTTCGCTTACCGGTCTTCTCATAGTTTAATTTATGCGTCTTCAATCCTTCAATTAATCTAGTCGGAACCGCAAAGTTTTGTACTATCTCACGTGGAATTGAATCATATGTATCGTTCGGATCAACGTAGATATTTGTGATCATTTGTGGAAAAACATGTAACACCATTGATGCCAGTGTGAAGCAAACTGTGCGATCATCGGTTGTTTGAAATAAATCATGTAAAAACTCCTTCGGAATACGTTCGGAGCCGTGTTCAGTAAATTTCATCTCGGCCCAAAGGCGTTTGACAATGGTTTCAACCGTTTGTCTATATTCAGACTGAGTAAATGTGATCAGAATAACAATGATGAACTCTTCCGCGTGATTATCTTTGTTTCTAACGTCAAATCGCTTTGTTATCCCAATTTTGTAGAATCGTCCGTCTCTTGTGAAACCGATATAGAAACCTGGACATTCTCTGTGATTGGGTGGTGGGAGGCTGTTGAGAAATTCAGCGTTGCGTTGTCTTGTAACATCCGATTGGAAGTCGCTTTGATGCATCCTTTCTGCATGTTCAACTGCTGTGGCAATAGTAGGTAGGTCGCCATCCACCACTTGATCGGAGATATCCAACTTTTTGTGTTTTAAGTTACTAGCAACGGTTCCGTCACAAGTACGAATGAACAAATTAGCAAATGTGCTTGAAGTGACTGGTGTTTGGCGCCCTCCGTTTCTTGTAAAATTTTTGACCTTCGTGTACACGATAAGTTTGTTTGGAAATGATGATCCCAAGTCATGTTTACAGCTGGTCCATTGATTGAGTTCTGTAACGGTGTTGACAAAGAAGAGGAAACGCTTGACCTTGGATTTGTTGTTATAGTACGTCCAAAAATCGGTATGAAACCTTTGGTTGATCGTGGGATCAAAATCTTTCAAATTCTCTGTTAAACCAGCAACATGTGGTTGGGAAAGATTAGCAAGCTCACAGAAGTCTTTCGAGGTAAATTGTTCGGCCAACACAGTCAACGAATATAAACCATTCTTACAAAATTCGACATTCTTTTGCAATGATTCTAATGACTCAAGAATATCATTGAGTTGATCATTGTATCCTTTGACTTTCGACTTCCCTTTATCTGTGACCGCGGTGGATACAACTACTTCACTTGATGAGGGACCAGGATCACGACTAGGAGTTGATACATCCCTCTCCTGACTTGTGGTAACGAAACTAGGTTGTTCATTTGGATTATAAGTATAATACAATGTCTGAGCAAACATTCTAGTTGTAACCGGTTTTGGTTTGCCGCTTTCCCCACGATACGTTTTCTTTGCGTATGGAACCAAGCATTTGTAGTATTTTGAACCAAGTCTAGTCGCAAAATTTGACCATGTTTTTAAACGGTTTTCAGCCACCTGAAAGAATAGAGTGTTCTTGTCAAAAGTAGAGATGATCTCTTTCTGTTCATTCGTAAACTCGATCGCCACGTTCTCGTCGAATTTTTCCAAAGTGTCAGTCCATTTGTCACAGAAAACCTTCGTTTTTTTACACTGATCACCGAATTTGGTTATATGACATAGTTGACAGAACGCGCTGAGGTTGATCAATTCATCTTTGATTACCTTCTCACCACCATCTATAAGTATCTGATCAAATCCCGACACATGCGTGTGTTCAAAGTACCTCGACGTAACTACATCACCAGAGGAACATCCAGGGTCGATGCGTTCGCCGTTGTCATCGTCGTATTGAAGCTGTTCGTTTACGTGAGGTGTTATTGATGAAGTTTGCATTTCAACGTTAAACACCTATTTTCGATTTATTTAAGGTGGCGTTGACATGTACTAGAAACATCACACACATGACAGCTGTGGGACAATGAAATTTATATTAAAGTCATGGTAACACGTCCCATGGGTTCAGCTTGAAATACACAATTGATATCCTCCGACCAGCGTCCGACAGTATTCAGTGGTATCTCGTTGACTTGAATTGGAACGGTGTATCGCGATTGTAAAGCTTGTGCTTCTCTTTTTGCATGTTCGAGGTCGTTGAACAGGCCAAACATGAGACCCTCGTTGTCGGTAATTTGATAGATGTTGGACATGTTGGAGTTTAGATGGTATCATCAAACTTTCTTAAGACCCATTTACTCGGGCGCGATATGCGACCATAGTTTGCAATAGAGGATGCAGAGACTGTAGGGGGAGTGATGATGTAGATAAGGGACATTTGTTCATTTTCGACTGATACGGAAAAAAATTTATCATGATCTATTTTTGTCGAGTTTTTATGTATAATTTAATTTTTTCAACTTTAATTGATTTGAAAAACATTTTGAATGGGTGGTTTCATAATTTGAATGCAGTTTAATTGAGGCGAGAAGGTCACGATTTCAATTATTAGCAAATTTTTCATTTATGGATTTTTTACTTTTCTGGGACCGCGATACAAAATCCACCAGGTTAAAAATGGCTTTTTTGGAGGGACGATTTTGATGATCGGCATAGTAAAACATTACATCGTTACATGTCATTCTATATGATTATATAATACGGTAAATATACGTCATTTGTACTATAACATATTTATACGTAAATATACATACATCCATACCATTACGTTACATGACACTACAATCGTACTTTTGAAAATCGTCCATTTTTTTAGGTGCATTTTATACGTGGAAAAGTTTGTCTGTGTGCCCAAAAAACTATTTTTAATTGGATTCAAAATTTGTTAATAATTGATTTCGTGACCTTCTCACTCTAATTAAAGTCCATTACAAAAGTAGAAAATCGTATTCAAGTTTTGTTAGTTCAATATGAACGGACCTTCTGCATTTAATAAAACTATTTTGTATCGTAAATTGTACGTCATTCAGTGACCCTTCTGGAACTATATACGTACCTTCCCGTATCGAGAAATTGCACAAATCAACAAACCAAAAAAAGTCCAATTCACTGTAAATTACCATATATTTCACACCATGATTAAATGACCAAAATGTTCTTGGACCGATGAAATCCATCATAAAACCGTATCTGAAGACAGACAAACCTCAACCATGCACGTGTTTAATGATGTTTTACCAGACTTTCCCGTCAATTGCCCATTCGACTCGTCACTCAATGAGTATCAAGTAGCCACTGTGCAGCACATGTTACAAATGGAACGTGGGACTGTTCTACGCACGAAAGACGTGTATGAATTGTCGGTTAAAAAAACCAAAGTTGGAATCCTTACCAATCGTGTCGGAAGCGGCAAAACGCGATGTGCACTAGCATTGGCTTTCAGTCCACATAAGCCCTTCATTATCACGCCCGATACATATAACCTTTTGAAAGACGTAGATCCTGCCGTACATGCTTTGATCGGATCGAGTCTGTCATCATCACTGCGTCCGGGTACAAACTGTATATACGAGGAAAAGGCATTTATCAAGGAGACATTCGGAGCAGCACGAGAGCCACAAGACAATCGAACACTGATCGTCGTACAAAATCATCTGTTACCACAGTGGTTACGGGAATCGGAACAAATTGGAATTACTTGGACAAAACAGTCATTGCCAACAAGAAGATGCACGTATTATACATGTGCAAACGTCACACTTGTGACCCCCTCATTTCTCATATCACGCGAAGACTATTATACGCGTTTGATCTACGATGAATGTGATTCTTACCACCGACATACTCATCCTGAGAGAATCAAAAGGGATTTCACATGGATCCTGACGGCCACTTTGTATAGAGTCCCGCAAAAGTACCCGTTTGTCAGAATACTCAACCTACACGACGTCGCCATCCGTGCATCGGATCCATTTATTGATGCAGTTGCCACGTTTCCGCCTGTGAGACACGTTACACACCAAGTGTCTGCACCGTACCTCTTCACATTACAAACAAGAGCACCACTGATCATGACCGTTACAGCACGGCAATTCTTGGAACAATTATGCACAACCCTCGAGCATGATCGTGCGAATTTAGTTGATCGTCAGAATGCAAGTAGAGTAGTAGTTAAAGGACTTGAAGAAAAAATACATCAAACGGATGCGAAAATCCAAAGAATCGAGACACAGCTTTCGGAGTTGGCGCAAAGGAAGAATGCGTGTCCTATCTGCTTGGACTTGCCTCCAGATAAACCCGTTTTGACGTCATGTTGCGACAAAGTGTTTTGTAAATACTGCATACTCAAGTGTATGACATGTTGTCCCTTTTGTCGTACACGCGGTTTCACTTTATCGACGATCGAAGGCTGCGTTTCAAACATGGAGCATCAGCCATCGTTGAGGAAGAGAGATGATGTTTTATTTGATATTATTCAGCCTGATAAGAAATACTTGTTGATCGGCGATTCTGGTGATATTGGACGTTTAAGGTTTGTTTTGGAAGCTCATGGTGTTACCAATGAGTATATGGCTGTAAAGCGACGACAAGTTGAAGATCATCGTGAAGGGAAATTTCAAGTGCTGATCTTTAACTCGCAATTTTTTGGTAAGGGACTCAACCTAACCTATTGTGATGAACTTATTATTTACAGTAATCTTAATTCTTCCGCCGAGACGCAAGTTTGCGGGAGATTGTGTAGATTAGGGCGCACACGTGAAGTTGTTGTACACAAATTTGAGGAAGTGCACAGTGAATAAATTGTATTGTTCTCTAACAAACCAGACTGACTAATATTTCCTCATGACGCGATTGCTTCACTATGTTTTTTGATCTTCTTAACATGAATTTAATTTGACTTTCCACGAACCGCCGAAGCCGTTTCTTACATACAATGGGTCTTGTATTTTTCATCTAGCTCCCTCAACATAGCGAACATGACGCCAATCTGTGGTCGTCTTATGCCGTTTGGGTCGAACTAGAGAAGTAGTTGTTCATCATTTTGAGAATTGCTCCCAATAATTTTTCTTCGCATAAAACAAATGGACGTCAAAACATTTGCGCAGTTGTTACAATACCAATTGGACAGCGTCCGAGAAAAGGCAGTTAACGGTACAAAATTCACGCTTTCACCAACAAACATGCCAAATTCACCTGATGAGCCATTGACGTTTGAATACGCCATTGCAATGATGATCGGCCAAATCCATGAGGTTAACGCGATCATTGATAAAACACAAAAGACTCAAGTCACACCGAAAATGACGGTTGATAACACAAGTACTAAAAGTACAACAGGTAGCAACAGCGGTAGTCATCAAGGTGGTGGTGGCGGTGGTTTCGTCAATAACAAATTTAATAGAGCGAACAAACCCCCACCAATAAATACTGATCTTGTTATACATATCCTGGAGGAGACGGGCCTTACAGCGTCAAATCAAGGTTCACCATTGCTAAATTACGACAGAATCAACCAAATACTAGAGCAGTATCATATCGTATCGCCAATTGAAAACCCCTTTGATACACCAACTGAAAATAGCGAGAAATCTGATGATGAAGTCTGGGAAAATGATTTCACGCCTTTTGATGAATTATACTGGTTCCTACATAGGCAAAACAAAGTTCCTTCTGGTGGTGATTATTTACCAGAAATACTCTTCGTATTACTGCAATCGCTACCCGAAAACGTTGACGACACATGGGTGGCAGCATGTTACTATGCCGCCATGAATCCAAATATCTACAATTTAATAGGCAAAGTAACGACAAATACTGTTGAACTTTCTCAAGACGCGTTGAACGATGTAGTTACACGGTTACTACCCAAACGATCAGGAATGTCCGAGTTCCTTACTGGATCAGGTCGATTGGATCCATCATTGGGCGAACAACAATTACTTCGAATGCGAGCCGCAGCTCTACTGGTGGTGGGTCGTTTACATCAGATGTACCAAGAACATTCGGCAGCCAGTTAAATTAAGCGTTATATTGATTCGATTTTAAAAATATAAATTGGGTAGAAAACAAAAAGATGTTACCCACGTCTTGTCTCATCACAGTGGGGGTCAGCGTTCTTTCAGGATTTGTAATGTTCACTACTTTCTTCTTAACCATGGTTTTGCCTGTCCGTCAAACAATTGATAGTTTTGAGCAGAACACGTGTACTTTGATGCAAAAAAAACTTCTCATGACTCCAGACGTCATGGGTGTTTCCGAGGTATTCAGTGATGATCGAAATTCCACCCTACCTTACTTCAAATCATTTGAAAACGCGGCAGATGCAACGGCTTATTACGAGAGCCGTGTGATTGGTACTGTTTCTACGTGCTGGACTCGCGAAAATGAAGTAAAATTTAGGGATTACATAGAGGGTCTTCACATGAAAGAGTCTGATACCCTTGTCGGATGCCTTGTAAGTTCAGCTATACTGTGGTTACCCGCAGTGGCATTCATGATATTGTATATGATGGCATTCATCTGCGAACTGTGCTGTACAATGAAGAATACAAGGAATAGAGATGTCGAATTACAGATAACACCGGACCTACCGCCACCGCCTTACAAGGAAAGAGAGGAAACTTAATCTTAAAGCTTAGAGCTAAGGTATCATTGGAAATTATCCTCCTCCATAACCTGATGCTGTTGAACGATGACGTCATCGAGCGCGAGTTTGGTTCTTCATCGGATGTGGGACAGTGTATAAATACAGCAAGATATCATCCACTTTCGGTTGTTACACCCATGTTCATTTCCTCCCAAAAATTTCTTATTAACTATCGGTCATCAACAAATTACATGTCGCATTATTTATTTGAGAAGAATAGCTGCTTGGAGTGATTGCGCGGTGGTGGCCTCAACAACTCAACCAAACACCCATTTCTTCATTCACTCATTAAACACACAATGCACCATCCATTCTACCGACGAGTGGGAGGAAATGAATAATTGTTCGGAAACATAGTTAGGTAAGTGTTTTGACTTCAAATAGGCTTGTATTGTATCGCAAAGTCCATTAATCAACCAGTGTATAAAGAACAATCAACAAATACGACTAGTCTACTCAATCTCATGTACTACTATTCATCCATGTTCAGCAAATAAATCCAAGTTTTCTTTTAATCTAATTTTGCGCGTGTGTCTATCTCAATTGCATTTGTTCTATGAGGTTCCATCCATCAAGGGTCCAGTAAATGCTGTCAAGAATTGCAATTGTTCTATGAGGTTCCATCCACCATCATAAGTCGCAATATGCCAGTTTGAAATACCAACTTGGTTCCAATTCTCCTTGTACTTTACCACAAAAAAAAATTGATTAGAAAAATGAATCTTTTACCCAATGAACTCATCCATGAAGTTGCCTCTCTTCTCCCACGCGGCGCCATCTGCCGCTTTTCGCAATCCAACCGAGACCTCAACAAGGCTCTGAAGCCGCTAGTCTGGAGTCACGTTACCATTAGTTGCAAGGGAGATATTCTTGCTATGACTGAACTTTTCAAAAAGGATAATACTATACCCAGTCACATCAAAACCATTGTTATCCGCGAAACATCTCATGCCAAAAATCGCTCTCTCAAATTTTACGCAACCCAGAAGATCCTCCTGCAATTACTCTGTCTTGCTGTAAATGTGAAGAAGATACGGTTAGAGCATTTTACTATTCATCATCAATCAATGATGGCATTTGTCAGGGCTTTCAAGGAATTTGATGCACGGAAGTGCAGGGCACTGGAAATTGTGCATAACAAATGGAACAGTAACAACCAACTTATTTGGCCATCAATACCACGGCTTGAAAAGCTCACCATTAGCGCATGGGCGCCAACTCTCTATCATTTACCTAACAATATCCAAGAACTTCGTCTGGAATGCATCAGGGATATGAACCTCAAAATCATTAGCACAACTCTTGGTCATCTACGCAGTCTCCATATCTTCGAAATTTTGGAAGACAACCCTAATAACCCGAAAATTAATGAACTCTCATTCCCGCAACTACAATCTCTATCGCTTCTACACTTTTCCAGAGCAAAATTCGAATGCCCTCGTCTCGAACATGTGCACTTAATGAGCGTTCATCAACTCAACAACATCAGTGGATACACAGTAGTGACGCTTGCATTGGACTATGAAATTGCTGGAGCTGACAATGGCATTTACCGCAATGTTCATCGATGCACACTGACACATAACTGGGATGACGAACCGGACCAGGAGTACATGTCGGACTTGCCGAGAAGTCTGCCTTGTGTTGAAGAGCTGGTGATAGATTGCGGATGGGTTACAAGTAATCTACAAGCAGCTATTCGCCGATGGTCAAGTCTGAAAAGGATTACTTTAACGAAAAGAACATCGCCCTGCTATGGATTTGTCGGGTTTAGACTTGTGTATTCTACAGTCGAGAGAAAGGTCTATATCAGGGGCTAAAGTTTCCTTTGTTTCTTGTTTGCACGCTTGCATGCGGGGTCTATTTGTACCTTCTCTTCAATTCTTCAAATGCTAGTTTGTCAATCTGTCTCTTTCGTTTAAATACAAGTCTTTGTTCTCACACAATTGAAGAAAATTATATTCCAAACTAATATACAACGCGACGATCATGAATGTTCAAGCATTTGCTCAATTGTTGGATTATCAGTTTGATGCAATTAAAAACAAATGCTTATTCAACAAAGATATCAATTCATTATCGCCCAAGGTCCCACGATCAGGCTCGGAAACTCTAACTCTCGATTACGCTCTATCAATGATGCTCGGACAAGTGAACGAAATCTGTAGATTTTTCGAGGATCAGGCGTTCTCCAGAGGAAGGAGATCTACACCATACATACAAACAAACAATCCACCTGATACACGCGGAGATGGCCCTAAAAAACCACCTGAGTCACGCGGAGATGGCCCAAAAAAACCACCTGATTCACCTGGAGGCAGACCCAAACCCTCCAAAATTCCGATAATGACAAGCAGATCCCAACAAACATCGCCCAAAGATAGCCCAACGAAGTTCAGGACGCCACAGAATTCACCCACTAAGAAACCTCAAACCTCTAAAATTCCAGTATCAACAACCAGATCTCAACAAACGTCGCCGTTTGTAAGTCCGCCTCCTATTTATACGCAAAACGATCAAAACTACCTTCAAGTGCCTCCGAATTCCCCAAGCCCCTTGGAAATGCGGCAAGTGCCTAATTACAACCGTGCACCTTTCCTACAATACTTTGCCAATCCTAACCCTAACCCTAACCGAAGCGAATCGTATACACCGTTCACTTGGGAGAATAACTTTAGCGATATTGATAAAATGTACTGGGAATTACATCGAATGAATTTAGTACCTTCTGGAGGAGATTATGATAGCGAATTAGTCGAATTATTCTTGACAATCATTCCAAAGGACGAGGATCGCGATATTTGGATTCCGGCGTGCTTCTATGCCGCAATGAATCCCGACATTATCGATCTTTTGTCACAGGATATATCGCCCAGTGTAGGTGAGTTGAATAACGAAACGTTGAACGATTTAGTTAACCGTCAATTACCAAAGAGGAGAGGTATGACAGATTATCTCAATGCATCTGGCCGGCTGGACGCGAATCTAGATGAGGAAACTCTATTGAGGATGAGAGCAGCTGCTGTACTTGTTGCTTTGAAATTGAAGGATGTTTTGGAAGAGCAGTCGTAATTTTTGATTTGAATACAAAAACATTGAATTAAAAATGGACAAAGTACCTTACGAAATCTTCCATAAAATTGCATCCTTCCTTCCATTCAGCCATGTCTCCTCCCTCGCCAAGACAAACCGACACATTCACAACACCCTGAAACCATTCATATGGCGTCACGTAATCATCAAAAACAAAGGAAATATTGATACTTTACTGGATGCATTTAATGAAGACAATACTCTACCCAAATACATTCATTCAATGGTTATACGCCATGTTCAAGGGTCAATTTATGATCCTCTGCAATCCTGTCCGGTAGTACATAGTCTTCTCCAACTCCTCTGCCTTGCTGTCAATTTGCGAGAGATGCGTCTAGAGTATTTCGAGATTGACCTCCAGATGGTCCCCGAATTTCTCAAGGTTTTCAAATTGCTGAATGATTGTAATTTGAAGACACTGGAAATTTTCGACACCATTCACACCGGCGCCAACATTCAACTCATCTTGCAAGCAACCACAAAGCTTGAAATACTTCGACTTCATACTGGGCCACCAACAATCAATCTTATACCTCTCAATATTCAGGAACTTTGTCTCAACTATATCGCGGATGAAGACCTTGAACGTCTCGGTGCATTGCTTCCTCAACTGCGAAAAATGGAAATTTATTGCATTCTCGAAAATGACAATGATACAGTACAACTCATCACGCTCCCCCATATGAAAAAACTATCAGTTCTCAGCTTGTCGAAAACAAAAATACACTGTCCTTGCCTGGAGTATTTACACGTGAAAGACATCCATTCCCTCGAGAATATCACTGGAGGATCCAATCTGACGCTTGTTTTGGAGGATGAAACCCTTCTACAAACCAATTGCGTTTATTCCCATGTTTATAGGTGCCAGTTGACTGATTCATGGTATGGAATGGATAATTTCCCTATGTTATTGAAGGCACTCCCTTGTGTTGAAGAGTTGGTGATCGAAAGCAAATGGGCTTATGACATACAAGCAGTAGTTTGCGGATGGACAAGCCTTAAAAAAATCATTTTGACAGAGAAGACAGAACCTTTTTATGGATTCGTTGGGTTTAAACTTGTGTATATTTCGAGAATGAAAAAGGTTTACGTTAGAGCGTAATTTGTAAAAGAATATAGTGTGGAAGTTTAAAAGTATATTTTGCCTCTAGTTGTTTTGAGCACAGGCATCATTGTAGTAGTAGGTTCAAACTGAGATGCACTGATTTTGATTAAATTTTGACGTTGGCTTTTATTCAGCGGCGCAGTTACACGTTTGGTGAAATATTTGATATCCTGAACTGGTTTACGAAAGTTAACTACATAGAATAATTGTCCATTGGACGTTGTTGCAATAATATGGATTCTATACATGGTATATTTGAACATTGACATATATTTTTTTTGCAAAATTCATAGAGTTTATGACGAGCACCGCCCAAACCAAGCGTTTACAGTTTCTTCGTCTACCTTGACAACCATTTGATCATCTGTCGTTGGATAAAAGCAATTTATTCTATTTAGTATTACTTGATGACGTCATTTTACACAGAACCGCGATACATATTATCGTCCCGCAATCGCGCAACTTCAGATCTCAACTCTTGTACAGTCTTTACCAAGTAAGGTATGATCACAGAGGTATCAATCATCAGTGTACGATCCTCGTCGTCTTGTTCCGCTACAGCCCCTGGTAAGACCTCTTGCATTTCCTGCGCGATAAATCCAACTTGATCGCCATCAGGATCCACTTTCCATGAGTAATTTCGTACACGTAATGAATCAATAACTTGTCCTGCTTGATCTATGCTTGTATCCCTGATATTACACTTCCTTCGTGCATCGGAGGGCGTTGAAAATGCGATGGAAGTACCGTTCGAGGAAGAAGCAAAGTTTCCAATAGCGGTGGCTCCATTGAGGAACCGTAGATAAGTTTGAGCACTTGTCGAGGTAGGTTGACACAATCCAAGTACACTAGTCCCGTTGTTGCCCATGAGCTTGCTCAGAGAATCGTCCCCACCAGGAAACGGACCGGGACCACCGAACACCGCTGTAGCCGTTATTTTACCTGCCGTAGTATTTCCAACAGTTGTTTGACCTGCCGTAAAAGTTCCTCCAACAGTACAATCGAATGCATACGTAGAATTTGAGCTAGACATGGTTTATAATTGCACTCAGAAAAATTTTCGTCGTGAGTATTAAATACAAATGAATACTCTTGCAACTCTAGCATTGATACTGAGTCTGATCGCCATTGCTGGACTATATTACATGTATCAAGCAAAATCATCCGAGTCACCATCACCGAGTACAGAAACACCAGGAACCGTTGCAGACCAGGTTTATTTGCACGCTCATGCATCTGCGGCACCACAAGCAGCGCTTACGCCTATGCCCAAGACATCATGGAATATAGTAGCCGCCAGCGGAATGAGTATGAATGATGATGGATTAGTCACACTTCCATATGACAGCGTATATACATTCAGCGCTAGTCAGGATAACCCCAAAAACGCGAGCTCTTTAGGGTTCAAAATCACATTACCCGATGGAACTGTGCGATTTTACAGGCAATCTGCACCATCTACAGGTCTTGGCACCAGTGCTTTGACAAACACAATTAGTATGTATTGTACAAAGGGGTCAACGGTCGCTCCAGTCTATCAATGGCCTATTCAGGGAACAAACGTAACTGGTGATGCACAAACTATTTTCACTGTTGTTAGAAATACGTAAATTCATTCGATCATAAAAAATAAAACAAAGTAAGGAAAAATATCAAATGTTTCGAATTTCAACTCATCTTCTTAGACGGCGTTTTATGTCAACAAATCCCGACCCAAAAGTACCTGTCTCAAAAAGTGATCTGTATTTGACGTCATTGAGCTTGGCTACCACTGCGTTTCTATTGTATTGGACAGCATCCGATTATAAAGAGCTAAAGCGTGAAAAACACAAAAATTCTCGCATCGTGTTCAAATAAAACAAAATTGTGATACTCAATTCAATCATAGTACCTATTCCCCTACCATCATGTCCTGCCCCCTTGGATCCGACTGCGAAACCACTCGTGATATGACTGTCGAAGAGCTAGAACAACTGTTGGAGAAATACCGAAAGGATGACAACAAAAGAATGGACAAATGTGTAGACGAACTAGAACGACGACTCAACGTTAATTCAGTATTGTCAAATATTCCCATACTCGGACTTTTCTTGGACGAATTACTTCCCACAAACAACTTGTCAAATATTCTTGGAACGTACATCTCTGAACGCAAACTACTCGAGGCTGCCGATTTCAAAGCATCTATCACACATGGAATCGCAGAACAACTCAAAGAAGCAGTGTGTCCTATTTGTAACCAAAAATCACAACAAATCAGGCTCCTTCCCTGTACTCCTCACGCATGTTGTCAAGATTGTGCGCAGAAAACTCCACGAAATTGCCCCGACTGCAAACGCTTTTATCACGATGCACAGAAATTTGACGTTCGTCTTGGAACATGTACACCTTCGTGTGTAGCGATGGATGCTCACAGAAATTGGTGTCGCCGCCACTACTCCGGTGTTGCCGCTGCTGATGAAACATTTCCCTTGGTTTATACGCTTGGACTTGGTATTATTGGAGGCTCACTTTTTTTCGGTCGTTTTAATCGAAACTTCTTGTCAAAATTCAGACCTACTAGATTTTTTTGAATAAAAAATTAGTTTTGTCATCTATGCAGCCGGAGCAATGCCATCGTTTTCCGCATAATCGTTCGAAAATCCATATGCGGCCCTTGTAGTGATATTATAACCAAATTGTTCATAGATCCTCGCCACTGCTGCAGGATCCTCGCATAAATTGAGTAAATGGTCATTATCTATAAAGGTTTGTGTACGGTAAATCTTGAAATCATGCCACTCTTGTTCTGTACAGGGTGTCAAACGATAACTACCATCTGGCAAAACTTGTACTCTGAAAAATTGTGTACCTGAACGACCGATTTTGATGGCTACCCCACTTTCATTTCTGGTTTTCGCGATCTGATCTGTTACTAGTATAGTTTCATTGTTCACTAAGGCTATATGACGAAGGCGATGTAGGCATCCATTGTTGCGAATTTCATAGAACTTCTCTTCCAGTGTGTATTTGATAAAATCGTCATAGTAATCTATGTGCAAATGCCCTTGATCCATGTCTTATTACCAATCACATGAAAAATTTTTCTTTATTAAGGCGGGGCTTGTTAATTCATCTTAAGGTAATATAACAAATCAATCAAACAGTTCTACAATGTTCAACTATTTGAAAGAAAAGATTACAAGCTTACAAGGAGATCAGCTCAAAGATGATGGTTCCATTTTCAACGGTTACATGTCTGATCTAGGATATTTTCTTACTTTGGATGATGCAAAGAAAACTTACTGGTTTCGCGAGAAAAATATACATCGGATCGAGAATTTTATTTCGCACTACGTTGAAGCTTTACAGATTTCGCGACACATAATGCTTGGAAAACGATACGTGAAAGAACACATCCCACTGGTTTTGATCGCCCGTAATCACGTCCTATTAACGTGTAATAAACAAAACCCGTTGGACGATTTCGAAGCGTTCATACTTACAACCAAAGCCGCGAAAATGGTACTTGATTCAGGAAGATGTAAGTATTTTGCCGTGTGGATCCCAGAAGGCAACAAATTTGATGTTTGTCCCGAAGTAATGGATCATCTCAACGAACACTATGTATTGAAGAGTATTACAGAAGGGAGTATTGAAGCATATTATCCAAAGCCGGAAATCACTTTGTAGGTTTCGATTTTACATCTGCGTACAGTGATTTTGTTCCATCCTCATGGTAAATTGCAGTAAAATAAACAACTTCATCACCCACATATCTTTGATAACTACTGTGCGAGTATTTTGAAAGCCAGTACATGCTGTCAGCTCCTGCTTCACGTAATAGCTCAATACCCTTTTTCACAACAATGATATCAACATCGGGATTGACGTAAATTTGTTTGATAATCCAAGGGACCTTTTCATCATATATCTCAACTTCTAATGGTCTGTCGATGTTCAGAACACGTATGCACGTCATTTTATTTACTAGTCCTGTTCAATCGTTTAAGGTTAACAATATGAACTATGTATTCTACAAACAACCGCGCGCCTGTGACATCTTTCACATTCATCATTTCTTTCAGAAGATTGTATCTCGATGATCTTCTTGTAAATGAGCCATCGTGTTCCGTATTTCTCGACTAAGTCTTTCAGAGCATTCTTTGATAATGCAGCTGGGACAAGAACATTGACCAGAGGTTGCAGCATCGAGTTTACCATCAACATTTCGGCAGTTATGTAGACGTCCATGAAGGCTTCCCAGTCGTCATTTTCAGGTAATAACCCTGTGTAACAGAAATAAAGAACTGCAGCGGTTGCATCCCACATCTTTGACTCGACCTCGAATACATTGCATGATTTGCCTTTGAAATCTTTGAGTGCCTTGAAAAAATCAGTATGTGAGTCCAAAACAAAGGTATGAAGATGAATGACTCGAGTGGGATCGTTTTCGTCAACAGCTTTCAAATCAGCATATGCTTCTTGATTGTACAATTGCACGATGTGTTGTTGCAGTCTAATTGCGGGATCTTCGGATATGAGAGTCAGAAACAATGGACTTGGGCGTGGACTGGGTAGAGTGTAGATAGAACCATTTTCGGTGGGTTCATGTTTCATGTTCACGTTCCATTTGATTGGATAATTGGTTCTGACACGAATTTTATCGTCATCTTCGCGTGTGATAGAGAACTCCTCGCCTTTGATGGTTTCGAGGGTGGAAGGGAGGCGGGCAAAGACGGTTATGTCGTACAGACCGGGAACTATTTTACGGATACTTGATTGCTTCATTTTTGTATTTTGACCATAAAACGTTTGAAAGACATAACAGAATACAAATATGATGTTCAAGCACTTTCAAAGAATTACCCAGTCACGACCAACCACTGGTCAATCCTTCTTTTTGGCATTCGCTTCTTTGACGTCCCTCGCGCTATGGAACGAGAAAAAATACAGTGATAAAATGCGTAACATGCACGACAAAATGACGGAACAATATGCGAAAGAAATCCTGGCGTATGAAAAAGAACTAGGTCACAACTGATCCAACGCATCCCTTTTACGACGAACGATCAGCTCGCAATGTTCAAATAGAAAAATTCTTACAAAGTTGAAGAAATCTCCATTGCATCAAACCATCCCCAATCTTTGGCATGTCTACCAATAAGATCATGATCCATATACGACCAAAGACGTTCATTTTCATCTTCAGTGAGTTCGACAATGTACCTACAAATCTTGTGTGCAAACTGCTTCTTAGGATGGAACCAATTATCCTCTTGACACTTGTAATACGATGTTTCAACCAGTCGGTCATCTGCATCCTTCATGTCAACTACAACGATGCAATCACGCGTTTCCCCTATCATCTCTTTTCCTCTGATGATAATATTCGGAATCTCCTTGATTTTGGCGAGATCATCCTCTGAAATGTCTCGAGATAGAACGATGAGGTATTCAAAACCACGTCCGTAGTATATTCCCATTTTTGTTGTGTATATTGTATTGCAATATTTCTTTAAGATGAAACTCACTGATCTCCCTGTCGAAATTTTCGACCATATATGTGATTTCCTGCCATTCTGTGATCTGATCACGTTATTTCAAACAAACAGGGGGCTTTGGTCGTACATTCGCGACCCAAACGACCAATTGTGGTACCATATTTGTGTGAAGCATTTGAATATGTTCCACATCGGTTTGAAAGGCACATTTCGAGACATTGCCATCTGGGTTACAGCGGCCCGTGGTCGCACGATCAAACCACGACAAGTATTGCATGAATACCCGGGAGTTTACACAAGGCGCAGTGAAATACCACGATACGAAATGGAAATACGGATGAAAGTAGTGAGGGAATGGGGAGGGGTTTGGCCATTTTTAACAGAGAGAACAAAACGCAGGGAACGGAAAGTGACATTACTAGAAGATCAAGCAAGAGCGAAAAACAAGCGAGAAAAGGCACTCAACTTTCTTCTGAGACAGAGGGGAATTCCGCGAATGATCGAGTCCAGAAGGGCACAAGATTTTATCAAGGGACACGCTAAGAGTGTGTACGGCACTGTAAACACGTTAGTTTATTTACATTACGCACATGAACATGCATATGCCTACGACCAGTTTGATCGCTGTGAAAAGTGGCGTCGCTACATGGCAGCTCTACGCGACTATGACCAAACTTCATTCTCAATGATTCACCAGAATGTCCATCCAAAACCTTGTGGATTCTGTACATGCGGAAAGCCATTTTTCTCACGAGAAGTACTGGAAAACTACTGACATCGATGGATCAGTATGACTGACATTACAAAACGGAAATTATTGCCTCCAAAGTTCGTACCTGGATTTGATGAGTACGTTGTCGGGAAAACACTATCATTGGCAGAGAAATAGCCAGTATATGAGCTGGTGCTGTTCCAAACGGACGTACCCAAATTTTTATCCCACAAAGTATTGTTGTTGGTAATACCCATTGTTGCGATTGTATTGACTGTCCACCAATTGGACTGGTTGGCACCGTTACCAATTGGTACGTTGAAATTGATCGTATATACGCCGTTCACAGGAAATTTGATCGATCCGTTTGATTGCAAAACAGCTGATGCCGATACGGGTGTAGTGGAGCTCTGACCTGCAATGTTTGTCCATACACTCGCAGGGACGACACATTCATATTGGAAAGTAACATTTGACGACCCTCCGGCGTACCAGAACCAGCCCTCGTATGGTTTCAAAAGAGTTCCTCTGACATCCGCGTTTTGTCCGTATGTACTCATTTATTCTGTTGGAAGCGAAAAATTTTTATGGTTAACAATCTTATTACATGTGGATTTTTAGTAGCGATAAATTTTCATATTTATTCGATATAAATGAGTGATACGTTAGCACCAGGTCAATTGCTGTCGGGAATGAACGAGATGTTACCAAATGAGATCAATGACGAAATTTTGCTACGACTGGATGTTGAGGACCGAATAAATTCTTGTTTGGCTGCTCCAACGTTAGCAGCATGTCAAGATCCAAACAGTCATGTATGGAAACAAAACTTCAAGGATCTCAGTCCTTTTTTACAACTACCAGGAGGTGTAACACATAGACGAGCTGCCCTACACATATTCACAAAAATTCCGCGTCAAGGAAAGCTCCTTTGGACACAACACGATTGGGATCAATTTATGGAGTTATATACCAGTGACGTCGAACTTTTACTAGAACGCATTCGTACTCGCAATTTTGACGTGAGAGCCTATACAGAAGCGCTTAGTTCCCTTCAAGAGTTACTCAAAATTCAAATCCTCTTCATTGACAATCCCATTGTTACAAAAGCAATCGTAGCTTTGCGAAACAGTTTTATCACAGTACGTACCACACCTGCCATTTGGGATCACCTCGCCGAATATTACAAGAATGATGTTTTAGAAATTATCAAGGCAATGTACGGTACCTATGAAGAGGTTACAGTCGCGTTGAAGAAATCGAAAGAAAGGCGCGGCTTTATACATAGTTCACGAGCCCGTAATGATTTGAGAGATTTGTTGAATTCACTTTCCCATGTTCTTTAGACTTTTCGCATGAGGGATTTTGTATCTCGTCTTGAACCCGGCAGCTTGTAAGGAACTTGCAGCACTACGAGCTGACTTGCGCGTTTTGAAGATAATCCACCAGCTATAAATACGATTGACCACATCAATTTCAGGTCCGTCATATGTGCCATTGTGACGTTTGATAATTGAGAGCATCTTCTTCATGTCTTGCTCCGAATAGGGGTGGTGCTTAGGAATTACAAAGAGGGACGTCATTTGAAATAAAGACGAGGATATTAATTTATGAGGAGGATGATGCATGTGAGTTATCATTTAGACCCACTTCTATTGCATGTTTGATTGCGAGTTTTCTCCAGATACGATTTGCGAGGGGGCAATAATATTGAGTGACCTGAAAACTGTTTCCTACATGTCTACGATGTGGTGATCGAGATCTCTTTGGCCTCGTTTTACCTTTTCGCCGAAGTGCACGACCCCTTTCATACGCGCGAACTTCTTTGCTGTCCATTACGTATTATATTGTATCAGAAGCATCTGAAATTATTTTTACTGTGACAGATCATAGCGATAACTTGTCATCAATTTCTTTTGATTTGATTGTGAAAGGCTGCCCAAAAATTAGCGCATTGAAAACACTCCTTCATGATCGAGTGATATTCAGAAGCACAAAAACTCATCCAGCGTGATAACCCGCGAAGAAAGAGGGGATATTGTGGAAAAGCGCGAGCATTTATAGTGGTTTCAATCTCCATGACGTCACGAGACGCCTTCATTAACTCCTGAAATTATGCTTAGCTTCGAGGGTCCAACGTGAAACCGAGGGTGATCACATCTTAAGAACATACAAATACATACTAATACATCATGACGACTTCTTCAGACGAATGCAACGCATGTCGAGAATTTTTCCAAACCAACAGACAGTGGCGCGAGATTCGTGCTCGTTTGATCAAATATCTGCAAGAGAAAAATTGGGCGAGTATCACCGAGATTGATCGACGTGTGGGTGCATTTGATTCAGGCGATCCACAATATCGTAAGGGAATGAAATGTCTTGTACAGGAGGCTCAGCGCAATGGGTGGAAAGCAACCTGGGATTCTGATTATCATAGTATGCTTCGCGAGATAACATATACGTTGGATGTCGAACAAGGATCAAAGGCCCCTTTAGACAATTTCCCGACGAGTCCTTGATTTTTTTTAATTTACTTCGCTGTTATCAAATACAATGCCTTGTCTATTGTAAAGTTCGAAGCGAAATTTTGGAATCGTAAGTAGAAACACGTAGAGTAATATTGAACATGAGACTCATTTTTTTTTCTAACTCAATATCAAATGCCCTTACGAACAGTCAAAACTCAGCTCTCGCGTAAACTGCACACGAAGCGAAAGAGATCTGGTTCATCTGGTGGAACGAGAAAGCGTCAAAAGATGGAATCCGTCGGAACCGTCAAGAATCCAGCGACTGGACGACAAATTGAAAAATACGGTCCAACCTATTGTAAGTTGAAGAGGACTGGTGTTTTGTAAGTATTTCAATGGATTTTTCTACTCAACGAATAAATAAAGTACCATAACAAAAACGACATGTTTCTAGAACAGCAATGAAAGTACCCGTATATGAAAGCACCATACAAAAGATCGAATGGTTTGGGTACGGGTATCGCATCGAGACCACAAGTGGGAACATCACAATCGCCATGGATCTAAATCATGATCGCTATGTAACCAATTTCTCTTGCATGTACCTCGTCCGCAATAATATGTGTCCACCCCGCAGACAAATGTGCGTCGAACAAGCGTATCCTCCCGAAATCAAGCAATTCACAGAATCACCTTCAATCTTCTCAGACTTGATTGGATTTAAAATAAATGCAGTGGAATATGATGAAACAGAAAAATACACTTTCAGTAGTGCGGATCAAGGTGAATTCTACGTAATCGCACAAGATTGTGAGGGTATTCGAAGTCGTTTATTCAACTGGTCACAAGCATTCTGTCGTTACGAGGGTGATACAAATCACAATATTCTACGTCTTTTGATTGATGATGAACCTCGCAAAGATCCTTACTGTTCGGCTTGGAAAAATGCTGTATTTAATACCTGCGAACACGAACTTTGATCGCCTCTTTTCCAAGAAACGCCACGCAAAGACATCCCGGCAAACAGCACATGAGGGCGCCGATACACATCACAATATCCTCTTTTTTCGAGTATATTCTCAAGTCAGTCTGTTGAAATACGAGGTACATGCGTTGTTCACTTTCGGACTCGAACAGTGTATTAACTATATGTTGAATCGTAAACAAATTACTCGCAGGCGTCTTCGGAATGAGCATCTCTAACACCTCGGATATCCCTTCTTTTTCAATCGTGTAATTATGCTTGGCAATATTCGATACAATATCATCAAAAATTTTTTTTGCTTCACGATCCTGATCTAGCTGCGTGAGCTCTATATCGGATATGATAGTTCGTGCGTAACTAATAGGATCCGTAGTCTGTGGTTGTTCTTTGAGAGACATTTGTTTATGTATTGATAAGCATCTTAAAATATACAAATGCACGTGATTTCGCAGATCAACACCAGTACCTTAAAAAGAACAAACATGAAATATAAACAAAATGAATATGAACGACAAACCAGTGTCCTTGCTAGACTTGATCCCATTTGAACTTAGAGTCCTCACACTTGAAAAGTTTACACCATTTTGTGACGTGTTGAATTATTATAAAGCGTTTCCGGAAATGGACGTTTTCGAGGGATGTGATACAATTTTTTGGCGAAACGTGTACCGAAACTTGACCGATTACCCATTACCAGAGGGAACATCCTATAAAGAAGCTTGTTTGCGTTGGGAAACAAACGTACCGTATTTTGATTTGTTAAAATACTACCGAGCGTACCCAAACACGCCCACTTTCGCAGGAAGTAATACCACTTTTTGGCGAAACCTGTACCAAAACTTGACCGACTTCCCATTACCAGAGGGCAGATCCTACAAACACGCTTGTTTATTTTGGGAAAAAATTTTACGTAAATTGACAGAGTCGAAGAGATCGATGATCACTGACCGACATGAAATTGGTTGTTACATGAAAACCTTGACTCTATACACGGATTTGATCTCATGGTTCTTCAATCCTCAAGAAAGAAGTGATGATGAGACAACACTTTGCTCTGTGCTTCCCAAACTGATTTCATTTTATCCCGACGTTCCTGAATTTTCCGAGTTGAAACAAGCGTTGGATGGCCCCATGTAATTGATGGGCGCTAACTTCGAACCTTATCGCGCCATTTGTCAGCGGGTCGGAACAGGTGGCGCAGCACGACCATCCGCAATTTTTCCATCACAATTAAACCCCTAATTTCAATTAAGCCCCTGACGACAACTGATATTTATAGGCATATATAAATATTATCCGTAACGTAAATTCCCTTTCTGAGACTATGCCAACAACTAAGATCCAAACATGTCTCAGTCACCCCCGCCCTACAACAGTATCGCCATCCAAGCAAACTCTGTCCCGTGCTTGGTAGGGTCATCCTACTTCAATCAAATACTACTCGATCCAACTTTCCGTGTCATATACGACAGAGCATGCAGGGTTATCAGCTGTACAGATAGTCTCGCTTTCCGCTTCAATCCAACCGGTCAACTTCCCATACTTTTTCATAACTTCATGCATTACGTGCGCCCCGAGCACCAACAGCATCTTCTCGATATACCATACGACACTGCCCTGACTCAATCAATCAACCACTACCAAACAACTATGATGATGGAAGTCGCACGCTCAAGTAAAATGCACGTACGCCACCTGGATTTAGTTGATTATGTGTCGGGATACGCTGGATATATCGCATACGTCACCACTATTCGCGTGGCCTGTGTTGATGGCACTCAGAGAATTTTATACGACTGTGTCTTTCGACCTCGATATCAATCATTGCCTTAAAGTGTAAAATCGATACTTAATACATAATACTATCTACTCTAAGAAGTCATTTTGATATGTCCCTCCTCCGACGCATTACGAACAGCAAGACAGGCTTATGCGATGGAGAAAACTTGGTACATTCAAAGAAGTTGATCGAATATTGTGGGCACAGTGTCGGGATTACTCCGAAGCCATTGATAAATGATTCATAAACTAGAGATGTATACAAAGTAAATGGCTGATACTGATCGCGTGTGTGCTGCTCGTACTTTGATTTTACAAACAAATGAGCAAATAAACCGATGGCATGACTTACTGATGAAGTTGTTGGAAAACGATGGTAATCCCGAGAATCAACAATGTATTGTGAGTATAGAGCGCATTCTCTCTGAACGTTTTGATTGGCTAAACGATTACGAGTTAATGGAGTTGAAGGCAATGCAATGTCCGATAAAATACAAGACAGATTGACGCAGTCCTCCTTTCAACTTTCTTCGATAAATGCATACGATTTGAACTCCTCTATCGCTTCGGGACACTCGTCCTTCCACCTGGTCAAAAGGGCACGAGCTCTTTCTATGGCTTTATCCAAATCTTTCAAATATTCATTGTACTCATCCTCACTCATTTGTATCGTCGACGTGGACTCTATTGGTTCTGTGCGTTCTATGTTTCCCATGTTGTACAAAGTGTATAAAAACAAATTGAAGTAAACCCAACACAAACTTCGATTTTTTGATGTACTGCATTTATTACTTCTTATTTTTCAAAGAAACTATACATGAAGTGCACTTTTATGAATGGAAAAATATTTTGTGAGCGTCCCTAAGACATACGAGTAAGTTCCTTCTTGAGTTGCTCGAGGTGGAGGCTTTTAAGTTGGATTTCTTGTTGAAGAATCATTGACTCCAACTCTTCTTTACTATTTTTGACACCAGCCGAAGTATCTTCTTTCTTGTTGTCTTTCTTAGATTTTTGTCCACGATTTTTTTTGGATTTTTCAGGAGTAGTTTTGTTTTGTTCTTCAGGCTGTTTGATAGGTTCTTTCTTGTTTTTAGTTGTTTTGTTTGCTTCGTTTACGGGTACTTGTTTATTCTCAGTGACTTTCTGTTTACCATTTGACTGAGGAACAGCGACATGGTCCTTAACATCTGCATTTGCCTTGTCGGTTGACTGAGTTGTATCCTTAAGAGAAGCTTGATTTTTCTTCTTATCCTTCTTTTGACCCTTGATTTTTTCTTGAGTTTTGATATCCTCCTTTGGTTTTTCTGGACTTTGACCAGAAACCTTGTTGTTGTCGTTTTGAGTACCACGCTTCTTGGTATTACTAACTCGCTCCGGCTGACGACCACGTTTGTTGTCTGGTTTGTGTGTTGACTGAGCCTTGGTGGAATGTTGGACTAAATGTGAGGTGGGAGTGTAGGCTTCAACCTTGATCATTCGTCCTTTCACAACCGTCTCGTTCATCGTGTTGATAGCTGTAGTAGCACTATCACTTCTTTCAAATTGAATAGTGGCACATCCTTTGCTTGTACCGTTTGGATTACGTAGCAGATCAACGGTCAAAATTTCACCGAATTGGGAAAAGAGGTTACGAAGTTCCAACTCTTCAATACGGTAGTCCAAGTTACAGATAAAGATCTTCCCTTCATCCTGCTTCTGTTTGGGCATGACCCTCACGACGTTTCCAAAAACTGTTTCTCTGTTGTACTTGCTGATAGCTGCATCTCTCTGGGATTGTTGTTGAAAACATGCATAACCGTAGCCTAGGTTGACGTTGGTGATTGGATCGAGAGCGACGTGAACAGAGACAAGACCACCAAATTGACTAAAGAGCTCAGTCATGTCATCATTTGAAAAGTTGGCGGGGAGGTTCCCAATGTACAGAGATCGATCGATGGCAGGCACACGGTTTGGTTGAACAGAAGTACGAGAGGAAGTAGATGATTTGGTTGTGAGCCGAAGAGTCAAATCATGACCGACTTTGTAGAAGGAAGATTTGATCGCGTTGGTTGCTACCCGAGTATAGTCGGCGTGGGCAATATCCTGACAGATTTTTTGGAGAGCGTCATTGCCTTCAGGTGAAGCATCCAGAAAGGTGACGTGAACATTCGCAATTCCAGGGTTCTTCACCTTGAGTTTGGCGTCTTCAGCAGTCATCAGCCTTGGTTTGGACTCGTTTGGTAACTTGAATTCTTTATCCGTGTAGTCAAGTCCGTCTGTAAAGAAGACGATCTCCGGTTTCATATGGAGGAACGAGCGGTTGTGCTCGCGAGTAATAACGTCGATGATTGTGTGCCAAAGGGCAGTGCATCCACGAGGAGAACGAAGTAAACCGTATGCAGCGTTCCAATCAAACGTGGCCTTGGTCATGTAATCTGACACAAGTACAACATCTTCATTGAAAACACTGTTATAGAATGTTAGTGATATGTGTCAGCAGTACATCATAGCTAAAGTGCGAAAGAAAAGACACATACTAGAACTTGACCATGTCATGGTCTTGCAATTGATTTCTAATGGATTCGATGCCACGAATGACATCGTCAATTAGTTTCGACATAGATGCACTACGGTCAATGACCAGAGTAACTCTAGCGGGACGCAGTTGAGAACCGGTGGAGGAAGCTTGAATTGGAATGATAGTATCAGGCATTTTTGGATTGGAGGGTCGTTGGTGCGATTTTTTTTTGTTTAAGGAGTTGTATAGTCGTTTGTGCGACGGGATAAATCAATCAATTAATCAGTTAGTTCAAAAAATATGAGCAGGTGGTTTTTTTCCTTCTGAATCAGTGGGGAAAATGGTCGTCTTTTATAGACCATTTTTGACAGCGACACAAGGTGGGGCTTGCGACATCCGTGACAGCCCCCTGGCGTAATAAACGTTGGCCAACAGGGTCTCAAATGATATCGATTGACTTTTCATGCCGATACGCCACTATCTGATTGGCATCCACGTGCAACAATCCACCAAAAATAAGGATCTTCACGAACGTCTTCGATATCAATTTGACATATTTCAGCAATGGCCGAATACCAAGAAGACTCGGGCTCAACACGCTCTAAAGGGTCAATATTTCGCATGAGTTCTTGCAATTGGGTTACACTTAAATCAATATCATCGTCGTCACCAAAGTCAGGTTCTAGCTTAGGGTCGATTGTCAACTGTGGACGATTGCGTGCTTGTTCCAGATAAAATTGATCAAATCTCTCTTTTGCAAGACGCCGGAAGTCATCGCGTGTACGGCCACTATCGTAGATATTGATTGAAACCTCAGATGAATCTTTGTAGTTCATTTTTGAAAACATGTAAATAAATATATATAAAATTAATTCCACTCATGTCTTCCTCCATCGCATCTCGCCTCCTCCACGACGTAAAGTGTATCAACTGGATACATCGACAACTCCTTTACCTTAAGGAGATAGCTCATGTGTAATAAAAGCCTTCAAACATGCGATGCCTACTGCAATTCTCCTTGATTATTATCGGCATTGGCCTCTTGACATTCATTATTCCATATTTTACAATCGTATGGCCTATGGATAGGGTCGCTAAAAGACTCGTACCTTCAACTTGCACACTGTTGGACAAGAACATTGATATTACACCCACTCGGAACGTCGTATTCGAAAAATACACATTTGAATACAACGGTCAACACATAGAAGCGCCATTAGAAACCACATTCGACAACGCAGCTGCCGCAAGCCAATATTACGAGTACCGCACTCTAAGCGAGGAAACGCCGTGTTTCGTTGATCCAAAGTATCTCGATCACATAAAATTTGAGCGATCTTCGGAGGATGAACGCCATAAAAGATGGAGTGTAATGTTTCTGACGCTATTCTTTGGAGCAATGTGCTGGATTACGGGACTATGTACATTGTACATCGTCTGTTACGACGAATATCAAGATCGGAAATGGCGATGCCGAACCCCTAAACCAATAGTAAGAAGACCGCGAAATCGTCAACCGTCACCTGAAACCATGCCACCACCATACAATGAGACCCAAAGCCATGAAATGTGTACTAAAATATAAGCTGTTATCGTAAGTTCCGACTTGTTAATCCGTTGGTCCTTCATGCATGTTCGGCAAATCGGAGTCGCTCCTGTTCGATGAGATGGAGACATCGGATCGATCGGAATCGTTGCGAGGAGAAGCTAAATTAATGGGCACTTTTGATCCTTGAATGGACTTTAATTGAGATGAGAAGGTCACGATTTCAATTATTTGCAAATTTTTCATTTAAGGAATTTTACTTTTCTGGGACCGCGATACAAAATCCACCAGGTTAAAAATGGCCTTTTTGGAAGGACGATTTTGGTGATTGACATAGTAAAACATTACATCGTTACATGTCATTGTAGATAAGTATATATTACGGTGAATATACGTTATTTATAAGTAACACATTTATACGTAAATTTACATTCATATATATCATTACAGTGTATCACATTACAATCGTACTTTTGAAAATCGTCCTATTTTTTAGGTGCATTTTATACGTGGAAAAGTTTGTCTGTGTGCCCAGTAAACTATTTTTAATTGAATTCAAAATTTG